ATAACTATTACCTATACCATTACAGTTAATCGAATTAGTTGTTGAATTACTAGTAACTGTTAAATACTCTAAATATGGGTTTTTAGTTCCAGTATAAGTATATGAACCAAATTTAGTGTAGTCTTCATATAATTGAGTTGTCGAAAGACCAGTTACACCAGCTAAATTTTCAGTCCAAACATTATTCATATTCCAAACTTTAACATCTGAACATGTAATGTTTGTTGCTGAATCAAAAGAAAGTGTACCACTATCCCAATAAGCTGTTGAATTTGAACTACCAAAAGTATCAGCAACTTCACCATTAGGGTAAAAATAAGCAAATGAATTACCACTATATATTGAAAAATTAGGTAAAGTTCTATCTAAATTTAAAATAACATTACCAGTATTTGTAATACCAGTTGATTGAATCTTATACCATAGATTTGCAGCTGGGTGCGTATTTCTTGTTAATGAATCATATTGTGCTGTACCGATATTAGTTGATAATTTAAGTCTAACAAAATTACCAGTTGAAATATTTAAACCATAATTCACAATAACAGAAGTACCACCAGTTATTCCAGAATTTGGTATAGTTGTAACATCAAGGGTATATGGTGAACCAGTTTGTGTTGAGTAGTATGTCGTATTATTTACAAAGAATCCTCTTTCTGTGGCTTGATTATTAACAGTTGCAACGACAACATTTAAGTTTGCCGATGTTATAGGATTTAAATTTGAACCACCTTCTGTTGTGATAAAAGATTTAATATTTGGTTGTAAATCAAAAGTCCTAAAAACTTTAGAAGGTAATGATAGAATTGGGTCACTTGGGTTTGCGTTAACTAATGCTTCTCTACTATAATCTAATTCTGAATCACCAATCGCCCAAGATGAAAAAGTTAATTGACCTTGTGCTAGTTGTGAACGTCCAACATCGGTTAATTTAATTGAAACAAATGGTGAAGTACTTGGTATTATATATGACATAACTATTCTTTTTTATTATAAATATATTTGTTTTTGTTTATTTGTAAATATTAGTAACTATTTAATCCATTACTTAAAATTGTTATTGGTACTGTTTCACTATAAGCAACACTAACTATTGGGTCACCACATTTAGATGGGTAACTCTTTGTGTTTTTAACCCTATAATATAAATTAGTACCAGCATTACCAGTTAGTGATAAAACACCACTATAAGCTGTTACATTAGTATTATAAGGTATTGTACTACTAGTTGTATATGTTGTAAAGGTAATATTGCTACTATATTGTATATCAAATTGACCATAATTACCCATTGGGCCGTGTGCAATTGACCAATTTAATATATTATTATTTTGGTAAATTCCGTTAACAATACTGGCCTTTGGATTATATATTATTACAATTAAATCACCTTTCATAATAATACCATTAAGGATTATTCTATTTGGGTTTGTTGTGGATTGATAATAATCTATATTATTTACTAATGTGACACCATTTAGTATAACCATTATTGTTGAACCAACAACTGGAACGTTTTGTGTATAAATTTCATACTTACCAGTTGTTGTGTTATAATAGTATTTATTATTGCCTTGATTTCCAGTTCTACCACTAGGTATTGTTGTGTTTAAGTATAATGAATCTGAAGTTAAAACAATAGAGTTAGTTGTGTTATATGTTACTGTAATAACATCACCATTTAATATAGTACCAAGAAAAGTTAAAACTTGACCACTAAGTATGTAATCATAACTACTAGCTAAAACTAAACCATTTAATGTAATAATTGGTTGACCATTATAAGTATTTGTTAATGTAAAGGTACTACCAGTATTTGTATAGTTATTATTATTTTGACCAACAATTATTACTTGTTGTGATAATGCTAAACTACCAGTGGTCGCATTATCAATTAATTGTGCTTGTGATTGTGTAAAATTAGGTGTATCAGCATTATAAATTGCAACAAAATAAAAATCAACTTGTGGATTATAAAAATTAGATGTTTTGCTACTAACATAATCCATTGTGTTTATTTTTTTACCTAAAGCATTTAAGTATTTTGTACCAGCATCACCAATTGTATAACCCTTAACTAAGTAATCACCATCACTTGAGGCACTAAAGTTTATACTTTGTGTTAAAACATTTGTTCCAGAGAATGCTGAATAGGATATGTTAGAGCTTGAATAAATTGGTGGTACAGTAAATAAATTTAAAGTTGGGTTGAATGGATAAATTTCATAATTAAATGTTGCATTATTAGTTATGAATGTATTTGTATTTCCAGTAAAATTAAATGTGAATGGTATTGTTGTACCAGTTGTTGGGTCTAAAATATAAACACCATTACTCGCATTATTTATTGATGGTAAATCTTGGCTTAATATTTGAAATTCATCACCAGCACAATTACCAGTACATATCTGTGAGTAAGGTGCCCTTAAAATTTGAGTACACGTATAAGCGGTTGCACATGTATTTAAAGCAAAACCACTTGGACATGAATAACCTAAATTAGTGCCTATATCCCAAGTTTTACCAACATAACTACTAGTTGAAAAGATTGCATTTGCTTGTGTTGAACCAGTGGTCGTAGCACCAGTTAAAGTTGCATAATTTGTTGGGTAATAAACTTCAGCACCAAAAGAAGATGCCGAACCAGCATCTAGATTCTCACCAAGCATCTCAATTATGTTTTGTCCAGAAAGTAAATTAACTTTAAAAACACTCCACCTTTTAAAATTTTGTAGTGTTGTACCTGTAAGATTAACAATTAATTGACCATTAAGTCTAAATTGAGCATCATTATCGGCAGCAAGGCCAATATAGTATGTACCACCACTAAGAATATTTAAACACTTACTGAAACCAACAAATGAATTAGTTGTTGCTGATAAACCTATTTTATTAAGTCTACCATCTGTTGGATTACCAGAATTATACCAAAAACTGTTACTTTGTACACCATTACTAATATTTAAAGCCGTAATTGTACCACCAGTACTATTAATTAAATTACCACTAGGGTTATATGATAATGGGTATGGTCCTAAATTTGCAATATCATCATAAAAATAAGCACCATCTCTACAATATGTTGCATCTGTGGAACCAGATTGTATTGTCGAACCAGAACCATTATATGATGGTCCATTTGTATAGACATTTACTTGTTGACAACCATCATTGCTAGGGTTTGTAACATAATTTGATGGACATGTAAATGGTGCCACATAGTTATAATTAGCGAAAACATCTATGTCTATTTTAACGTTTTGAACACCATAAATTTTAGCTAAGTCAAATGTGTATCCACTAAGTGTGTATTGATAACCTAAACTATTAAAACCATCCTGAACGGATTGAACGAATTGATTATCGGTTGGTACACCAGTGATTGTGTTACTTGTATAAAAAGTTCCACTATAAGCTAGTGAGTTATCTGTGTATATATTTGTATTCCAAGTAGAACCCGTGAAACAACTAATTGGTAGATTTACACCAATACATGAATTTGTTGCAGCTGTTAAATATGAATTATATGGGAATCCACTAAGTGTAAATTGAACATCACCGCATTGTACCTTAGTTGCACCACTTATATCAAATTGTGGTGCATAAAATACAGAAATATCTGAACTAGTATTAACGATATTAACGCTTTTATTTCTAGCAAAGGTATTTGTTTGTTCATATATTCTTTCTTGATATCTCATTAGTATGACAATTGTAAAACTGAGGTTGGTAAATTATAATTATTTTTTAAACCATAACTTAATAAGGTTTTTCCTTGTGTTAACGTATTAACTTTTGAATAGTTTTGTAAAAAAAATATTTCACCATTAACATTTATATAATCGCTATTTTGTATTGTGGCGGATAACATACTATATATTGGTATATTACTTACATAATTATCCAAAAACTTACCTTCTATTTTTTTTATTACTAATGGCATATATTATAAATATGTATTAAGTTTAATTATTTTATTATGGATTTTTGGTATTTGTCGGACCATTATATGTATAACCAGTTATTTTATTACTAGGTGTAATAGTACTTCCACTATAATAATCCAAATGTATTTTATAAGCAACTGTATTCGATGTAAAATATTGTGTACTTGAAGTTAGAATATCATCAATATATCCACCATTATAATTTACTGTTGAATAACTGTATGTTACACCAGTTGATGGGGAACCGATTGGTCCGTTAGAAGCATCATATAGTGATACAACAAAATTCGATATTTTACTATTATTGTAAACAGTTGGGTCAAATTGCATTTGGAAATTTACACTTTGTTGAGTAGTAGTATTAGCTATCGTATTAGTACTTGCACTAGCAAAAGACGTAGTAAGACAAGCACCACTTATGACTTTTGGTGCACTAATTTTATTTTTATATTGATTAGTAACCTCAAAAATATTTGTATTTACAGTTGTTGCTGTTGTACCATACGCATCTATTTGATTAATTTTATTAAGAATACCCTTATCAGAAAGACTAGTATCTGGTGTACCATTTTTATACCTCATCATTGATGTATAAATATAATTACCAGTTGTATAACCACTATATCTATTATTATAAATACTTAATGTACCCTCACCATTATTAACAGACATAAGACTCTTAGTATCATAACCATCATCTACAACTGAAGTATTTAAAGCATAAAAACCTTTGATAAGTCTTTTAAAAACTGATTTATCTCTATCAATTACATATGTATTACTCCACCTTGGAGTTTCTTCATCTGATGGGTCATTCATTTGAACTGTACAATATAAAGTATTATTATCAATTGGGTCTAAAGTTACATAAGTAATTGGAACATAATTAAGATTAGAGAAATCGGAATTATAACCAGAATTATATTTACTAATGTCTATCTCTTTCAAAAGTTTACCACCACCACCAATATTATTTCCATTTGTAACATCATAAACTGATATTGTTTGAGAGCCAAAATCAGAAAAATAAACTTTATGGTATGATTCATCATAAAAAATAGAACCCCAATACTTCCCATTTATAAATTTTGATTGATTTGGGAGAAGTGCTGGGTCAGCTGGGTTAACTGGTTTAATATTATTAGCACTATCACTAGCCTCTAAAGCGAAAATAAGTATACCAGCGTTATTAACACTACCACCAGGACAACTCCAGTAATAGTCACCAACTTTTATGAACAAACCAAGATAAAGTGAACCATTATAAAAATAATCCTTATAGGTAATATTATTACCTGCATCTAAGACAATATCAAATGATACTAAACTATTTTTTGTTGGATTCTGTAAATAAGGTTTTATTGTATTAGCTTGGTAAACGGTAAAGCCACCACCATAAGCACCACCACCACGGTCTATTTTTGAATTATTTACAACAATGAATTTAATTGTTTTATTATTTACATTTGTTGAGTATGAATATAAAACTTGTCTATCATTAGTATCATTTGAACCATAAGGTATTGTACCAACCCATGTATCTGTATCAATATCATAAACATCCAAACCACCATTATTTGGATTTATGCTATTAGCACCACTATTTGGATTTATGCTATTTTCGCCACAAAAATATATATTGTTATTATTTTCATCAAATATAGCGTTTTTATAAAAATTATTAACCGTATTCCCATTATATGTACCAATTGGTTTAAAATCTGAACTAGTAAAATATGGTGTGTATGGTGTTGTTGATTTAATAAAATCATTTGAATTGTCAAGATAATAAATATTAGAAGTAATAGTATTAGTTGAATTAGAATTGACGTTAAATAAAACATAAATTCTATTTTTACCACCATTTTTAGTTGTTGGAAACCAATATGATAAAACTGGTGAACTAAACCCAGTTATAAACTCCCTAAGTTTAAAGTCAGCGGTTGCAATTTCACAATAACCAGCATAACCACTATATGTTATTTTTGGTATGGATAGTGTCGTACTAGAATAACAACCTATAGCTGAATTATCGATAAATTTAACATTATAAGCACCAGCACTTAAATTACCTTCGGTATGATTATTAACATCATTAATTGTCCCAGTTTTATTTGTTGTTATACCACTTACAGTATATGATACACCTAAATTAGGTGATTGGATTGATGTTGGTTGAGGGTTACCAGCTGGTATTGAACTAGGTATACCGTAAGCATTAGTAACATTAAGAGTTATGGAACCAGTTCCAGTACCATCATCAAATTGTGTAAATGGTACAGATAATGCTGTAGTACTTAAAATACAAGGATTTTCATTAATTGTTACACCACTAGTTACGTTACAACCATAATTATCAGTTAGTGTTAGTGAATAAGTTCCAGCTGATAAATTAGCAATTGTTAAAGATAATTGTTGGTTATTGTTTTGGTTATTAAATGTACCAGCACTTATTGTTGTCGCACCACTTGTTAATGTATAACCAGTTACTAATCCAGTATCGTTAATATTTGAAATAGTAACGAAACCATTATTCATACCCTTAAATGAATTAGTGTTAACCGATGTAAATGTTAATACACAAGGGTTATATGAAATAACAAATGTTGAGTTTTGGTGACAACCATAAATATCCGTAACAGTTAATGTGTAAGTATCAGCTGATAAATTATTAAATATTGGAAGAACCATTACACCCTGACCACTTTGTATGATTGAATTTGATGATTTAGCACTTAATGAATAGTTAACAGCACCATTTGGACTACTTAGGATTGTATTACAAATACCACCTGTATTATTAGGTAAAGCATTTGTAGTGTTTGTTGATAATTCAATATTACATGTGAAATTAACTGTTTTAGTTACAGAACCAATAAATTCTGAACCACTATTATATTGTATTAAATAAGCATTACTAAAATCATTATTTGTTTTTGGACTTAAGAATTCTGAAATATTACTTGACCCACTTAAGATTACACTTGTTTTAACATCAACACCACAAGTTACACCTGTACATGGACTTAATACTTGATTATAAGTACTAGCGGTACCAAAAAATAATGTATTTGGTTTATATTGAAATTTTTGTGAATCAAATATTGTATTACCATAAACCTTTGTTGAATTCCAAATGGTTGTTGCTGGCATTACTTGTTCAATTAAGTCAACCCAATAATTACCAATAAGATTAGTGAAATTAATCATTTTAAAATAATCAAAATTATTTGATTTTGTACCGCAATAATCTAAACTATTTATATACCTATCATAGAGTAATCTAAGTGTTGGATATGATGAAATTATTTTTCTATTTTTACCGTCAACCAATTCTGATTCAACATATGCTTCAAAATTTTCAACCGTTTTCACCAAGCTTAATGGTTGTGTTGTTAACGCATTAATATTAATTGGTTTATCACCACAACCATCACTAATACAAACACTAACCGATTGTGCACTACATATAATAGTTCCAGATGAATAAATTGGTGTGCTGACTTGTTTAGTGACAATTTTTGTGTCAACATTATACCCAGTTAAAATACATGGATTATTAACAATATATGTCCAAACATCTGTTTCAACAGCTTTAGAAATATCAAGATTTAAATCAATTTCTTTTGAATTAAGAACAAGTGAACCATTATTTATTGTATAATCAGTTTCTCTTTTTGTTAATAAATTGGTAATATTTGGAACATTGAACGCTCTTTCCTCAGCATTTTTATTTAAAACCCAAGATTTTTTATTATCAACAACTTTTTTAAGATTAAAACCTGGAGATTTAGATACAAAAATATCATTTTCACTAATATGTGTACAATTTCTTTTAATTACTATATTATCCAATAAAACATATGTATTAATAACGGTACCACTAACTTCAACACTTATATTAATATTTTTATTAATAATTTTATTAATTATGGCTGAATCTGTTATATCTTTACTATATTTAGACCAAGTAGATGATAAACCAGAAATAATTAAGGGGTTAAAACTTTTTGTTATTTTAGAACCATATTCATTTTGTAAACTTGTATATATGGATGGTAAAACTAATGAACAAGTTGTTGAACTAGCATTATCAATAGTTAACGGATGGCACGTTGGGTCATTACCAATTTCACCACATAAGAAAAATCCAGAAGATGCACCATTTAAATTATTAAGGTAATTAAACATATTTCCAACACCAATTGGTTTAAAAAATGTTTCATTATATACTGATGTTGATGTAACTTTTTTATCATTTGTTGTTAATAAATTAAGTGATACTGATGCACCTATTGATTCAAACAAACTTAATAAATTATTGCCAGTTCTGGTATAACTAAGTAAATCAGCACAATCAAATTTGAAAAGATAATCAAATGAAATATTTAATGTACATGTTTCATCTGGTGTAACAATAAACATTTCACCACTATTACCATTTGGATTTAAAATGATATTAAATGGTGGGTTATAATTTAAGTTTGTGTTATTATATAAATTTATCATTTTAATTATTACCTTTTATTACCTTTTATTAGAATACTTAATGATTTTGTATCATTAGGTATTGGACACTCGTTACAGTTAAATTCTAAACGATTATATGGGTCATCAATTATTGATATAGTAGTACCAGATGCTGTTATATCAATATTTTTTGAATCAATTACCTTAATATAAGTATCACCACTATAAAAGTCAAACGTACCAGAATTATAATTTGTAAACATATTAAGAGTGACTGTTGTAACAGTTTGTGAACTTACGGTTACAGCACTAAAATTAGGTATAAGTGTTTTAAATTGATTTAAATATGTTGAACCACCGTCATATGGTCCAATATGTGGATTGTTACCTGTTGTTATATCTAACATTGAATTGGCACCCCCAGTTTCCCTATACCATAACCCATTACTTTGAAAGTAAATTGATGATGTGTTAATTAATGGTTTAGGGTTTCCGTTTAAATCTATAGGATAATTTGATATATCAGTACTTAATTTATTTAAAGCTAAAACACTTTTAAATAAATCAACATCAATTGATTCTTCAGCGGCATAAACGTATTCATTAAATGTGATTAGACCAGAAGGTGTACCTATAAACTTAAATAAAAATTCAATAGCTTTTCTAGTACCCTTTGATTTCCATATCCAAGGTGAATTTAATATAATTCTTCTCCATAGTTCAGTATCAGCTTCTTGTAACGTTAAACCAACACCATGCCCAGCATATGTTGATTTGTTAGGGGTTACATAACTTCTTAATAAGTCATTCTCTAAAATAGATGAAACTAAGTCCCAACCTAAAATATTCGCAATACTTTTTAAATAGATATCTGGTGTATTATTATTTTTATCATATGATACAGTATTAACAAATCTAATACCTTGTATGTAATTATTTATTTCATCGTATTCAACACCATAGATGGTTAGTGTCTTATTCATTTTTTGGTCGGTAGAATCTTGGTCTAAATCACCTAAATAAACACTTGATGTATCAAATTCAGTTATTGATTCTGTTACAAGGAATCTAACCATTAAATTACCAGTTGTATCATCATAACTTGTTGAAATATTTAATAAATTGGTTGCATAATCTGTATAAGCATCTGAATCAAAATCAATATTGTACCCATCACTAGTTGGCCAAGTAACACTATTTGTTGTATAAGCTATACCACCAGAATCGGTTTTAACTGAAAAACTAAAAGTTGCTGTAAATAAAGGATTTGATAATCTATTTAATAAATAATATTCAAAATTTGGTAATGAATTATAAAATAAATTTTCTTGTGTAGTATTTGGTTTAATGTGATACGTATTATATCCACTAACAGCACCAGAAAATACATCACCACTAACTGAAAGATATATATAATCATTAGATATTTGTGTGGAACCAGTAAAACCTAAAATAGGGTACTCTACCCCATTAAGTAAAATTGAATATTGTGAATAATTTAACGCAATATTTCTTAATGAATTAGTTGAGTTAAAAGTTTTTTCTAATGAACCACTAGCTAAATAGTTTATTTGAAAATTATTAACTATTACATTTGTATTAATGGCAAAAGTGGAAACACTTGTAAGATTATTGAATGAATAATTTTGAAATGTAACACCACTTTGAGTTGAATAATTTGGTGGTAACGCATATAATGGTTTAACATATAAAGCAGCTGGCCAATTTGTGATAATATTTTCTAATGCAACCCTAACATATTCAGAAAGTGAATTAAATAATGCATAATTAGATAAATTTGTTTTATCAAGATTTAAAACAACAATATTATTATTATCTAATAATACTTGAATATCTTGTCCAGTAGAATTAATATCATTTAATGACTTATAATTAGATTGATTATTGGTTACAAATACTTTATTAACTTTTGGCTCAAGGTTTGTTGTAACATAAAAGTTACCCATCGTAAATAGAGGGGTACCACCATTACTAGCTAATTGAAAACCAACTAAATCTGGGGTGTATGGTGTATATTGGACTTGGTCCTCATATACTACTTTTTGAGCATAACCTAAAACTTTTATTCTATTACTAGCCATAATTAAACTTTTGTTACCGAATTAAAATTCTTTGTGAAATCTATATTATTTCTTTGTTCTCTAATATCAAATAAAGGTACACCAGTGAAAGCATCTTTAATTTCATATAGGTCATATTGTGCAAAGATTTGATTATTAAAGTTATATATTGTATAAATTCCATCTTCTGTGGATTTACTTTGATTACCAAATATACCGTAGGCAAGTGTTTCAATATCATAATTAACTAATTCAATTTCAACCATAATAGGGTTAAAAAATGTATTAGTAATAATTACATTTTGATTTGGTTGTCCAATAAATGGAAATACATTCGGATTTACACTTGATGCTGAATTTGGGGTAATAGTACAAAAAACTAATGTTGAATTATCATTAAAACGATATCTAACAGCCTTTTGGTTTGAATTAGTTAAGTTTTGATTTACAACTTCAGCACGATTATTAGATGTTATAATCGTAAAGGTATTATTAACTTTACTATCAGATTTTGTTGTATCTAAATATTCAATTCTATAACCAATAAGACCATTATTTGCAAATCTATTAGCTAAATTTGTTGGTATAATTGATGAATCAAATACTAAACCTCTAACATCTGGATATGCTGACAAAACACCAACATCCGTGATTGTTGTTCTAATTTCAATTGGTTTAATTATAACCGTATAAATACCAGCAGTATTAAATATTGATACTGGTAATTTAAGTGTATATAACCCACCAAACATTTCAAACCCACCATTTGTATTATTTGGATTATTAACCTTTATTAAAACATCACTTGAATTAGCTATTTTAGTTAATCCATTGCTTTGTTTGTCCCTTGAAGGGGTATAAGTATAAAAGACTTCGATATCATCTGTTGATACATCCGATGGTCTAACTATGCCATAAGTTCCTGTTGCCATATTTTATTTTTTTTATTTTTTTATGTTGTTGTTAAATTAAAATATCCGTTACCATACCTTTCCAATTCGCCTAAATTAGTTACTTCAGATAATTTTAAGTGTGGTTCAAATACGTTTGTTATTCCTCTGTCAATAAAAACATCACTATTAACTACTGGTACAGAAGTTATTCCAAATGTGTAATCATTTATTTTTGTTAATGCTGATAATGATATATTTGTTTCATTCCATCCTTGTCCAATATATGATATATGTGTTAAATTTGTGGCACTATAGTCTTGATATAAAAGACCACTTTTTTGATTAGTATTACCAATATTTGGGTCATCTTTATCGGTACCAAATACATATGTTATTGGGTCCGAAATGGACGTTACCCTATCAACACCGTTAATTGTATTACCCTTAAAATCAATATATGTCTCAGAATTTACATTAAAACCAACCTGATATGGGGATTTTGAACTATATGTTCTAACATCTGTTAAATGTGATTCTGTACGACCAGTAACTAATTTATTATTTGTTGTATAAAAATCATAAACTTTAACACCAACTTTTTTTACATTATAGTCGTTTATGTTTTGTGTATATGAACTACTAGAAATATAATCAATATCTGTAAAAATACCTAAATTTTCAATGTCTTGAGTTAACATTACATTAATATAGAAAGAAGTTGCTGTAATAGTTCCATAGGTTGGACTATTATAATTTCTATCTGTCGATTCTTCTAACGATATTTGTCTTTTTATTAATTCCATTACAACGATTGTATTTGATAAAGATTTACAGTAATATTTGGTAAATTAGGTATATTATTGTTAATAAATACATTACTTGAGTAAGTATTATCAATTTCATAATAATAACCAAATTCGTTTTTATAAAGCTTATATCTAGTGTATAATTTATTAACCAACTCATCAATTGTATATGGCTTTTTTTCAGTCATTAAGTTAATTGTTTTACCATTTTTAGCGTTAAAAAAACTAGCTTTCATATACAAGTATTTTGATGGTGTTAAATAATAATCACTCTTATAATCATAAATATTATAACCTTCATAAAATCCATTATTTATTTTTAAAGGGTTAGAAACTATTAATCTTACTGGAATTGCTGAAGCTAATTTTGGATGACCAACTGAATAATTAATTGACTGAGCAGCTGTTGAATCTAAAAAATCACCATTATTTCCTTTATTTAAACCACAATACATTTCAATTTCAGTAACTAAATTTTGTGTTAACGTATTATCACTATCATAAAAACCTAAATACAAATAACTTTGTAAAAAGTAATTTCTTTCGTATTTAATATCATCATCAGTGAAGTCAATATTTGAATAATATGTTGGTGATAATATTGTATTACCAGTTAAAAAATTTACCGTATATGTTATTTGATTAACAGGTCCAGTATTATTTTGAACATTTGAAAATGGTTTAAATTTAATCTTTTCATAATCTAAAATTGGATTAATTGATTCTTGAACTTGTTCATTAACAAAATTATTTTGAATAGCTTCACTATTATCAATAGGTTCAAATTTTAATGTAATTGGTATATTAATCGTACTTGCTGTCGTACCACTAGCAAATATACTTGGATTTATTTGATATTTTAACATATTGTTTCTGCTGATTTTATTTTAAAATGTGGTGGTGTTGCTTTACCTATTGGGTCTGCTGGAAATGTAGAATAAAATAAACCCCATTCATCAAAAGCATCTTGTCTTCTTATAATAAATTCATAATTTTGATATATATAATGATTACCATTTAAAAACGGATAATTTAATACTGGTTGATTAATATCAATATAACCGATGTCTAAAAAGTCTCGCCAAATGTATCTACCATCACTTAAACTTTCAGCATAAATTGGAATACCAGTTGTTGAACCAGAATTACCTTGTTCAACATAACTACTAAATTGTCTTATATTAATTATGTTATGCGCCTTATAATAATAACCTTCTGGTCTTGGACCACCAGCAATAATCCCATTTGTTGTTTCTCTATTTATTGTATTAAATCTATATTGAACATCGCTTAAAATTACTTCTTGAATGGTCGTTGTATTATATTCAACAACATCACCATAAAAATCTGAATTTGATATTAATACATTTGATTCTAATGACGCTGATGATGATACTTTCCAATCACTTACATTATGTATTTTTTGTACAACAGTAACAGCTGATAGATATGGTATAACACTATTAAAAACGTCAATAAATGGTACCTCAAGTCCTGATGAAATATTAGAAAAAATACCGTTTGAATCCGTTTTAATAGTTGTTAAGTATAATTGACTTAATGGTCTACCTAAATTATCATTAAGGCCATTTACATCAATTTCTTCATTAAAAATAAATTGTGTAATTTCATCAGTAAATATGGTTTCAGAAAATCCTAATTTATAAATGTCGTAATCACCGAATTCAACTTGTTTACCAGCTTTCGTATTAACTTTTTTAAATTTCCTAAAATAATAAGTTGATGGAACATCATTATAAATTTTTGACATTCTGCTATTTTGACCAACAGAAATATCAATTATATCAATACAGAAAAAATTATTTTTATATGAACCGTCATCTAAACCAACTCTTTTAATATCATAAATTCCATCATTGGTTGTACCAGATAATTGAACAGAATCACCAACTGATAAGTTATGTGAAACTGGTACATAAAGTGCTGTCATTGGCTTACCACCTACAATTACATTTGTTGCCGTAACAATCAATAAACCACCATTAATTAAATAATGTGTTGTGTCAGCTGAATATGGATAGGTTATTGTTAAATACCAATTATTAATACCATGATTTGTCATGTCTGGTAAGAATGAAAATCTTTCACGTTTAGGTTCCATATCAATAAATTGACATAAAGAAGCACTTGTAAAACCAGTATTATAATAACCATACCAACCCTCAATTTCTTTTAAATTATTACTTAATGATTCTGGATATGTCAAATTTGTATCACTTACAGCTAAATTAATATCAATAAATACTGGTGAATTAAATATTTCCCATGAATCTGGGCCAGTAATATTAAATAAAACATTTGATATTATTGGGTTTATTTTACCTAAAAGTCTATAATAGGTACATGCTTGTCTTTCAGTATTAAACTGAGTTGTAAGGTCTAAAACACTATTTATATCATTATCAGGTATAAGTTTTCCACTACCATTAATTTCAATATTGGTATATACATCTGTATTAACAGATGTTTTAGATTCACTAGAACCTAATAATTGAGAAATCCTATTATCCATAATTAATAAAATGTTTTTGTTACGGTACAACCATTTGTATCAGTTGCTGTTAACGTAAACGAACCATCAGTTGGTATATTTTCCCAACCAAAAATACCGTTAAGGTTATTTAAGGCATATGGTGATATATTCCACGTATAAGTTGGTGTTCTCGTTTCACCTTTAGCTGATAAAATATAATTAGGTACCCCACCAGTTACTAAATTATTTTCGGCAATATATTTTATTACTGTTATTTGTGCATTAGTTTTATTACCACCAATTGTTTTTGTTTGTACATCACCGATAAATTTCATTTGTTTAGAACCATTAATTGTTATATTTTCTGTAACTATCGTACCAACGGAGTCTTTAACTGTAACCGTATAATCCCCAGCATATAAATCATTAAATGAATATATTACATCGGAACTACCGCCACTCAAATAACCATCGGTACTTGTAGCACTAAGTATATAAGGTGCCTTACCACCGTTAATGTTTGGTACAATTGAACCACTAGGTACACAACTAGTTGCACTACTATCTGTTTTAGATAATATAACAGTTAATGGTGGTGGTGCGGTTAATTCAAAATTAACCGTTTCACTTTGTTTTGGTGAACTCTTATCAACAACTTTTAATACATATGTACCAACATTTAAATTTGTAAATTTACCACCTTGTAAATTTGTTGTTGGTGTAAATGATTGATTAGTTTTTGTATTTGTTAAAGAAATAGTATATGGTTCGGTACCACCACTTAAATAATCGATTAATACAATACCATCATTTGAAGTACTAGTTGATGGGTTATTAAACACACTATAATACATCGTAAGTCTTTGTGGGCCAGAAATAATAACTTTTCTAGTTACTACGGTTCCAAGACTATCTGTTGCAACTATTTCATATTGACCATCTATTAAACCAGAAACACTTTGTGTTTGACTTTGTGTTGTACTTATATATGTATTGTTTGGAACATTAGGACCAACTATAATTGTACTGAATGGTGGGGTACCACCAACAAAACTAAAATTGAACCCACCGTCAGATGCTGTAGGTGTGGATGACGGATAAATATCAACTCTAATATCAAAATTATCATTTATATTTGGTGGACAAGCTGTTAAGAAATTACTTTTAAGCTTATCATAAGCTGTTTTACCCTTAACAAGACCGAAATACATATAATATGAACCACCAAGCAAATTATTATAATTTGCATATTTGGAATATAAACCACCGTTTATATATGGATTTGCGTCAACGCCAAATGAAGTACCATCACTTGGTGCTGATAAACTAGATATTAAATTTGTTGGGAATGTGCTTATACCAGAACCGTTAATATTTAAAAGAGTGTATGAATCCCTAATATACTTATGTATACTAGCTTGTGGTGGTTCTGTTAAGTCATATATTTGATTTATGGAAAGTTGTGTAATTGTTGTTGCTGTTGATTCTGGTATATCAACACCAAATTCTGAAATCCTCTTCATATTAATTTGGGAAAAATCATCTATTGGGGAAACACCACCACAATCAACTTTAAAAAATAAACCAGTACCAGAATCTGTGCTAAACATACCACTCGTATAAGTTTTTACAATGTTTACATAATCAAAATTACTATCAACAATAATTGGTGGAATTTTATAACTAGTTGGTGATAAATAATTAATTATTTTTGGAAATGATTGCCAATCACAATTAAATATTGCACCTAAATTTGTCATATCAGTAGCAAATAGTTTTCTACCAGTTGTTGTAATAGGACTATAATATAAAGTATTATTAGTATCAGCAATAATTAATCCTTGATTTATTATTTCTGAACTATTAATTGGTTCTGAAGTTCCATTTGGTATTGAATATGAAATAGTACCATCAACACATGGATTACTATCGTTAACGCAATTAGCATCACAATACTTATTTCTACCGTTATTTTTATGTTTATATTTTAATAAGTAACTATACAATGCACCATTAATCCAATCATTATAAAAATCCATTTGATAAACATCAAAATTAGTTGCCATACCAACAGCAATACAATTTGACCAATCGTTGGCTTTACCATTTACATAGTCAAATAATGTTGGGGCGTATCCACTAGAATTATCATCAATATCACATTTTAATTTTATAACAGGAACTATATCTATATTAGTTAAACACCAAGGCGTAATACCTAAAAAATGAGGGCATAAAATAGTATTAAAAATATTTTGAATAACTAAAAAAATACCAAGGCTAGAGTTAACTGTTGCAACTAAAAATGTTACATATTTAGAAATTAAACATATTATACTAAACAATATAAAATTAAAACCAATTTTATATGTTGAATAGTTATTATATGGGAAAAGATTATTTGATTCACATTTATCAGTATCTTTTATACCTAAAAATCTATTTTCATTATTTCTATAGTATTTAGGTATAAAATTCTTTACTGTGTATATTTTATTCCAATATAAATCAGTAAAGCTAGAATCCTTAGTTGTTTGGTCAAAATTTAAATCTAACTCATTATAACTAGCTGGATTATTAGGTACTAAGTAATTAGCTCTAGTCCTTAAACGACCTAAATCACCACTTTCATTCATACTTATTCTAAACCTAACTCTACTTCTTGTTGGGATACCAATATTTGGGTCAGATGATGGAATAAGACTACCATCTTCAGCTGTAACAACATAATCTAAATTCATCGGTATTTGATACGCCCAAGCACCATTATTATCAATAACTTGTCCACCATTAACATCGAATGATTCAATTTGATTTTCTTGTGTTTTTCTAATCATTTCAATCATCCCAGGCCCAGTCTCTTGTTGGCACATTATACCCATTTTTTTTCTAGGTATACAACGTTTATCAACACTGTTTTTTTCATGGTCACCAAAGATACCACCCATAAAGATAGCTGCTGGGGTTATGTTATAATTCATGTCAAAATCTAAACGATTTATACCAATTTGACAATTATTTTGGTCACCCCAAAATGGTTGAACATTAACTGAAGCATTAGCTGTTTTTATTTGTGGTAATGAATTTAAATTTGTGTTTGCTTTAAATTTAGTTGGACTATAAAACATTGATGGTGGTGCTCCTTGACTAATAAGGTCATAAGGTCTTTGTGATGCAATTCCAATGTTTGATATATCCATATCGACATGTACGGTATGGTTACCTAATGGAACACCAAAAATCATAAAATCACCAGCATAATTTGTTATGCTTGTAAATTGATAATACTTTTTATAAACATAAAGCATATCATCGTTATCTAAGATTTCTCTTTTAGTTGGGAAGGTACCTACTGTTGTATAACAAGGGTCTTGACTATCTGAAATACTAGGCAATAAATTATACCTAATACCATCACTATTTTTATCATTAACCGTTGTATATGGGTATAACCCACTAATTATTGGGTCTGTACTATCTGTGTCATCTAAGGGTATAAAAATAGAAACCTTAACATTTGGAACACCAAATCCAGAATTAATTACAACTCTACCAACAACAACACCATAATCGGCACAAAAATTTTGATAAACATTATCTTGTGTTATTTTTAAAGAAAGTACTTGAATAAAATCAAAATCTTGCTCAATTTTAACATTTAAATACTTATCTGAACCATTTGGTGTTGTTTTAATTCTTATTGTATCTGACATTTTAATTTATTATTTCATCTAATTCGTAATCTTCATCATTAAATTCTTCATCAAGAAATTCATCTTCTTCCTCTTCTTTATAAGCATTTTTTAATAACTTACCAACAATTTTCATCATACCAGAACCGTTTAAATTACCCTTATTTATAACTATTGTATAAAATAAAACAATAATTGTTATTGGTATAATAAATGGTAATAAAATTAAATATAAAATAAATCTAATTGTATAATCAAGAATTATTGACGTTAATGATAATTTTTCATTTTCTGGTAATTCTATAGTACCAGTATTTTTACAATTACAACCCATATTTTTTTATAACAATATATTAACTTTATATTAAAAGAAAATAATAATTTATGAAACACTTACAGTTATATCCTTATTAGGATATTTAATTTCATACATACAGTCAGGTTCACCAAAAAGAGTGTATTGTTGACTTATATCAATTTGACCAGTTGTTGCATCTAAAAGTGGTTGTGAAATTTGATTTGATGAATAATCCCCACCAACTAAATTATAAACATTTAAATTAATAACATTTAAAACACCAGCAACACTATTTATAGTTTGTATTAAATTAGATAAATAAATATTTTCACCCATTTGAAAATTATTAATATCCATATAAGTTTTAATATCATTAACTACATTTGCAATTATTTGTGATTGTGGATATGTTTTATCAATATAAATATTAACTTGAAATTTCAGGTTAATAATCCTAGCATTGGTTACTTCAATATAATCATTCATCATTCTATAGTCAGAAAGATATGTCGCTATATTCTTTAAAAGTGTACTAGTTGATGAATTATCAAGGTTACCGTTAGCATTAAGACCTAAGATATAAATTTGAATCTTATTTTGTAATTCAACAACACCAGTTCTAAATGGTGCACCAAATTGACCATTCATAAGTGCTATTCTTGATTGATAGTCTTTAATGGTTACAGCTCTATTTTGGGCAGAAAAATTATATCTAACTAAGTTCCTTATTTCTTCAACAGATGGGGTATCACGACCACCTAAAGCTGGAATAGGATTGTTTACTTTTAATGATGATTTAACAGCATTATTGGTCGTTTGATTAGCACCATTGACTGTCATATTAATTAAACCAACGTTATTTATTATACCTTGACCAATATTTGTATCAGCACCACCACCAACTCTATATTTAACAAATAATGTGGTATTTGGACTAAGTGTTGTACCTAAAGATAAATTATTTATAAAGTCACCAATTTGGTTGATGATGTCAGCACTAATACCAAAACTATATAATGAGCTTGTGTCTTGATTACCACCACCAAATATCATTTTCATAAATCCTAAATCTGTATATTCAGTAATAAATTTTTTATTTGTTGTAATGTATTTACCAGGTATAATTGATGGGTTATCACTAATTTTATTATAGTCTGGAACAAAAAGAGTATCTTCAGCTAACGCATCAACCTCATACCAAGTATTATTTTCATTTAGAAATTGTTGTGGTGTCGGGTCTGAAGTGTAATTAGTACCATTAAGAGTAATAACTGAGGTTACAGATAAAACATTATTATCTGGTAAAAAAACTTCAAAAAATGGAACGACATTGCTTGGTGTAATAACTTGTCTATATATTTTTGTGTAACCATTAATAACAATTTCTCTTTTTGTTACGGAATAATTTATTAGATTATTATTAGAATCATAATTTGGGATAATTGTTCTATTAGGTACACCACTAAGATTAAATGGTGATGAGAAATCAATATCATACTGAGTCTCAAATGTTTTACCAGCACCATTAACTTGTGCACCAGCTTGAATAATTGGTGCGTATGAAACGTCAAAAGTTGTTCCGAATACTGGTAACGTTACGGTAAAATCTACAATTGTTGCTGATGGACGTGTATTTGGAATTTTTAAACCAAATGTCCTAGCCATAGAAAGTACTGAACTTTTTTGTTGTGCATAGTCAATTTGTGCTTCTTGAAACATTCTATCCGTATTAAAAGATAACATGTCTCCTACGGCAGCATTAAGTTCTAAAAGCATCATACCGATTGAAGCATCGTTAAAATCATTAAAAATACTTGGGTAGTATTGTTTAACCATATTAACTAAATCAGTTCTTATATCTGAGAAATTCCTACTAGTATAATTAACTCTTTGTGAAATATTTGCTTGTGCCATGAATATATTTTATTATAAATATAAACATAAAGAAAAAATTGTAAATTACATTATTTCTAACATATTTTCAAATATTTATTCTTTTATAAAAACTATATTAATCTTTATATATTTATAGTAATTGAATCATCTATCGCAAAGACACCTTCTGTAATCGTATAACTTAAATTTACTACAGCTAGATATTCAGTGTTTGGGTCTGGGTTTACGGTTAAACTATTTATTTGTAAATTTGGTAAGTATTTTTTTATACTTGCAGCTATTTCTTCTCTAATTTCATTAAGTGAAATACCATCATTTGGTTCAAAAATAAACTTTAATAAATCCGTACCAAAATTTGGATTATAAAGTCTTTGACCCTTTCTAGTCAATAATAAGTGCATTAAATCAGCTTTTATGGCACGTTGTGTATCAGAATTTAAATTTAATAAAAAACCATCTGGACTATCTTTAAATGGAAAATCAATATTTATGTATTTTTTAACTGGCATAATAACTTATTTTTACATAAATATTATAATAATCATTTTTTATAAGTAAACAAATAAAAAAAGCACCAATTAAGGTGCTTTTTATTTTTGGTTTTTATTGGGTAATTAACTTATTACTCGCAACTCATACAATTCTGGAATTTTTTAGCAAATTCAGATGCTGCTGAAACATTGTGTTGGTAATAAAGTGATTTAAGGCCTAAATCGTTAGCCATTAATAATAACTTATTAACATCCTTAGCTTTAGTATCTGCTGTAATAAACAAATTTAAAGATTGACCTTGGTCAATGTATTTTTGTCTATGGCCAGCTTGAACTATTATTTCTTCTTGTGAAATTTCTCTTGAAGTTTTAAATACAGATTTTTCATCATCTGTTAGTATATCCAAGTGTAATACACTACCACCATGCTTTAAGATATCATCCCATACATCATCTGTATTCTGTCCTTTACTCTCTAATAAAGCAGTTAAATACTTATCTTTAATAGTGAATTTACCCTTAGCTAAATCCTTTACCATCAAGTTAGACATATCTGGTTCAATGCTTTGAGATACTTGCATAATAAATGCGCTAGAAGTTGTTGGGGCGATAGCTTGTAGTACCGCATTTCTTCTTCCTAAGCCTTTAGTTTCTTCACATTCACCAAATATATGTGCTAATTTTTCACTAGCTTTTATTGACTCTTGCTGAATGTGTTTTTGAATTTGAATGTTTATATTTCTAGCTGCTAGTGATTCAAACGCTATCATTTTGCTTTTTAACAAAGAATGATAACCAAGTCTACCTATACCTAAAGCTCTGTGTCTTGTGGCAAATCTAATAGACCTTTCCATAAATTCATACTTAGAAGCTTTCTCAATAAATTCAGTTGTTACAGCATCCAATAAAAATGTTACCACTTCTACACAATCTGTATCTTTCCACTCATCATAATATAAATCATTTATTGATGATAAATCACAAACAAATGATTCGTTCTCGTCAGATGGTTCCATGATTTCTGTACAGTTTGATGTTATAAAACCATTACAAACCCATAAATGTTCATTGCTGTTAACAGTTGTACAATAAACATCTTCTTTACCAACATGTTCAATTGATTCTATTTTAAAAGATTTTTTTGTATTATCTCTATAATCCCTATTTTCCAATATAACACCTTTTCTAGACAGGAACCCTGTATTTCTTTCTACTTCTAAACAATCTGGCATGTTTGATACATATAGCCTCCAACAATCTTTTGTTAGATACATCTTGTGCCCACCCTTACCATCAGGTAAATTAGTTTCACCAGCGTATCTAAGAATTTTTATTTTTGAATTTAAACCTAAATTATTAAACACTAACTGTAATTGTTCAAGAAACTCTTTATTTATATCACTATACGATAACTGAATATTATTTTTATCGCCTAAGAAAACAGTACCATCAGCTTCCAATAAACCCTTAATATAAGCCCATTGTGTTTTTTCACTACCCTTAAAAATCCATTCAGGTACAAAACCTTTTTTAAAATTTAAAGCTTTATCTAAAGTTTTAGATGATAACCTTTTCTTTTTAACCAATGATTGAGCAACTTGGCAGTCACTAAATTTAGCTGGTGGAGATTTTTTAGTACCAAACGTACCAAATTGATTTTTAACAGTAATTGTATCACAATTATATTTATAGTGAATATTGTTAAATTTATTTTCTATATCGTCAATTAAATCAAAGTCATTTTCCCATAAATCAATCATTATTGTATCTTCATATTGTGTACCATCAGATTGATATAAACCTAATAAGTAAGCCTCATCTTCCATTTCAATTTTACCAAATAAACCCTTATTAGTTTGAACACATACTTTATCACCAATAACTAAGTCTTTACACTCTTTCATAGTATATGATTCATTATCATATATTTTTAACTTATGATAATCAGTAATTGTGTGAGACATACCATTTTCTAATGTTACTTTATAGACATCAACATCTTTCTCAACAAGTCTCATTGGTGATGCGTTTACTGTTTTTTCGTTGTCAAATAAAACAAGATTTTCACCCAAATCATAAAGTTCACTTACTTTAACTAAACCATTGGATGTAACAGCCATATCGGAACCAATAACACACAAATTACTAGATTTAATTCTTCCTTTATAAATCTCTGGAACACTTTCTCCATAATTTGCATTATCTGTAAAGAATATATATGGTAAACCAGTTTCAAATCTCTTTGTTACCACTCTAGCCCATAATTCTCTTTTCTTAGCATCACCATTTTTCATTTCTTCTATCCAATTAGAAGGAACACAAACACCCCAAGTAACATGTTGTATTGCATCACCTTCTTTTCTTATATTTAGCCACTCTTCTATGTCTTGGTGATAGATATCTATATACCCAGCAAAATAGCCTCTCCTAGTGCTTCCTTGACTTATTACAGAGGTTGTGGACTGTGTGTATGCTAGAAACGGATAAGTACCGTTACTGAACCCATTATCCTTTATTAATGAACCTCTACCTCTAATACTACCAAAGTAGCCACTGGTACCACCACCTAATTTGGTCATCATACCAATTTCAGCATTTGTGTATAATATTGAAGATACACTATCAGAAAAATGACTATTGAAACAACTAATTGGTAACCCTCTTTCTGTACCAAAATTTGTCCATATTGGTGTTGAGAAACTAATCCAACCCTTAGACACGTAATCAACTAATTTATTTGAAAAACCAGTAAAATCGTAATCATTATTCTTCTTAGTCTCAGTAAGTATTCTTTCAGCGTTATCCGCAATAATTTTAATTCTTTCCTCAACCGTTTGACCCAATAATAGATAATCCTTTTTTAAAAAGGACTCACTATTTTTATTTAACCATCTTATACCCATATTGTGTTTTTTTATATATTTAAAATAAATCGTCAGCTGTTATTGATTGTGTTTTTTTACTGTAATTAGTTGGAGTTTTATTGAAAAAATCGGTGTGAGTTTCTGAAGATACCTCAACATCAAACCAATTTGTTTTTTTCAATAGTTCTTTATCCACTTCAAATATTTTTTCACAACCAATCATATCCATAGATTTATTAAATCTATTTTTTGTGAATTCTAATACAGTTGCTTTATCTAAGAAATCTAGTTCACCACCTTCAAATATCCAATCAATGATTTTTTCTTCAGCAAGATAGGCTTTTTTACAAGCTCTTTCAATTGTTTTATAAAATTCTTCATTAAACCATTCTGGATTTTCATTTTTAACTAAGTTAATAATATAAGCACCAGCCATTCCATGAAGAGTTTCTTCTTTCATTGTTGCTTGAATAACATTATCGATACCCTTAAAGTAGTTTTGATACTTATTAAACGACTTAATAATTAAAAATTGACTGAATAGACTACAATTCTCAATAAATAAGCTAAATAACGCTAATGTGAGTGTATATAATTCCTTATTATTACTACCAGCATTCTTTAAATATTTATTTAAGTAATCGATTCTACCTTGTATTACTGGATTATTAACTAGTTCATTAAACTCTTCGTTTAAACCTAGTAATTCTAGGACATGAGCATAACTTCTGCTATGTCTAACTTCACTTTCACCAAATGTACTACCTAAAGCATCAAACTCTGGCTTAGGAAACTGATTGTATAAGTTTGACCAAAACCTTTTTACATTAATTTCAATTTGAGAAATTGCAAGCATCGCACGTTTAACAGCATTCTGATGTGTTTTATTAAGATTAACATGATAATCTTGAATGTCACCATCATACGAAAATTCTGTATGTATCCAGTAACTATGATTGATTGCATCAACAAAATCATATAATTCTGGATACTCAAAAGGTTTAAAATTTGTTCTTTTATCAAAGACCCCCATTTTTTATTGTTTTTTATTATTTATTATTATTTTTCCTATGTGTTAATTGCGCTATTTTCTTGCGCAAAACCACTAATCAATCTCTTATATTTTTGCTGTTCTTCTAATGCTTTAGCAACACGTTGAACATTTGAAACTTCTTGTTCTTTCTTGTATTCACCTTGACTCTTACCAACCATTGCGGCCGACATATCGATTTGAATTCTGCCGTTATCAAATGTAATATTTTCGAATACGATACCGTCCTTCCCAAATCTAGATTTTAGAATGGCCATATTAGCTGTTCCATTTTCTTTTTGTTCAAGGGTTTTAGCTATTGATACAACGAAGTGACCTATTTGACCTTTCTTAATTGAACCACCCATCTGGTCGGATTGTACTACCGCGGCACCTATTGAACTTCTATTACCTTGTACGGCTGTCCATCCAGCTATATTAAACTCAGATAATAGGGTTTCAAATTGCCTCATTACTTGTCCTTCACCAGCATATGAATCGTCAAATTGTCTTGTAGGTTGAACACAATCGATGTAATCCAATAGTATAACATCAGGTTTTAGTCCTTGCGCTATCAACTTTTTAACATATTGTTTAATGATTGGTATTGTGGTACCATCACTAGGAAATTTCTTTAATTTTAAATATCCTTGTTCATTGTTTTTAACGTTTGCCAACTCAATTAATTCTTCCCTATGCAAAGATAAGTCATTTAGAGCATATCCAGACCAACATGCTAAATGTTTTCTTTGAATAACCTTTGGCATATCTTCAAAAAAGACTTGTAAAACATTCTTACCTAAATTCTTAGCTGTATTAGCTATTTTGGTAATCATTGTTGTTTTACCAACACCATATGGTGCTAGTATAATACCCAATTCACTTGGTGCAAGCCCACCATCCATAACCTCATCAAGACCCTTAATACCAGTAGGTATTGGGTTTCTAAAGTCGTCAACTAATACAGATTCTATGTTTTCAAAAACATCAATACCATTATCCTTAGGATTACCATGGTCTAATGCTTTTTTAAGTATTTCTTCACATTCTTCGTACCTATCAAAATCACCCTTATCAATAATTGATTGAATTTCCTTTATTGATTTTTGTAGCTCTTGTTGTTTACAAAACAACATGGCTTTTTCTTGTACTTCGAGACCATCATTTAAGTTAGCCTCTTTTATTAACTTTAATTGCTTAATCGTATATTGTCTATCAATATCAAGCTTAACTTTATCAAGTAATCTAAATTCAAGACTACCCATATCTGGAATGATATTATAATCATTATAAGCGTCAATAATTGTTGAAACAATAATTTTTAAACTATTCTCAGCACTAAAATAATTCGGGTCTAAAATATCAATAATGGACTCACCAAATTTATTATCAATTATAATTTGTGCTACTAACCTAACTTGAAAGTCTGCACCCAAATAACTGAAATCATTTCTTTTTATTTTTGTCATTTTTAATTTTTGTTGAAAAGTGTTAATTATAATAAATATCCTTAAAGTGCCAAATCACCGTAATAGTGATTATATATTTTTTGACTTAATGTGTCTTTGATATCTGTTATAATCTTAGGTATAATATCCTTAATATCAACTTGATATCTAACTTGTTGAGGAAAATGATTACCAGAGAAATAACTCTTAGCAATTATATTTTTATCAACTCTGATTTCAAATTCAAAGATATCTTCCTTTTCATAATTGTTCTTTGGTTCATCATTTTTAAATTGATGTGGGTTATAATTTCTCCAAAGATAATCTACAGCCTTATTCTTTAAATTTCTTGTAATAAGACCTAATGAACCAAAATTACCATTGTTCATACCTACTAGTCTATCCATTAATTCTTTCAATTCAATTGAATAAATTGAATCTAGGTTAAAGTCTTTGATACTAAAGTATCTTTGACAAATGATATTCTTGTTAATATATAACAAGAATTCAAAACGTTGTTCTTCGATTTTTTTAATTGTTGTACTCATCGTTTAATTTTGTTTGTTTTAATTCTCTTTCCATTAGTTGTTTAAAAGGTACTAAGTAATCTGGATATCTATTCGCACCAATTGTTCTGTCTATTCCATCAATTTTCATCTTAGAATAAACATTTTTAACGCTTCTATCAGTTGTATCAAATTCAGCTTCAATAATGAAGTTTAATTCTTCAACAGCATTTTCGGTTAACATAGGTTCTTTAAGGTTAACCAATTTAGAATTTATTTCGTATAGTTTATCACCTTGAATACCATCTGTAACACCATTGATGATATTTGTAAGGCTCTTTAGTGGTGGTTTTTTAGCTGAAAGTCTTTCATTTTGTAATTCACCTGCTTTTTTAATTATTTCATCAAGTGTAACCTTACGTTCTTTTAACTCTGGGAAAAATGACAATAATGTAGGTTCTTTAACACCCTTAACACCCTTAATACAGTCACTGTTATCACCTATGATTGTTTTGATTAGTGCTGCATTCTCGTGGTAATGTGAGAAATAATTTGAATAATTTGTTGTATCGATATAAGTTCGTAAATCACAAAAATAAATTCTTACATTATCCTTGATAAGTTGGGCCATATCTCGGTCAGTAGTGCAGATAGTTATCTTTTCATTCTCATCCTTATTATTGGTATAATAAGCAATGAAATCATCACTTTCCACAACTTCATCTTGTAATTGTCGAATACAAAGGTTATCGAGATAATTCCAAATCATCATCTTTTGTTTCAACTCAGATTCATCAATAGGATGAGTCCCGTTGATATAATCCTTATTTCGATTACCCTTATAAGCTTCGTAAATTTTAAATCTTAATTGGCCGCTTAATTTGCCATCCCAGAATACGTAGACTCTATGATATAAGTCCTCAGTTAATAGTTTGCGTAGAATCGTTAGGAATTGATAAATCCCACCGATGTGTTCACCCCGATGATTAAACTCACTCTTGGCACCCAAATAACCTAATTTAAATAAGGCATTTCCGTCAACCAAGAGTGTATTTTTAATCTTTATTCTTTCACCGCTTTTTGGTGGTCTTTTATTCAATTCACTTGAATTTACTAGTTAAAAAAAAATGTTTACATTCTCATGTCCTCACTGCTGAGTGACATTGCTTCAGTTTCAATGATAAAATCATCAAACTCTGTGTTAAGTTTTTCTTTGATAAAATCCTTGTACTTTTCTTTGTACTCGTCAATCTTATCGGGATTCCAATAACCATGTGGTGTAGAGGCAATAGAACCCTTTTGTTCAATACCGTTAACTTGATTCTTTTCACATCTTACTTTTGTTGTAACACCAAATTGATATTCTTCACCTCTGTAAGTTGCTTTAAGCTTTTCAGTACTGTGTGTTAATATACCACCGAAATGGAATATCATTCTTGGTGAATAGAAAAAGGCTTCACCACCCTTGTGCTTAATAACCTTGTTCTCATTATCCAACCAAATTTGTTGAACTACGGCAAATGTTGCTGTATATTCACAATCGGTTCTTCTTGATGAAGGAATTCGGTAATTAATCAATGACTTGAAGCAAGTAGCTAAAGCACCAGCCGTCCATTGATTATTTGTTGTTTTAGATGTCGCACCCTTGAAGCAGTTAATAGAACCAACTGAATCCCAAAAGAAAGCAACATCTTGTTGAATCACACCTTCTTGTTGTTTATCCAAAATATCATTCATAAATGCTGATATATCTTCAACAACTGGTTCGTACCTTAAGGCCTTGGTACCCATTTTACTATGTTGGTGGTCATAGTTTTGGTAGAGTCTTAATAAGTCTGGACCTTGTAATAAAATAAAGTCCTTTGGCTTATACTTAAGCTCACCAGTTTCTTCATCTGGAACTTCTCTAAGTTCAACACCAATGTTTTTTGCGTGTTCCCAATTCCAGTTACCTTCAGTTTCAAAGATTACCGCCAAAACACCAAGTTTTTGACAACCAGCTATAGCTTCATAAATAGCTGTTGATTTACCAGTGTTTGAGTAACCCCTAAAACTAACAAAATAACCCATAGGAATACCTGGTACCTTTACCGCATCATGAAATGCTTCAGATAATGGTATCCATTTTAATTCTTTTTCAGTGACAGTAGCATCTAACCCTTGTGTAGTGATAAAGTCATCTAAGTTAAATTCCTTTTTAGGAATAATTTTCTTCTCTGGTTTTTTTGCCATATTTTTTTTATTAGTATTTTTAAGATAAAAAATAAATGGGTAGTAATTACTACCCATTTATATTTAGTTTACCATTCTAAAATGGTAAATCATCGGAATCATCGGAATCATCAGAAGTAACTAAACTAGTCACTGGTGTAGATTTAGCTGCTGTAACATTGCTCTTAACATTAGCAACACCCAAACTTAATTCAGTATCTAAAGGTGCGTTAGCTTCTTTAGCTGTAACTAAATTCTTGTCAACAAATCTTTTTTCTTCCTTAGAATAAACTGGAACACCACCTTTTACAATGATTTCAAGATATTCATACGGTTTTAGGCTATAAACATCTTGCCAAGTTCTGCTATCATTAGCCCATTCTTGTGAAAGACTAGAATCTTCTGATAGTGGTGTAGGGTCTAATTGCGTAATTGTTTGAACAACTGGATTACCATTTTGGTCTCTAGCAATTGAGATAGCTAAATCACGACCAGTGTTAACATCTGTGATGTCTTTCTTAATTGTTTGTAGGATACCATAGATTTTATCAAAAACACCAGTCTTACGGAAATCATGATAAAATCTCCAAAATTTAACACCGTGGTCTTCGTTATCTCTATCGATAACTTTAACTACATACATTTTCCTAGCTGAATACTTCTTAGCTAGGTCTTTGTCTGTTTCATTACCACTAGCCAATAAAGCTTGGCGTGCTTCACAAAACGGACAATCTTCACCCTTAGCATGCTTCAAACACACGAATGTTGGCCAATTACCATCAACTTGGATTCTGTGTGCCCAAACCTCAACGAATGGTGTTGAACCATCTTTTGTTGGTAGGATTCTTACTGTCTTCGTACCAGTCTTTTCTTTGTCTTTAAGATAAGTTCCGAAGTAATTGTTTTCGTTAAAGGAGTTTTCCTTTTTTTCTGCATAGCCGTTAGCGTTGTTTTCATACTGACCTAACATAGCCATAAGTGCACTGTTTGTACTCATTGTTTTCTAAATTTATATTTAAGTATTATTTACTATTTTGTATCTTTAATATAAGGAAAATTTTAAAAAAGTCAAGCTATTTTTTTTGTTTTTCCGAGTAAATATATGCAAATATACACCATAAAATTTAAGAACACAACCTTTATTAAAAAAAAAATATATTAAATAAAAAAGGTGCTATTAAGCACCTCTTTTTTATATTTTATTTTGATTAGTAGATATCTTCTTCTTCGTAATCGTTTCTTTCATCTTCTTCTTCATCTGGAACATTAAATGAATTCTTTACATTACTATCTAAAAATTCGTCATCAATATCGCTTTTAGTTAGAATATATTCTTTGTGTTTTTTATCGGTAACACCAGTATCATAACCATCAACATCTTTCCAATAATCTTTTAGTTTTATATTAAATGGTGCTGAATCTAAAGACCTAAGTTCTAATTTTTCATTAGGTGTTGGGTTTCTTTTAGCGATTTCTTTTTCAAGTGAATCAATTTTATGACTAATACTAGCCATTGAATCGATTTTTCTTTCTAATTCGCTAAACTTATTCATAAGCTTACTAGCTTTATGACCAGCTACATCAGCAGCTTTTTTGGCATCTTTAGTGTTATCAACCAATTGTGTTACGTCAACATCAACCTCATCTTCTTCTGGTGCTTCAGTATCAGCTGTTTCCATATCGTTTGTATCAGCTGTTTCCATATCGTCAACACCACTTTCATCATCAGCTGTAGCGTTAGGTCCAGCGGCAGCATCTTGTGGTGCTGGTTCTGGATTAGCTGTCTTTGAATCATCGGCTGGTTTAGCATCTGCTGGTGGAACAGTATTTGCATCACCACCAAAATCTATATCAGCATCATTTGATTCTTCGTCAGCTTCATCAACATTACCTAAGATAAGGTTATCATCATTTTTAGGTTCTTCAGTATAAAAACTGTATTCAGAAAGAAGTCTAAATCTCTTTAAAGCTTCTTGTAACATTTTTGGGTCTGTTTTTTTTGCCATAATTAAATTAATAGTTGTCTACCGTCTTCAACGATTATCTTTTTATTGATTCTTTCAACAATACTCTTATCATTTTTAATAATGCAAGTACCTGAACTGCAATCCATTTCTTGATTTTGTTCATTTGTTGTTGGTTGATTTAAAAAAGCATCTATGGCTTTTTTAACATTTTTTTCATTTGTTTGTGTATTCATGGTGAAAAATTTATTTATATTATACTATATAAATATCTTAAATTAATTAAAAAATTCGTTTTATGTTTAAAAAAACCAATTCTTTATTATCCACGAGAATAAATTTGTTTTGATATTTTGACCAATTGATTTTAATTGATTTATAATCAATGTTACCCTTAGACTCAGGGTATTCGGAATCTATTAGACTATTAAGAGCATTTATTGTATATAACGCATCACCCTTTTTATGGATAATTATAGCGTTAGGAAATAATTCTTTTAAATCTAATCGTTTACCATCTGGTAAATTCAATCTGAATGTTAAGATGACTTTAGATTCATCATCAACGTTATCGTATCTAAAAACTTTATTCCTTGGAATTTCAAATTTATTTTCTAGGTAATTTAGGAACCAATCAACTCTTTCTGGGAAAATAAATGATGCTAATAATAATGTTTTATCCATGTTCTATCGAATATAAAAAAGGTATGTACTTGATTTGATTTTCAAATACTTCAACCCTATGTTTATATTCTATAAATATCATATCTTTATTCAAAAAGATACTTGTTTTTGTTTTTATTTTTGATAATATTTTTTCACGGCTAAAACCCATAAATTCTAGTAAGGAAATATCAACACCTAGTATAAAATTTTCAATGTAAATATAAACCATATTTTCATGGTGATAGCTTATTGATTTACTTGAGCTTATTTTTTTAAGTAATTTCTTTATTGATTTGGGTGTTAATGCGAATGGGTCTATAAAATGATAGACGATATCCTTAATAAGATTATTATAGCAATTTTGTATGAAGTAATAAATATCTTCTTCGTGAACATTTCTTCTTTCTGTTTTTTTAAATGTCCAAAAAAGATTATCAGATAGTTTTTTATCTATTATATCATAGTCTGGGTAGTTTTGTCTTACGTAATCCCACCCAATAATTAATGTAGGTAATCCTTGAATAATTTTATCCAAGGATTGAACCACATTAAAATCTTCAGAAACACTTATATTTGTTGTTGAAACAATATTACCAATCTTCATGTCGGCAAATATACGAAATAATTTTTAATTACCAAGCTAGTGGGTCACTTTGATTATTAAATCTATTGAAAAAATCATTAGCAAATCCTTGTCTTTTTATTATAACTGGTGAATCTCTTCTTTTACAATTATCACATATTTCTACTTTATTAGCCCAGAAAAATGCTGAATCATTTGCTGAATTTATTATACTAAGTTGTTTAACATAATTTTTAAAGTCTGGATTTTTACCATTATTATTTACAATAGAATTTAATTGAGAACTAGTATCATTACCAACAATACTACCCATTTGTGATGCTGCTGTAGCTTTATCTCGACTAGTTGGAACATTACCAATTTGTTTGAATATATCTTGAATACCGTTCCATTGAATTAAACCAAAAGCATATTGATGATTTGAATCTGCGGTTATTTGAGTCGGATTAAAATCAGATTCTGCTTGAATATTTCCCATAATACCAGCTGTAATTTCTTTTGCTTTACTAGAATATTTACCATTTTCATAAGACGTAAAATAATCTTTAAAGAAATTTTTAACAGTTAATTGATTAGCACTTAATTGTTTACTAGTTTGTTTTGTATTAATTGATGTAATTTGATTTACTGAATCTATTGGGTAATCAGATAAGTTAGTTTTATGGTCGTAATATACACCACCAGTATTTTTAGTTAATAATTTGTAATCATTTCCAACTGGAAATTTAACATTATCTGTGATAAACCCATCATCCAATGTAATTGTACTAATATTTACAGTATTACCATTTACACCCCTAACGTTACCACCCATTAATTTAGCGACATTACCGTTAACTTCATATATCACATTGGAATGTGATTTATAAAAACCACCAGGTCTAGAAAAAGTTAAAATGTCACCAACCTCTGCTTTTATTTTTAAACCAGAATTAAGTGGAAAAACCTCATAACCACTCTCACCATTCATTGCCTGTGTTACATAACCACAATGTGATTCATTTATTGGAAAAGTATTATCAGCAGAATACATTACATACGATATAAAAGCCGCACTCCATTGTGTATAATCTGGTGAACCTATTTTATTAAAATAATCATTAATTCTATTATTCATTTTAGGTGTTGTGTATGTACCATTACCAAATGTTTTATACTCAGCTAAAGCTGTTTTTGGTACATTTGTTTCTAAATTTGTTGAAATAGGTGTACCAGTTGTACGAACAATAGTATTATTACTTGGTAAATTTCTATACAGTATTGCGTGATACTTATCAACATAATTTTTTGTTAAGTCTATGCTTTGTGGTTGAACACTATAACCATAACTAGTTAATAAATCGGCAACAATTTCTGATTGTGTAAGAAGTGGTGTTTTTCCAGATTTTATCCTAGTACCATTAAATGTTGTTGACATATGGTTTGGTTTAATCGAATGTGTAACTTTTGTAATTAAATAAGCACCATGAAATAATGGTATATTTTCTAATTGAAAATACATCATTGGTTGAATCATGGCATTACCAAGCATTTCAACTTCAGCTTTATAACTTCTAACTGAATAAACGTCATAAAGATTTTGACCAGCATATGTAAGATTTGTTTTACCAAGACTATTTGCTATATTATCAACAACTAATAATGATTCGGCCGTTTCACTAAACTCAGCTTGGTCTAATTTTACATCCTTAAATATATTTTGATTTTGTTGACCATATCTAACAACAAAAGCAGCATGTACATCTTCCCAATCTTTAGCTAAATTTGAGAAATCTTGTGGTAAATTCTTACCATTTAAATCAAACCCATCATTTGGATGACCATAATCTTGGTCATTATCAAAATCTAATTTAGTTGATGTTTGACCAACATAAACGCAAACAAATGATGGTCCTTGTACTGTCCTAGTTGAAGCCTCGTAATATGTATAGGGTGTAAACATATTAACAACCTCATCTGGATTATTATAGTCAACAAATGATGGTAATGCAATAAAATTAAAATGATTATCTGTAAGTATTCGACCAGCCATATCATAAAAATTTATATTAGGGCTATTTATAATCATTTTATAAAAACTTAATGGATTAATATTAAATAATTTACTAATATCATTAAAATTTTTATCTAAAAATCTGAAACTATCTATTAATCTTGGTGTATTATAACCACCGAGATTTTTAGCTATATCAGTATCTTTTTTTAATCTATCACCAACTGAAGTACCTTGAGTACAGCACTGAAATATTACATCGTTAGAACCATTAGTATATTTGTTTTCTAAAACGTTAATCCACTTCTCATATATTTTTTTTAATGTTCTATAAGTTTCAAATTTAATTGCTAATTCTTGTGTTTGTGAAACTGAAGAACTTTGTGTATTGGTAACATTAGTATTAGTAATACCTTTAAATGCTTTTAAATAATTAATGATTACAGAACTAGGTATATTAATTGTATAATTAATAGTAACACCATTATTATAATTATCATTAAAAATATCATCGCTCCATATTAAATATGAATCATTTGATATATACGTATAATCAAAAATTAAATTTTTTAATATTTTTGATTGTGAGCTGCCATCAGCATATTCTAAAAATAATGAATAGCCAACCCAATAATCAACATTATTATTAGCATCATTAACAGTATTTGCATATGTGATAACTTTATAATCAGTTATTTTACCATTTTTTGGTAAGTCAAAATTATTTAAAATTGTATCAACATTTTTAGTTCCATTTACAATATTTTTAAATGAATTTTCCCAAGTAGATTTAGGTTTTATTTGACAATATTGATTCACATCATTATCATATGTTAGAGAAAAATTTAAAAATTCTTGAATAAACGAATCCTTAACGGATTGTGGTAAATTTAGTAAAGTGTCTTCTAATTTAGCATAATTAGAAAATTCTTTAGCACCAAAAGCCATTGAAGATAAAATATCTTTAATATCAACTCTTAGATATTCATCGGTTTTTGGAATGTGACCATTTGAATCACTATTAAAAACTGGTATATAGTTATCATTACTTGGTCCCCAATCTATTATATCTTTACCAAGTAAACCTTCTTGATATCTAAGTAATAAACCACCGATAAATGCTGGGAATAATTTAGGTACTTGAATAAAACCAGTCCTATATTTAAAAATACTTCGTATTTTATCATCATTAAAAATACCAAATTTAAATGCGCCTGGTTTACTTGAATAAATTAAACCTCTCCATGGTAGTGAATGTAAAAATAAAAATGTTTGTCCAGTTATGCTTTGTTTATTATACAAACGAGAACCAAATAAACTAATCAATGTTTCTTGAGTTTCAGGTTCATTATTATTCAGTATGTTTGATGCGGTACTGAATGTAGCATATGGGTATTCAGCATTATTTAAATCAGATATTAATTGTATATTTGCACCAAAATTTTGCCTAGTATTATAATTAGGGGTTGTATTTTGTGATTTATTTGGTCCAGCAATGAAAATACTATTTAATTCGTCTATTGTAACATAAGGTGAACTAGAAGTTATTTCTTTAAAATTATTATTTTTAATATCATAATCAGTTGTATAACCAACACCATCATAATTTCTTGGATACGTTAAGTAACCAATGTTAGTATTTGGGTTAATTGCATTATCAAAAAATAAACTATAAAAATATAAAGTCGTTGCATTATTTTTTAAAGTATATATTGAATTAGAATAATCAATTGTTGTAAATTCTTGAACACCATATTTACCAGCATTAGCTAAAAAACCAACATCAATTAAATTATCAGGTGTTGGTGTTGGTGTTAACTTTAAATCAGATAATTTTTTAAAATTAATTGGTTTTGCTGCTTTTATTACATTAGGTGTTTGTGTATCATATTGGTTTTTATCTATAAAATCTAAATATCTGGGTATTGTGTTAGGGTCATAACCAATACCACCATCAAATGGTGATTTATCAAGTTTATCAGCTGATAATGCTGGTCCAAATAGATTATTTAAATAAAAATCATTTTTTTTAATATCTTCATTGGTAATATCACTACTTATTAAATGATAATCTTCAAAAAAATTCGCAGTAACTGTTTGACTAGTATTTGAAGTATTAACATTTGAGGTAGTTTTTGGTTTTGACTTTATTGGTACAAAACTACCCCTAAAATTATTATTTGAATCAAATATTTGTACATCATTTATTTTTAAATCTAAAATACTATTTGTTGAGATGATTGAATTTAATTGTAAGTTAACTGCCGATATTAAATTATTATTATTTTGATAAGCGGATATGAAATTTGCCGCTTCTTTATCTGCAAAGCCATCACCATTACTGTTAGTTATTTCAGCTTCTGATATAAGTCTATTTGAAAACCCTAAAAAGGTAACAGCTCTAATAACTATATAATTTATTATATCTAAATTTGTTGCATTATTCCCTAATCTATTATATGGATTTGTTTCATTGGTTTCATTAAAACCAATAAAATTTATTGATGAATCAACTGGGTTACTGGCAAACCAATTGGCTGTATTTGGTCCACCAACACTTGAATTATTAACTAATTCATTTTCTTTAAAACCTTGATATAATGCATTAACTAATTGAATTTCTGGTACATTATCTGGATTTTTAACACCATTTGGTCCACCAATATATGTTTCTTCACCATTTAAAACATATTCTGGCCAAGGATATATTACAGTTGGGTTATTTGATGAATTATTATTTTTATTATTTTTATTATTTAATATATCTAAATTTTCTATACCTAAACCCAATAATTCTTTAACTCTATTATTTTCTTGATATCTTTGTGATGTTTCGATTAATTGTTGTAAGAATATTTCAATACCAGTTGTAAAAACACTTAGCATACCTCTTATTGAGGTATCAACGTTTAAACTTTTTAAATTTGTTTCAGCGGCTGAAACTAATTGAAGATTTAAATCTTTATTTAATGAATCAATAGCACTATTTTTATTATTAACATATATTGATAATAAAGAGTTAAAATCATAAAAAAATACGGTTGAATTTTTATCTGAAATGCTATTGGAAACGTTAATTAAATTTTTTATTATTTCATCTAAAATATCGGTTGATTTAGAATCAACGTTATATGCTGAACTTATTGTATTATATAAATCAACTTTATTTGTTGGGTTTATTAAATCATTTAATTTAATATTTAATACATTTGGTTTTTTATCACTTGTTGTATCAGAATATTGTAAATTATCCAAAAATTTATTTGTTCTAACGTCAGTATCAAAAGTTAATAATAATTTATTAAAATCAGTACTAAAAGTTTGTAATGTTTTATCATCAACAGCACCATTTAATATTGAAATATTATAAGTATTGCTATTGCTAGGGTCATTAGCATTACCACTATTTAATAAACTTGTATTTGACGTATTAAAAGAATTAATTGTTGAAGTTATTAAAGTTTTTATTGAACTAACATCTGATTGAATAGTTGGTAAAGCCTTAATCTTTTTATCTAATTCTGGTGGTATATCAGTACCACTACCACCCCTATCAATATTTCCAATATCTGATAATAATTTATTAATTGATGGTATACCACTATAATTTGATGATAATAATTCTTTACCCCTAGTAGTTTCTTCAGCTGCTCTCATATAACCTAAAATCATATCAGATAGCATTGCGTATGTATAACCAACAAATTGTGCCGCTATTTCAAAATTACCAGTTTGAGAATTAAATTTAGTTGTACATTTAATCATATGTAAGCAATATACAACTGGTTTACCATAATACCCCTTAATTTTTAATTGAAAAATTGGATATGGTAATTTAAAAAAAACACCATATTTTGATTTTGCGCCATTTTGAAATATAGCCGCACCTCTAATATCAATAAAGTTGATATTAATCATGGGTGCATATTGTGAATTAAATTCAATGTCAATACTAGTTATACCCAATGCTTCATCAACAGCATTATTATTGGTTGATATATCTGATACATCAGTATAACTTGTCGTTAAATAACTACTTTTTGGGTCATTAGTAACTGTTGAATCATTTTTACCACCGATAAAATTAACTAAGATTTTTGAATTACCAGCATTAGTATTATTAACTGTAAAATTAGAATTATTACTATTTAAAACTGTTCTGCTAGTTTGATTTGTTTTAAGTTCAACTATAATACACAAATCTTCGTTTGGCACAGACATGTTAAATTGACTATTATCATCAAATGAATTACCAGCATATTGATACTCAAAATTATTTGGGTCAACTAAATTTAATCTAGTACCAATTGGTTTAATTATTTTTTGACTATTGTTCGCCATATAAAGACTTGTATGTATTAATCGATGTTATATATCTTTCTATCGCACTTTCAAATGGAAATGGGATTGTTAAAATTGATTGGTCTTTAATATTAAATTCTAAACCACCAAATTCTTGATTGGCCAATAAAATAAGCCAACCATAATAAGGACTATTATAGTATTGATTACTTATAATGTCAAGTCTTGATTTACCTAATTCATAAATAATTTGTTTATCTGATGAAAGTGGTGGTAAAATTAAACCTGGTATTGGTTTCATTGCACCATTAACCCTAAAATTATTATATCTATCAAAATATGCCATATATTAAAAATATTTAGTTTGACTAGAACCATCAAAAGGTATTTGAACCATTGATTTTTGTATTATTGTTCCATTATACCATAATTTCAACACATAAGTTCCATCAACTAATTTAACTGTAGGGTTAGACCCTATTGGTGAACCAAGATAAACGCCAATACTACCAACAGCTTGACCTAATGGGTTATCACAATTTTTTGTACAAATAGAACCATTATTTATATCTCCATTAATTGGGGTGTATACTGGATAATTAATAATTAACGATTCTGAAAAATCACTTGGATTAACAGAATTTTCGAGTGTTATTTTTATACCTTTATTTACAAAACTTTGTAATTCTGAATCACTTATTATTTGAGTAATAGTATTGCCACATATGATATAAATATTTTCTGTATTTATACTAACATTAAATGTATAAACATAATCATAAAGAGTTGAATGAATTTCATAACTTTTAAACCCAACAATTTTTGGTGCTTTATCAGATGATGATGCACTTGAAGAATTGATTAGTGTATCACCACTATAATTTCCTGTTAAAGTACCAGCATCACCAACTTTTACATTAAAAGTATAATTTATATTAGGTGTTATACCAGTAAAATTAGGTATTAAGTATGTAAATGGAAATGAAAAATCTTGACTTGTTTCATTACTTTTTAATGGTGTATCATCAGCTAAGTAAGTTGTTAAATCAATATTATATGTGTTTGTACCATCAATAATATTAACAGATAAAGGGTAATCTTGTTTTAACGAACCATCATCGGTTAAATCTTTCCTACCAATATTGAAATACCATGATGTTGTATCTGCCGATAAATTATAAAGTTCTAGTCTTTGTATATCAGTTAAGCTAGTATTAGGATTTGCAGCAATTTGAGCATTTATTGGTTGTATATCACTTTGTGATGGACCAAATAATTTTTCAATTTCAGCATCTGTAATTTTACCCATTGATTGTGTTAAAGGATTTAAACCAGTATTTAATTGATACTTTTGAGCATCAAAAGCTGTTTGTTGATTTTTAGTATCTGGGTCAGAAGGAGTCTCACCTTTTACAACAATATCTGGTGATTTAGTGATAAAATCAGCTCTTGGGTCATAAACTTGAGCATTTGCAAAATAATTAAAAGATAAAGCATTTTGAAGCTTATTAATAGGTCCATAAAGCGTTGAACCACCAATATATTTAAATGATATATTAACAGTTGTAATCATCGGTTGAACACCTATACCCTCAGGATTTAAATCCCACAGGTTATCATCAAAATTAAAGGTAACATTATCAATCATTATTTTTGTGTTATAAAAATCACCAATTCTTAAAATACAAACTGGTGGTTGACCAAATGCTAAATTTTGTGGGTCACCAGTTGAATTTTGTGTTGCACCTTGTCTTGTACACTGTAATAAAAATGTTAATCTAGAATTAAATCCTTCAGGTGTAATAGAATGAAATGATGGGTGAAAATATCTTATTTTTTCCCTAAATTTATCAAAAATAAATGTATCTGCTGGAATCCCATTAGCTGGGTCACCTTTTTGTAATTTTTCAAAAAAATCTAATTCAGTATAAAATCTTTTTAAAAACCCATTACTAAAACTACTTGGTATACTACCATTAATAGGTGTGATTTTTGGTTGTTCAATTGGTATTTTTTCTGGGTCAATAGTAAAGGTAACTGAAGCTATTCTGTCAAATTTAGCAGCCTGAGAATCAGTAGAACCATCTTTTGAATAAGTACCATAAGGATTGTTACCAGTACCAACATTTGTTTTTGTTATTTTACATTTTACATTTGGAAAATTAGAAGTAATAAACTCGTTTAAACTTTTAGCTCTTTCTTGTGCTAGTTGTGAATTAATATTATTAGCAACAGTCTGACTACTTGCCTTACCACTAATTCTAGCTGTACAACCCTTACAACCACCATCCTTTATTTCTGTATTTAACCAAGTATTTAAATCAGAAATAAAATTTGGACTAAAAACTGAATCATATTTTTTACCTGTTGGACCTTCAACACCAAGATTAAAATCATAATTGGTATTATCAACCCAATTATTACCCTCTTGTCCAGCATAAACACCAATACCATCAACAGAATCACCATTTTTATTTTCGTGTTTGCTATTATGTTCATAAAATTTAACTAAGGTACCATCATTAAGATTACGGGTATAATTAATGTCATAAACATCATTTGGAAAATAAAAACTAAAGATATATATTGGTGGTTTTACGACTTGTTGTTTTGGTACTTCAGTCACCGTTTTAATTTTTACTTGATGCATTTCATCATATGTAAATTTATTTCCCCAACTTGCTTCTAAATCAATACAACCAGATAAAAATGAACGAACAAAATCTTCACTTGGCCCATTTTTACCAGCAAAAGTATTCATAATACTAGAATGGTCAGCAAATATTTTAAACGATAAATTACCTGTTCTTTCAGTGTTATTATATGTATATATTGGCTCACCTCTACCAATAAAATTTGTTGTTTCAAGACTAACGTTACTTGTTTCACTAAAAGTTAAATCATAAGGTGGAAACCACATTATTCTACCAAACTTACCCGTTAAAAGGTCACCAGGTCCTTGTTCAATTGGTAATAAGTTAGATGCCGCTTGACCAGCCCAAGCTAAATTTTCTATTGAAAACATATATTTCTTAGGTGAGGTTGGTATTCCACCACCATAAGTTCCACTTCTATCAATATCTTTATCAGTCTTATATGGAACAATTTTAACAAAACCATTATCATCTAATACAGAACCTTGATAATTTAACCTCCACCTATTTTGTATTGTATTTCCATTACCAGGTGTTTCAGCTTGATTGATACCAGCACTTCTTATTAATTTACTTAATGAATCATATCTATTATATGGTGTCCAAGCCCTACAAAAAGTATTATCGGCAGTTTGCCCAGTAGCATTTTTCATTATTGACCCATCTTTTGGATTAAACATCCAATTAGTTAAGACAGCTGAACCCTTAGATATACCACCAACTGAAGATACTGTTTGTATTTGTGTACTCTTTTTAATACCCATATCACCCTTAACAGATACGATATTTTTCATACCTTTATCGTTAAATAATAATTGGGTTTTCCATAATAGTGATTTTTTATTATTTGAAGGTGTGGCTAAATCACCTTGAAACGTGATTCCACCTTTATTTGAATTTAAAGCATCACCATTATTAGTAATCCAAGTAAAATTAGTTTTGAATGGTGCACCATCGTCAACATTATAATGGATATTACCATCTTCTGGACTAACAAAACCATAATCAACAACAATCGCCTCTCTATTCCAATTTAAATCTGGAATTACTTTATTTGTGGTAGTAGTACCACCAGTTGTTGTTGTTAAAGCATTAACAAATGGGTATAAATCACCCTTAGTTGTCATAAATGCGTAACCATTAGGGTTTACTATAAATTTACGTTTATGGTCAGTATAACCTGGTGAATAACCACTTCTAAATGGTGTATCGTCTTGATTATATCCATTAGAAACATTTTTACCTAAACCAAGATTAGCTTTAATATTAGCTGTAAGTGAATCAATTTGTCCATCACCAGTATTAATAAGCATACTGTTAGTCCATTGCATGTCGGTTACATAACCATTTTCATTTGAGAATGGTGAACCATCACTACTTAAAAAAGAATTCGGTGTATAAAAACCTAATACTTTTTCAACATATGTTAATGGTTTAGTATTAGAAGGAACAGTAATTGTATAATTTTTTCTAAAACCATTTAAACCTTTACCTTGAATAATATTAGTAATATCTGTACTAACATCAAATAAACCTAATATTTGCTTTTGTGTATTAAACGCTGCGTTATTAGCTAAGGCTAAAGCTAATTGTTGACCACCAATAACACCTAATTTAGTATCTTTAAGTATGCCAGCTGCTGTTAAAGCTCTACCAGCTAAAGAACTTCTAATATCAAAACTATTTGATAATCCACCATTAAGATTTGAAATACCAATACCTTGACCATTAATTGCACTACCTAAAATATTAGCGGCTTGAACTGCTACACCTTGACCTAAGTTTATCCCACCATATTTATCTAAATAACCACCACTTATTTGAGAATTAGTATTAATTGGTTGAAGTACAATATAATCTGATACATCAACTTGTTTAGTATTATCAACATATAAATTCTTTAATGTAGATTTTTCTCTATACGATAATAAATTAGATTTAGGTAAAATACCATATTTATTTCTATCTTCTTTATAATAATCAGTTGTACCATTATCTGGATTTGGTGATGTTGGATAATCTGGATTAGATTCTATTAGTTGGTATTCAATTTTAACAAATGTTGGTGGTAACCCATCAGAATTAACAAATCTATTATTAATAACATTATTTTCATAACGAAAAGTCTCAGATTCGATTGGTAATTGATTAATTACCGAATCACCATTATTAGCAAATGTATCTAATACTGGTTCACCACCAAGTGGTCCAGTTCCTTGAAATATAGCTTTCTGTGGATATTTAATAGGGTTTATGATATTTTTACTTAATAAGAAGTCACGAATATCATTACCAGTTACTGTACCAACAGTAACACTATTTATAGTATTACGAGTACTATCTGTTGGTATTGATGTATTATAATACAATGGCATAGTATAAATCTTTTTATATAAATAGTATTATATAAAAAAATTTAACAAAATAAAGGTTGTATAAAATAAAATAGACCCATTTAGGGCCTATATTTTATTTTATATTTTTTATTGTAATTATAATAATAATTATAATCTATAATTATATAGTTATTTAATAGTTGTTATTTAATATATTATATGCAAATATACGTAAAAAAAATTATAAAATCAACTTATTTTTAATTATTTTTTTAAATATTTATTAGCTTTTAACTAAACCAGGTTTACCAGAAACAGATGTTTGAGTAGCCTGGTTAACTAATCTTGATATATTTCTGATAAATGATGGGTCATTTATCAATTGAGTACCCAATTCTTGAGTTATATTATTACCTAATTTTAATTCAATTGAGCCATTTATTTTTAAATCACCTAATTGTACATTTAAATTACCTGGTAATGAATTAATAGGTGTTGATGGTGCGTTAACTTGTTGTGAACCCAATACTCTAGCTAAATCTTTATTACCATTAACATTAGTACCAGCAATCATCGTACCATCATTAACCTTCATAAATTTATCGTTAGGATTAAATACAACCCCATCATTAACCTCACCAATTTTATTACCAATATATGAACCAGCTGAAGAACCAAGTGTTGAAAAAAGTGGGATTAATTCTGGTTGTGCTAATAAAAGAGCACCAATAGTACCTAAAGCACCACCAGCTATCGCACCAAATGTACCACCTTTATTAGCTTGTTTTCCACTAGTCATCTCATAAGCACCACTACCTAAAAGACCACCAGTTACAGTACCACCAATAGCACCTAAAGTACCTTTTGCAACGTTACCAATTTTAGATATTACACTAGTAGATGCTTTTTCAACATTTTGAACACTTTGTGTTGTAACCCCACCAACTTTATTAATTGTATTTGTTCCAGTTTCTCCTATATCGTTACTAATATTTGTAACATTTCTAGCAGCTTGACCCTCAGCAAATATCATACCTTCTTGTTCAGCTGTTGTAGCTGCATTAGCGGCACTAACACCTAAACCACCACCTACAGTAGGGCCACCACCACCACCACCACCACCACCAGTAAGGCTAATTAAATTATTTTTTTTCATTCCAAATAAAAACCCTTCAGAAAGTAAAACTCCATTTTCAATCCATTGTCCAACATCTGAAAGAGCCTTTACCATATTACCACCAAGAAAAACACCAGCAATTAATTTCCAATTCTCTACAACAAATGAAAATACTTTTCCAACTGCCTTACCAAAACCAATTATCGCTTCTTGAAAACCTTTATCACTTAACGTATCGGTTAATTTTTTAAACCCATTTGAAATACGTTTCATGTTTTCATCTGTTAAAAATCCTTTAGCAAAATCAACTTTAAATTTATTAATAATCCCATCAATACTCTCATCAAAACTTTTTGAATTTTCAGCCAACTCCGAAAGAGTTTTTTGTCTATTCATTTCATTAATAAGTTGTTGCTTATTTAAATTTTTAATATCTTTAGTATCACCATTAATATTTAAGGTTATTACACCATTTTTACTAATTTGTGCTTTATTAGCTAAAAATTCTTCTAAATCTTTATCGGGTTCACCAGAAAGACTAATTCTTTTTTTAATTTCGTCTAATTTTAATTGGTTTCTACCCATAGTAACAATCTTATCATATTCAACACCAGTAGCCTTAGCAGCCTCTCTAAGTCTTGACATCTCATATGTGTTCATTTCTATACCATTCTTACCAAAATGCATTGAAGATTTTGCGGCATCAGCAAAATCTTGAGTTAATCCTTCAACATCATTACGTGCTTTATACATTAATTTGAATGGGTCTGCCAAACTTGATAAACTACCACCCAATACTTGTAATTGGGCTGACATTTCAACAGCACCTTCAATATCAAAAGCCTTATCAGCCATTGGTTCAATTGTTTTCATCTCAATTCCCAATTTATTAGCTGTTTCAGCCATTTTAGCTAAACCTTTGGCACCATTTTTAAAATCATACTTATTTAACATATCCATATTATTGGTTATGTCGTTAAGTATTTTTTTAGGTTTAAGACCTAATTTTCTAGCTTCTTGATAAGTATCTTGGGTAAAATCACGAGCATCTTCAACTGACATACCTAATTTATCAAAACTAGCCGCCAATTTTATTACGGCTTCTTCACCTAAACCAGTACCTTGAGCCATTTGAGTCATAGCCACTAACCCCTTTGAACCAAGTTCAACAGACCTACCTAATTCATCACTGAATTCATTTTGCATTTTGGACATTTGTTCAATGTTACCACCAATTTGTGAAGTTTGGTCAACAGCATCGAAAAAATTACCTCTAAAATCATTGGCTTTATCATTAAAAACACCTAAACTTAATGCTGATTTTTTAATAGCTTTATCTATTTCAAAAACACCACTATTTTTAATCATACCAAAACCAGACATCATTAAATCTGGTATTTTTGCAAGTATTTTACCTGACATTTGAAGACCTAAATTCCATTTATTAATAGAATCAAGACCTTCTTTAATTTCATTATTTTGCTCCTTTAAATAATTTATTTGTTTAATTAACTGAGAAATCCTTTCATTGTTTTCCTCTTTATTTTCTTTATTTAATTTTAATAATCTTTCTTCTAAAAAATTAATTTCAGTTTGTGTTTTTTTCCACTTTTTAAGATACTCTAAGTATTCTGAACTATCTTTTTTAATTGAATCTTGAACATCATGAGTTTCTCTAAGTATCCTAACATACTTAGCTGCACTAGAACCCCATTCGTCAATTATTTTACTTAATTGTTCCGAATTTTGTAAATCTTTACTATTTGGTACAATTTTACCACCATCATTACCACCACTATTATTTTTTTCGTTAACTGCCATTACTTTATTTTTATATAAATATCTTAAAATAAAAAAACCCCATATGGGGTTCTTTTTAATTTAATGGTATTTCACCAGTTTTTATTTTACTTTTTAATGCACTCCCACTTATTGATGATTGTCTTTTACCCTTTCCAGTTGAATTTTTTTGCCCATCAACCATTTCTCTTTCTTTATTTTTCTTTTTAACTAATAAACCTAAATAAAATCTTCTTTCGCAAGTTGGCATCATAATAACATCAGCATAAGTTACATTCATATGTTGTGTACAAAGAAATATTTCTTCCCATAATTCAGCTTTATATTGAAATGTTAGGCCAAAAAAACTTGAAGTTAAGTGGAAGAAATGTTTTAATGGAACCACCTCCAGGGGTTCCAACTTCAATATTTAAATCAACACCACTTTCAATATTACTTATATAGTCCCTTAAAGCCTTAGCATCACCAACCCTCATATTTTGAACAAATTCTTTTATAAGGGTTTTATTTCTTTCACCATCTACTTCAACCAATTGTCTTTCTAAAGCATATGTTGATGTATTATTTATTGGTATACCATTTTTTTCTTCATCATCAACAATCTTTTGTATATCATCAATGTCACCAACGTTTAATAGTCTAAATTTAATATTAAACTTAGATACTGGTAATTTAAAATTAAATAACCCTTCAGCATCTGGTTCAGCTCCTAATTTATTTACTTTTAATGTATTAAGGTTAACCTCCGTTTCAAATGGGTCATTATTTTCATCAAAAAGTGTTACTGGATACATTTCACCATAACCAGTCGCCCTAATCCAAAGCATAATCGCATTTCTATCCCCAACATGTAAATCACGATATCTTAAATCATGCTCAAGAAGTTTTCTATTTATAAGAATCTCTAAAAATTCACCACTTTTTAATAAATTAGGTGATGTAAGAATATTCTCATCTGCCGTTGTCATATAAGCTACTCTAACATTAGCTTTTTTATTTTTATAAAGTTTACCCTCAGATGGTAAAGGAATAACATCAAAACTCATATTATATTGAGGTTGACTTAATTGTTCAATGTAAGAATCTTGTGAATTCATATTAAAATTTGTTTTAATTGGTGATGTTATTGTTTGTTTTGTTGGTACAATAACTTTAGGTTGTTCTTTTATTTGTTCTTTAGGTTTTTCAGTTTGTACTTCATCCTTAGATTTTTCTTGTTCTTTTTGTTTAGCTTCACTCCTAAGCCTTAATTGTTCTAAAGTTCTAAGTCTCATTTGCTCAATAGCATCATCTAACGGCGTGTTTGTTTTACCACCATTATAAAATTCATCAATAAGTTCTGGTAATTTTTCTTCATACTCAGGTTGACTTGATATTTGTTTAATATCTTCTGGTTTTGGAATTAATGTTTCTTGATTTGTTGTTTCTTGATTTGTTGTTTTTAGTTGTACCTTTGGAAATACATTAGGCTTTATATCACTCATATTTTTAAAACTTTATTCTAATAAATATAGATAATATAATTTTTTTGTAAATACCACAAATAAAAAACCCCATAGAATTATCCATAGGGTTCTTTGTAATAAATTTTGTAAATTTAAAGTAATTCTTCTTTTAATTTTTTAATAACCGATTCTAAATCATTTTTAATATCTGATTCCCAAAATCTAAGTAATTTAAAACCATTCTCAATACACCATTCAGATTTAATTTTGTCTTGAATTAAATTACCTATTTGTGCATCTGAAGTTGGTTCAGCATATCTTGAATTTGGGTTACAATGCCAATAATCACCATCAACCTCAATTAATATTTTTTTACCTGAAATTTTAAAATCAAAAATTGCTTTAATTTTTCTAACATAAAATTGATAGTAATAATCCTTATCAAGTTTAAAATTAAAATTATCAATTAATATTTTTTCAAATGTTTCTTCTAATTTTGAAGTTGGTGTAAAACCATTTTTAATTATATACTCCATTCTTCTATTAGATTGTTTTTCACGTTCTTCTGGATTTTCCCATCTTAATTTTGAATGTTCCTTTATTTTTTTAATATGTTCCTGACTCTTAGCAACACCAGTTAATTTTTTTGAGATATTGTTACCACGTTCTGGGTTTGACATAACTTTAGTAATATTATCCCTAACTCTATCGTCTTCAATTGTTAACCCTTTATTCCAAATTGTTAGCTCACCATTCTCGTGCATTTTTTTTTGAGTTTCATGTGATTTTTTTATAGCATTAGGATTATGTCCCCAATTGTTATTTACCCTAGAAGCATGACCTAATTTATAATCCCTAAAACCAACTTCAACACCTAAAAATTTAGGTTTTTCATTACAACCACATTTACATTTAGGTTCAATTCCATCTAATACATAATCAATATATGTTTGTTCAGCGGATACTTTATGTTTTTGAACACGATGTCTTCTTAAAGCATCTAACGTTTCAAACTCTCTATTACATTCTTTACAAATTACCATAAATAAAAATTCTTTTAATATACTTGTTATTTATACAAATATACTAAAAGAATTAATACAAGTCAAGTATTTGACGGAAATAATAATATAGCTTTGTCGAATAAGATACTAGAATAAAAGTATAGCTCTATCAAAACGTAAAGTTGCTGTAATTTGAGCGATACCATCATCATCCATACCTAAGTCACCGAAGCTAACGTTTGTAAGCATAGTACCATCTAAAAGCCAGTTTTCAACAACAACACCAGTCGGGTCAAGCATCTCAAGATTAACTTGACGCTTATAACCAGCGGCATAACCTTGACGACCAGTAATTGATTCAGAATGAAGACGAACCCATTCCATAAGTGCTTGTGATGCAGAAGGACCAATAGGGTCTCTAAATGTAACGTCAATTGCTTCCCAAGTAAATCTACCAATAACCCATGTTGAAGTGTTTAAAAATTGAATTTCTGTTTCATTTTGTGTAATTGAAGGCCTAGAAGCACTTTCTAACCACCATTGTTGAATACCCAAATCAGCTGGGAAAGTTATTAACCAACGATTTTTCCTTTTAGGTTCGTATGGTAAGGGCATTTTCATTAATAAATCTGACATATTTTTTTCTTTTTTAAAATATTTATTAGCATATTTGCATACTAATGTTTATTGTTTATTATAAATATCATTAAAATAAAAAAAAATGGATAAATCATAAAAATTTATAAATAAAAATAATACACATAAAAAAACCCAAGATTAACTTGGGTTTTTTATTTAACTAAACATTATTTTTTTAATTCTTTCTATATTTTCTTTCACACTCTTATTTTCTTCCATCCATTCTATATCATTTGATATTTCTGATTTTTCTGGATTTCTATTCGGATTTGCTTGACCAGCTGGTTTAGCTTGTTGTACTTGTTGTGGTTCTTTATTTTGTTGTGCTTGTGGTTCTTTATTTTGTTGTGCTTGTGGTTCTTTATTTTGTTGTGGTTGTGCTTGTGGTTTTTGTGAACCAGAATTACTTGTTTTTTTACCAGAATTTAATTTACCACTATCCTTTAATTTATTCATATATTGGAACAAATTAATTGTTGTTGATAAGAACTTAACCAAATTATTTTTAAATGAACCTCTATTTTGAGCATCTTTTTTAAATGATTTATTTGGTTCTTTAAAATTATACCCAGCTTCTTCTTCCAATGAATTTATACTTCCACCGATTCCAGCCATCTTATCAATCATGTTACCATATTTGAATTTACCAGAATAAACCGTAATAAAAATATCATCAATAAAAGCCTTAAGCGCATTTACAGCTTGTGGATTATTAGGGTCTATTGAGAATAATTTTTGAAAATCAGTTGACATAATTGGGTTTGAACTATATTCAGACATAAAATTTTGAATAGCCTTATCACCCATTGGGTCAATCTTTTTAATTTTATTCCTGATTATTTCAACTCTATTCATAAAGTCTTCAAACGATTTTAATTTATCGTATGATAGGCTTTTCTGTAAAAATTGAATAAGTCTCTTATCTTTTATGTACTTACCTTCATTAAGACTTGTACTTGGTGTTAGTTTTATTGTCTTAATAGAAATTTGATTACCATTTTGAGTTTTAACAATTGTTTCATTTGGGTTTTGACTTGGTCCAACAATTGTTCCAGTAGTATTAGAACCATCCTTTTTGGTCCAACTAACCTTTTGACCCTTCACAAGTTTATCAGCATTAGCTGTACCAACATTATTAGCAGAACGAACACCTAAATTTTTTCTATTATTAACAACAAATTTAAATAAATTTTTAATAGAATTATAAAGGTCATCATTAACTTGTGACATCTTATTGTCACCACCCTTTTGCGTATCAGCATTAGCTACGTTAGCACCTTTATCACCACCTTTATCACCACCATTATCACTACTAGCTATATTACTTAATTCTTGTGGATTTGATACAGCATCAACACTTACTGTTTCTGTTTCTGGTTCAACTAAACCAACACCACCATCTATGTTTCTTAATGATTGATACAAGTCGTTAAGAGTTTTAGCCCTTGACTGTTTTTGGCCTTTCATACGCATTATTTTAACTAATGCACCCGTACCCACAGCAGCTAAACCAATAGGGCCTAGAATGGCTCCTAATCCCTTCGCAGCAGCATATCCAGCACCAGTCTTAATAGCTGTTTTCATAACTAGTGTTGGTACTGCTTTAGTAATTGTAGTAGATATAAGTCCTTTTACTTGGCCCATGTCCTTACAAGTAAGCATATCACCCACTGATTTACCAGTACCAGCCCATTTTCCTTTAAATATTTGACCTAGAGTATCACCATGACCATGTGGATTTTTTGCTATATCAGTCAATACTGATTTAGCGGCATCTGGATTAACAAATATACCACCTTTAGCTGCTAAAGCATTAATACCAGCATTTACGTCACCACCACCTAGTATTTTAACTTGTTCTAAAAATTGTTCTGGTGTTGTTTTAGGTGTTATACCAGCATGGTTCATCGCATTCATAAGTTGAGTAAGACCTTGACCTGGTTTTATATTACCAATAATATCTGAATTACTAGCAACCTGTTTGTTAACCATTTCAATAGATGGATTTTTACTAACGACATCAAATAAGTGTTTAAACCAATCTGTATTAACAAGCCAACTAAAAGCACCCAAACTAGCACCAATACCAGCAAGTGTCATTGGTAATTTATTTGATTTAAGTGTATTCATTCTAGTACTAGCAAAATCATCACCAGCACCTCTTTTAGCTTGTAAGCCAGCTCTAACATCCTTAGCGTTTAAACCTTGTTTTCCACCACCAGCTGCACCACCACCAGCAGAACTAGCAGCTGCACCATTCCCAATACCACCAGCAGAACTAGCAGCTGCACCATTCCCAATACCACCAGCAGAACTAGCAGCACCACCATTTGATGCTTGATTATTTGGTATATCCTCGTAATCAATATCTGTTATATCTTTATTTCTAGTACTAGCCTTACCAGTACCTTTATCTATAATATTACTATTATTAGTGTTGGCAACACCAGTATTTTGATTAGTTGTAGCAACGCCAGTATTTTGATTAGTGTTGGCAACGCCAGTATTTTGATTAGTTGTAGCAACGCCAGTATTTTGATTAGTGTTGGCAACGCCAGTATTTTGATTGGTTGTGGCAACTTGTGAATTTGCTTTAACTGGTCTGGTATCATTTGGATTTAAATCAATTGGTTTTGATATGTCTTCAGGTTCACCTTTAGCATATATATCTTCTGGATTTGGTTTTTTTCTTATACCACTTGGACCATCTTCTTCATCTAGGCCCCAAGCTTCATCTAAGCTCATAGCTTCTTCTTCTGTTAATTCAAGAGTATTACCTTGAATCTCATCAACAACTGAATAAGCTGCCTTTAAATCAATATCTAAAAATTTCTTAACATAATCTCTAAGGTCATTAATAATACCATTAGCAGCGTCTGCTGGTATTGTACCTTTCTTAGCACCATCGATTACAGAATCATAAACAGCTGCAATTTCCATTATAGTATTTAAGAATTGGTCACCTTTTTCGTTATTAGGGAATTCTGGATTAGTTTCTTTAATACTAGCATTTAAATTCTTGATAAGTTCATTACCTTCTTTATCAATAATTGCTTGAATTTTAGCACCAGCTTCTTTGTCTATTTTTCCCTTTCCAAAAATTTTACCATTAGCTTTATATCTACCTAATTTTGAAAGACCATATTTAACTTTTTCCCATACACTTTCATTTATGGTACCATTTTCATTAATTAATTCATTGGTGTTTGTAACCATTTCTGATACAAGATGATTCATTAATTTTTCATGTTGTTCAGTTGTTAACAATATTTTTGTTGCCATATACTTTATTTATAAATATCTGATTTTTTAGTAAAATTTAAAGTCTTTGAATTTTTCTAAAACGAATTCTCTTACTGATTTTTCATCATAACCAAGTAATATTCCTATCCTATAAACTTCTTCTGGTTTTGCGAATAAACCATTAAAATTAGTTTTACCTGTTGATGGTAAGAAACCACTAAATTTTCTAGCAATATTAGCTAACTCTTGAGCTTCAATCTCATAACCATCGTTATAAAATACATAAGCGTTATTCATGTTAATTGGTATGTATTTTAAACCACTTTTTTTTAAATCATTAATATCCTTCTCACTTGCACCACCGTAAAATCCAATATTTCTTTTTTTATTAATTACCATTAGTAGTGATTTTTCATGGTTATTAGCTTCTTCAGGGTCAATTGTTTCTAATATGTGGTTTTCAATAATCTTTAATTGACTTTCTTTTATTATGAGTCTTTTCATATCAATAAATATTTCATATAAAATAAAAAGCCCCTATTGCTAGAGGCTTTTTACTTATTTTATTGTGCTAATTAAACATTGTCAAATGATGCACCTGAGTTCATGATTACAAATTGAATTTCTAGTCCATTCAAATTTCATATTTCCACAGTCCCATATTCTATCAAATTCCTTTAATTTCATAATCTCAAATTCAGACATGTTTTTATCAAAACCTTCTTTAACTAGAATATCTTTTCTAAAATTATATCTATGATATCTATGATTATATTGTCCAACTTTTAAGTACCAATAATTTGGTGATGTATTTTTAATATACTTAAAACCATTTTTTATATAAACAGTATCTAATTCATTTAATCCAGACCATCTAATATCAGCGTAAGTTACAATTTTTTTAGGTTTATATGTTACAATAAAATGTTTTAAAAGTTTAGAAAACCCACCAACAACATTAGAATTTATTAAATTACAAAATCTAACCAATTCATAAGTATCCTCAGTTTCTATATTACCTAAAGCTTTTCGCTCTTTACCAAATGTCATTAATGAAATTAATATATTATTATAATATAACCCTAATCTTATTAAATCAATAGAATTTCCTTGAATATGATTATTATCTAAAAATAAAGTAGATTCTTTTTTACTTACAATTCTAATTTCACAATTTCTTGCAAAGTATCTTATATTATTTAAATTTAACTGATTACTCAATCTAGATAATACTATGTCTTTTTTATATAGTATTTCGTCTTCAAATATGTGTATTAATTTTATATTTTTTTCATGTGCTAATTTTGTTTTACTTAAATGATATTTACTATCTTTTTCACCACTTATTTCACTATGAAAATAATTGCCGTCTACCTCTATACCTAAATTAAAATCGCTCAAGAATATATCAATCTCTTTACCGTTAAGTATTTTTCTACTGTTATCTAAGTGTTTAATATTTTTTAAATTTAAAAAATCCTTTATTACTTCTTCAATTTTTGAATTTTTTTCTAACGGTGTACATTTTCTACAAATTGGTATCTTACCAGAACCAAGCACGGTACTTGAAAATATATTTTCACACTTTTTACATTTAAAATTATAAGACATTGATGTTGAACCACTTTTATTTACACTGTATTCATCAAGTAATATTATATTATGTTCATTAAGTTTTGGTAGTAAGTTTTTAATTTGTTTTTCATTCAGAGTTTTTTGTAGTTTATTTACAATTAACTTATCTTTCATCGGATTTATAACACCTATTTTATCTAAGAAAATTTGATTACGGTTAGCTTTATATTCAATTTTCTTAAACATTGAATCAACACCATGATTTATTAATAATGTATCTTTACTTAATTTTATTCTATTAGACTTATTTTCTTCTATAGAGTTCCATTCTTTTCTACACTCATTAGAACACATTTTATTTTCTTGTTTTTTCTTACACTCAAATTCTTTATTACAAATTAAACAAATTCTTTTTTCCCTTATTTCTTCATCTATTTTTCTACCAATAGTTTTATGCTCTTTAGAATATTCAAAAAAACACTTCCTACCACAAAACTTCTTACTTCTATATTTAAACTCCGTTTCAAAATCATTATTACAGTTTATACAATTTAACTTTATTTTCATGGTTATATATTTTTTATACTAACAAATGTTTATCTACAAATAAATATTACAAATATACTAAAAAAACAAAAAGGAGACAAATATTTGTCTCCTTTTTTTAAAATTAATTTATTGTGCTAATTAAATGTTATCAAATGATGCACCTGATGGAAGTATAACAAATTGAATTTGAATGAATTCTAACGCTGTTGTTGGTTTAAGGAATATTTGACCAGTTAATTGATTATTATCAAAATCTTCTGGGCTATTATTTAACACAACTCTAAAATCAGAAAGACCTCTTTCGCTTCTAATGTTATCCAATATTGGGTTAACAAGTGATAAGAATTGATTTCTAACCACAGCATCATTTTGTTCGAACAACAATCTGATTGAAACAGCAGAAATAAGTTTTCTTGCTTGTAATAAAAGTCTTCTAATGTTGATTCTATTAAGATAAGTATCAGCAACTTGAAGTGTTTTATTACCCCAGATATTAACACCATTTGAAGCAAATGTTGCGATAGGATTAATTCTATTTTCATAAAGTGTATCCCTATCTGTTTGCGTTAATTTAACTCTAGCTTTAATACAATCTACCGAACCTCTGTTAACACCAGCCACAGCAAACCATGGGAATGAAATGTTATCAGTTAAAGCGATATTTCTTACAACATCTCTTGTTGGTGGAACATATATGTATGTTGTGTTTTCAGAATCAAATATTTGAACCCAAGGCCAATACGTTGCTGTATAGTTACTATCAAAATTACCATTAAGCTCATCAACCACATTTGAAACCGTCAATGGAGTACCAGTAGAATCAGAATCTGGTGTTGTAACTATGTACAATGAGTCAGCTCTGTTATTCTCAACCATTTCAATAGTTTGGTTAACCAATGATTGGTTATCGAAAGTATCAATACCTGGTGTTGCAAACACATTTATATTAACAGCTTCAGGATTTATAAATGTCCAAATACCTTCTAAATATGCGTAGTAATCTGATGTAAGACCTTCTGAACCATCTTGAAGAGGATACTTAGAAAATGCTCCATAACTTAAACCAGTTTGACCACCCTTACCCTTAATATCGTAAGTGTCCAAGTTCGTTCTTCTTGTTCTATAAATGTCCCAACCATCGAAACCACCATAAGGTACAAGTGTAAATTTACGAGCATATAAGTTTGCGTATGGCGTACCTTGAACACCAGCTTCACTTTGGAATGGTGCGTCACCAGTATCAAATTTAAATATTGGGTTATAAGTCGCTCCAGAACCACCATTTATGTATTCAGCAATATCAGCAATTGTTACCGCACTAGCATTAATATCCATGTGATAACCTGGTGTAAGTCCAGTCCATTCGCTATATTCTAAACCTTTTATTGGTAAACCTTTGTAATCAAAGAAGTCTGTATCGATACCAACAGTATCATTTAAACCTAAATAGAATTTACGTGGGTTATCATATGTACCGTAAGCCTTATAATACATAATATCTGGTGTTAATACACTATCATTACCACTAGTTTGGTAATCTCTTACTGGGTACCCAACAAAACCAGCTGGGAAAGCATCAGTTGTATCTGAGTTCACATCTAATTCAACAAGTACGTAAGAAGATTTTGACGCATAAGCACCATCATATGTACCAATTAATTGACCAATGTAATTATTTGAAGTTGGGTCTAAATTACAACGACTATAAGCTTCTAGGATTTTAGGTCTAGCATCTGTATCGTTATAATCTCTAATTTGTACATCAAATTCTTGAGTATCAGGTCTAATATTAGCAATTGAAACTTTAATTTCCATATTAGCCATATTACCATCTGATATTGTCCAGAATCTAAATAATCTAATAACTTGGTTACCCTTAACTTCCGATACCACATATGGGGTAACAGCAGATTGATATTGTTGTAAATAGTTATCAAATGGACCAAATTCACCTGGTGAAGAGTAATTAATTAAACTTTGGTTAATACCATAAATTTTACCTTCATTAAAGTCATTAGTAAATACATTACCGTAAAATTCCTCAACGAATACTGATGTCTTTTTATCAAAAGCCATTCTACCTAATGCTCTAGGAACGTAATCTTTTTTAGTAACATCAAATGAAAGTTCATAATTAAATATACCTTGCGTTACAGATGTACCAGTCAAATTAAATATACCTAAAGGATTTTTTGTTGCACCAGTTGCAGTTGAACTAAAGTTAATATCAGTTACATTAGCAATTTGGAATGTTGGTAATTGAGTTGATACGTCAACCGTAGCCCTAGAACGTAAAAGTGCTATTATCTTTCCTTCAACATCCGAATAACCACTACCAGTATAAGCGTAACTTATACCAGTTGTTAAACCAGTTAAATCACCAGCATTATCACCATAGTAAGTATAGCTACTACCACTTGTAGAACCAGTAATACTACTATAGAAACCATTATATGTTAATGTGACATTATTTGTTGTACCAGTTAAGTTTTGATAATAACCACTATATTGTGTTGTAATACCACTTGTAGAACCAGTAATTGATTGGTAATTACCAGTGTATGATTGACTTGTACCACTTGTTGAACCAATTAGTAAAGTATAAACACCACCACTAATTATAGTTGTACCACTTGTTGAACCAGTAATTGATTGGTAAATACCAGTGTTAACACTACTAGTACCAGTCATATTATATTGAATACTTTGATATGAACCAGAATTAGTTCTACTTGTACCACTTGTTGAACCAGTAATTGATTGGTAAATACCAGAGTTAACTGTTGTTAAACCACTAGTAGAACCAGTTACAGATTGATAATAACCTGTAGTACTTACAGTTAAACCAGTTGTTGTACCAGTAATATTATATAATGTAGTATTTATAGTCGTATTCCCACCAACACCAACAGTAATGTTATTATAAGCAATCGCATAACCATTAGTGAAACCACTTGTTGTACCTGTAATATATTGACCAGTTGTACCAGTTTGCGTTACCACATAGTTTTGTGAAAGCATATAAATGTCCATGTAACTAGTATAGTTAGGGCTATATTGTAACCAATCAATATTATAATTAAGTGTTAATGATTGACCTGGAGATAAAAGACCAAAACCATTAAAATAGTAAGGACCATAATTGTAGAAAAATGTTGTACCAGAATTAGACGCTGGAATATTTATAGCAACAATATTACCATTACTTGAGTTAGCCGTATACGTAAACGTATTACCAGTATAATTAAATAATGGGTTTGTAAATGAACCAGATGGTGTTATACTATTAATTGTTGTTAACATATTTCCACTAGTAGCAACCGCACCAACTTGTGTTTGAGGTACATTTACAACATAACTAGAATTGTTATTTGCTGAATATATAAAACCAAAGCTACTAGCTGAGTATGTTGAATATATTTGATTAGCAATTGGTGTACTAAATGTTGGTGTACTAATAATTGTGTGGTTTCCTAAATTAACTGCGTAAGTACCAGTAAATGAACTAATTGTAGTTGCACTAGATGGACTTGTATAACCAGTCGAAACTATATATGCGCTAATATTTGCACCACTATAATTAATACCATTTGGTGTGTAAGTTGTTGCTAAGTTAACTGTTGTACCTGTAGCTGTTGAAGATATTACGTTAAATATATTAGGATTTACACTATATGTACTATTATACAATGGTGTTGAACCACTAGTTGTGTAAAGTAAATTACTTGAATTAGCCGAGAACGTTGCTGTATAAGCTGATGTACTAACAGTTGTACCACTTGATGGGTTTGTATAACCAGTTGAAAGAACACTTAAATTAAGTGTACCACTACTATAGTTAATACCATTTGATGATTGACCTATTGTTACAATTCCACCTGTACCACCAGTTAAGAAGTTAAACGCACTTGGTGTAGTTGCATAAGTTGAGTTATATAAACCTGAACCAGCACCAACTGCACTTGTTGAATAAAGAGTATTACCAGTACTTGCTGAGTATACACCAGTAAACTGTGTAGTTGCTGTTGTTGCACTAGATGGGTTTGTATAACCAGTTGCAAAAGCAACTATTGTTACAGTATTTGCACTAGTAAAATTAGCACCGTTAGACGATGATGGCGCATTTACAACTGAATAAGTACCACCAGTTGCTAAGAAGTTAAATGCACTTGGTGTAGCCGCATAAGCTGAGTTATATAAACCTGAACCAGCACCACCAGTTGCACTTGTTGTATTAAGTGTACCACCAGTTGTTGCAGAGAATGTACCATTAAATACTGAAGTAGATGCTGTTAAACTAGATGGGTTTGTATAACCTGTTGAAAGTACACTTACTGCAATACTACCACCAGTAAAGTAAGCACCGTTATTTGATGTTGGACCAGTTATAGTACCAGTACTAGCAGTATTTAAGAAAGTAAACGCTGAAGGTGATACTGAACCACTAAAATAAGTAACATAATTTGGGTTACCATATACATTAGTCAATGCGTAAGAAGATACAACACCATTTAAATTTGTTATGTAATTACTTCCAACACCAACTGTTCCAGCTGTATTTACACTAGATGGACTTGTAAAACCAGTTGAAAGTACATTTACACTTACATTACCACCACTAAAGTAAGCACCAATTTGTGTGCGTGTTATAGCAATATTACTTGTTGCACCAGTATTAGCTGTTGCTAAGAAGTAAAAAGGAACTGGATTAGCAGCGTAAACTAAGTTATATATTGAATTATTAAGACTATATGTAGAATAAAGTATACCATTAGTACTAGCTGAATATACAGCGGTATATCCAGAAGTTATAGCACTTGTTACTGGTGTTGTATAATTTAATACATTAATATTATAATTAATACCACTATAATTAAAATTAATTCCGTTTGGAGCATAAGCTGTAGCTAAAGAACCAGTTGAATTTAATGTAGCACCAGTTAAGAAGTTAAAGTTACTTGCACTAGCAGCATAAATTTGATTTGTTATTGCATCCGTTGATACAAAACTACTAAGTGTATTTGCTGTGGTTGAAGCTGTATATGAGAATAGAGCATTACCACTAGTATCTGGGTATATATTTGCATTACCAACAGCTGTTATATTACCACCATTTGTATAACCAGTTGCATATGGTGTAATAGCTAATGTATTGTAACTATAAAGAATACCGTTATAAACATTTGGGGTTTGTATTGTTTGACTAACACCACTAGCTATAAAGGTAAATGCTGATGGATTTTGTTGATAATATTGATTATATGCGTTAGCACCACCACCAGCAGTTGCTGTTGTTGAATAAAGTGTATTTCCAGTACTTGCTGAATATGTACCAAAAAATTGTGATATAGAATTACCAGTTAATATGCTACTAGAGTAACCAGTTGTAGCAACATTAATTGTTATATAACCACCACTATAGTTATTACCACCATATAATAATGTTGGTTCAGTTAAAATTTGTTGTGTACCAATTGTAGCACCAGTTAAGAAATTAAAACTACTTGCACTAGCAGCATAAATTTGATTAACAAATGAATCAGTAGATGTTATACCATAAAGAACATTACTATTTGATGACGCAGTATATGTAAAATTAGTTGGTGAACTTGCTGAAACAGGTATTGATGCATCTGTATAACCAGTTGAAAGAACTTTTGAATTAATATTACCACCATAGAATGTTGTACCATCTGATGTTTGTGGTATTAGTATATTTTGTGCTGTACCAGTTGCTGCTGTAATAAATAAATTAAAATAACTAGGTGTTGCGGTATAAACTTGATTAACAAATGAATCAGTAGATACAATTGAAGTAAGAGTACCACCTGTTGTAAGTTTATAAGTTAATAAAGTTGATGAACCAGAATTTGGGTAAATATTTGTTACTGTACCAGCAGTAATAAATGGTGTAACACTGGCAGAAATAATATTAAATGTAATATAACCACCACTAAATATAAGACCATTTTTAACTTGTGGTATGTATATTGTATAGCTTTGCCCAGTAGTTGCACCAGCCAAAAAGCTAAATGCTGATGGGTTTTGTTGATAATAAGCATTTAAATTACTATCAGTTGTTTGGATACTATAAAGAGTATCACCAGTAGTAACTGTATAATTTGCTGTATAAGTTGAAACATATGATGTACCAGTTGTTGTCGGGTCTAATGCCGCACTAAGCGTGATACCCCAAGCTAAACCAGCATGGTATCCAGAAAGACCCAATATCCTTGTTACGAATAACTGATTTGATTGAGATAAGTAAGATTTTGCAATGTATGGTAACTCATACAATGGAGCACCATTACCATCTGGTCCATTTACTAATGTATTATCTAACCCCCCAAAAAATGTTTGGAAGCCACCATAATCACTAATGAAAATTGGTTGAAAAGCTGGTCCTTTTGTTGTTTCACCGACCAACCCTAATGTTGTAACACCTACTTGACGGGTTACATATGTTAGGTCTAATTCTGAAGTGTAAACACCTGGACTAACGAATACTTGATTTGCCATATTGTTTTTTTTTAATTTAATTATTGTTATTAATAAATATTCAAAAAAAACAGAAAAATAAGTTATTCTTAGAAATGTTTAAAATATCTTTAAATTGATATTAATTTTGATGACTCTTCAGGTGTTTTTGCTGTTGTATCGATATCTATAAAATTAAATAATGGTGGTTCATAATCACTTACATGGAAGTTTTCCCTACCTCTAATTTCACTTGTATGTATATAATATTCTTTAATATCTTCACCCATTTTTTCCTTAAAACGTTCTCTTTGGTCCCTGTATGGGGATACCATTGCAACGATAACCGTTTTAAAATTATCATTAATGTAGTAAGCTAAATTCTGAGCTAATTCAATATTTTCTCTTCTACCTTTTTCAGAATAGTCTTGATTATTGAATAATTCCCTTAATTTATCACCATCAATTAAAAATGCGTTACTAAATTCTTTTCTTTTTAATAACTCCTTTCCTATTGTTGTTTTACCAGAACTTGGCTGGCCAGTTAACCAAATTATCATTTGTATCTAAATTTATCGTTATACCATTTATAATTATTCATTATCCAATCACAAACATCCTTACCTAGAATTTCCTTAGCTTTAGATGTAACTGGTTCAAGTGTTGTTCTGATAGTATGGTCACCATACACACCATAAACTTCATCATCTTCTTTTGTTATTTGTTCGATATTATCAAAATCATGTTTAAAATATGGAATATCTAAATAAGCATATATCTTACCTAGAGTTTGTTCTGGATAAAGACACAAGTCTTCAAATCTTACAAAATGAATTTTACTATCAATACCCATTCTAATCATTTCACCTAAACGTTCAAATGCCATACCAACTGGTGGATTTTGAACCCACATATCAATACGCTTAGGTGTCGTTGTTCCTTGCATTTTACTCCAATCAACCAACGGACTTGCTTTATCACTAGCTTTTCTAAAGTTTTTTTCCATTGATGTAAATATATCCCTAGGGTCCCTAACCATACATATAATCTTTGGGTTACCATGTATAAGGTTTAAAAAATCATAATGAATTCCCCACCCTCTACTCTTATCGATAACATACTTTTTATCCGTAATCCCATTATAAAATCCATACATACCTTCTTTACAAAAGTTAAGGAATCCTGATTTCATCAATTCAGGGTCTTGTGCTTTAAACTCAGGTGATGAGGTGTAATTACCTCTAGCAGCAAAAATTAATTCAAGAACACCAGATGTTGGTGTCGCGTATATATCTGGATTTTGTGCTAAAATGTTTTGTAATAGAGTTGAACCCGCACGAGGCATTGAACTCTGATAAAATATTTGTTCTATCATATTAAAGTAAATTTGGGTCTATATAATCTTCATTTCTTCCAATGAAATAATCATACATTATTTTATTATATTTCTGTGGGTTTACAAATTCTAAAACACCATCAGCATTTTTTGTAATTTCAGTGTCTAATTGTAAACCTTGTAAAAGTACATGTCTATCTAAATACTTTCTATCTAAAGCGTTACCATGATATAAATGATAGACTATACCACCTAAATAAGAATATGTTAAATTTAAGGACTTTAGTTTTTGAATATAATCATCTTTTTTTGTTGAATTAAATGAATTAATCATTATTGGTCGTCTTATATAATTAACTAAGTTCATCTTATCCCCACCACCGAAAATAGCATATTCATACATACCTATAGTTTCAAAAAAACTACGTCTGAATGCTATTGCATAACCAGAACAAAATGGACCATCATCAGTATCATATCTAATATCTAAAAGCGTTTTAGCATGAAATAAGACCTTATCAAAATAAGGGTCTAAATTACAACCATCATGATACGGTACTACAACATCATATTTATCTAATTCGCTATCAACATCATTTATCCAATCTTTATTCTCAAAAATAACATCACCATCCAAACAAACAATCTTGTTTATGTGCTTAGGTAAATTATTTACTAAAATGTTAAATAAATTTTCTTTATGAAACATGTATGAATTAGATTTAACGTGAAATACAAATTCACTTTCAATAAATGTTGGTTTTTGATTTGGATAAATTAATTCAATCATATAATGAGGTATTTCACTTTTTTTAAGAAGATTATCCACATATAGATTATTCATTATTGTTTTAGTAAAATTACCAGCATTAAAAAAAACAGAACATACCGCAATATTGTTACTTTTGGGTTTGGTATATGATTTTATATTTTTAAAAGGGTTTTGCAATTACTTTTGCTTTTTAATTGAATTAATTATTTGTTCGATATTAAAGATTTCCTTTTCACTATTAAAAGGAAATTCTAATAAATCGCCACTAATATTAAATTTTTGTAAATATGAACCCTTAAGTTCTGGTTTAACGGTAAAATGATTTGCTATGATATTATCGTGTAATTCATAACCGAATACTTCTGGCTTATTAGCAATCCAACAAACGGTTGAATTCATATTTAAAGCAGCTGCTGTATGTTGTGCGAAGCTATCTAAGAATAATCTTTTTCTACTAATACTAATTAATACTGCCAATGCCCTAAAATTATCTGTAACTGGTATTGTGTTTTCTAAGATGAATTGGTCATCTCTTCTTATGTGTAAAATTGTATAAGCATCTTTAAATTCATCAATTACTGAGGCTGCAACTACAACTGGAATATCCCTAGCCCAAGAATATTTCATATCAGTACTTGCACCACCATTTGTTTGTAGTAATAAGATTGGTTTTTCAAAAACATACTTATTCCCGTAAAACTTCTTCTCTCTATCACTAAGATAAATTTTAGGTTGTTCACCATTATAAGTAATACCAAACATATTACACCATGTAATAATAAGGTGTTCATTTTGTAACAAATGAGTTGTTTCTAAGTACGGGTCGTGAGCTAAAACTTTAAATTTTTTATTTTCTATGTAATCTTCATAGAAATAAGAAAACCCATTAAATGCGTATGTTCTATCAATATTTGGGTTATTTAAAAACACGTCTGGGTAGCCAGATACTACAATTAAAGTATCATCTGGGTATTGTTTTTTTATAGCTTCACATACTGCGGTGGCCATGATACACTTACCCATACCACCATTAATTTGAAAAATTATATTCATAGGGTAAATTTATGAATATAAATCCTATTTGTCAATACTTTAGAACATATTTCTAGTGGCACCACTTAAAATTTCTGTAACTGATGTTCCTAAACTTGTTGCAATAATATTAAGTACTACTGAATCATCAGAACCCCAAGTAGATAATTGTTCAGAAGTTAATATTGATTCACTTGATAATATATTATTAAATTTAATTACAATGTTATTTTCATCTAAAGTTACGTTACCATATTTAACTTCAAATCTAGTTTTATCTGAACCTAAAATATATGGACGAGCAATTGCAGTTATTGTATCTGCTGTTATTGTCGTACTTGAAAATGGTGTAATTTGTTCTACCTTTGTAGCAACTGGATTAATTTTAGCGTAAATCATTTTTTTTATTTTTTTTTATTTTTATTATTATAAATATGTTATTAAACACATTTATTATGTTAATCTTATTTTTAATACACCTGCGGTATGATATACCCCACCTACTGGTATTCCACCAGTAGCGGCTGTTGTGTCATTTGTATAATTTTTAGTTTGTATTGTTGGTGATACTAAATTATTTATATATAAAGTGCACCAACTAGTTGCATTTAACCCAAATCCTATAGCTGCTGAGTAACTACCTGATACTGTATTACCATATCCAGCAGCAAATGAATATTGCCCAGAAATACAATTACTATAACCACCAGCTATTGTAGAATATTGTGAGTATGTACCACATATACAATTACCTACACCTCCATTTATCGTTGAACCCAATGAATTTATACCATTAATATAATTATGTATCCCACCACTTATTGTTGAATATCGTGAATTAGTTCCAGTAATCTGATTATTATAACCACCACTTATCGTTGAATAAAGAGTATAACAACCAGAAATTGTATTAATTATACCACCACCTATTGTTGAGAGGTATGAATTATCTCCAGAAATCTGATTATCGTAACCACCACCTATTGTTGAATAACATGAATTAGTTCCAGAAATGTAATTTACCCTACCACCAGATATTGTTGAATAACATGAATTTGTACCAGTAATCTGATTACCATGACCACCACCTATTGTTGAATAATATGAATATTGTCCAGAAATTTGATTACCAACACCACCACCTATTGTTGAATACTGTGAATTTGTTCCATTAATATAATTATTATATCCACCACTTATTGTTGAATACTGTGAATTTGTACCAGTAATCTGATTACCATGACCACCACCTATTGTTGAATAAAGAGTATAACAACCAGAAATTGTATTAAATCTACCACCACTTATCGTTGACCAACCTGAATTATATCCAGAAATACTATTATTCCTACCACCACTTATCGTTGAATAACATGAATTATATCCAGTAATCTGATTACCATAACCACCACTAATTGTAGACCAATAGGCGTACCAACCAGAAATACTATTAAAAGCACCACCACCAATGAATGAATTAGCAGAATCATAACCACTTATTGAATTACAAGTCCCACCACCAATGAATGAAAACCCACTAGAACTACTAGAAACACTATTATTACGGCCACCAACTATTGACGATTGACAATTATACGTACCACTTATACTATTACCACCACCACCACCAATAAATGAACCCGAACCATTTGAACAATTATAACCACCACCAACAACTATTGAACAATAACCAGAAGCGGTATTTCTATATCCACCACCAATGAATGAACTCGGACTATATTTACCAGAAATTGTATTCATTTTACCACCAACAATTATTGAATGATGATAACATTTATTGGTATTAGTTAATGAAGTTAAATCATATAATTTATTACCACCAGCATTGTTTCCCGCATAAAAAGTTGTTGAAAAAATTGAATAACCTCCATAATACGATGAATATATTATACGTCCACCATATACTAAACAATCACTGTTATTATAATATTCAACATAATGTTCATTTAATTGTGGTTGATTTCCTTGAACACAAATTGAATTATTACAATTACTAATAATATTATAAGTTTGTAATCCACAACCTATAGTATTCATCACACCACCCCCAATAAAATTATTATAACCGACTAAAGCGTTACCTTGACCACCAGCAATAACACTAGCACCGCTACCGCAAAGAGGTGAAGATACAGTACCATTTATATCTTTTCTTATTTTATTGTGTCTACCACCACCTATAAATGAATAATTACAGTAAGCCGAATTACTTAACCCACCAACAACTGTTGAATAAGCATTTATTGCCTTAACAAATCTACCACCACCAACTGTTGAAAAATAACCCGATGATGAATTATTTTGTCCACCAATTAGTGCTGAATTAAAACACTTACTACTATTATAAGTACCACCACCAATAAATGAACAATAACCAGAAGCGGTATTACTTAACCCACCACCTACTGTTGAATAATAAGCAACAGATGCATTACCATAACCACCACTTACTGTTGATGCATAACCTGATGATGAATTGGTATGACCACCACCTACTGTTGATGCGTAACCTGATGACGAATTAGTATTACCACCACCTATTGTTGAATACTGATTAGATGATGTATTAGAGATACCACCATTTACAGCACTTGCCGTACCACTAGCAACATTATGTGTACCACCACCAACAAAAGAATTAGCATTTGTTGCACAGTTATAAGTACCAGCAAGAGCACCAGAACAAAGACCACTAGCTAAGTTATTATTACCACATCTTACAGTACTACCAGTACCAGTGTCTTGAACAATAACAGAAGTTACACCCGTAACAGATATTGTACCAGCGGATATATTTATACCAGTACCACCACTTATAACACCACCATTAGCCACAAGAATTTGTGTTGCTGTACCACCAGATTTTGTTATTGTATTAGCTGTTAGGCCACCAGTAAATTGAGTCGCACCAGATACTACCCCACCATTAAATGGTGTTGTAAGCCCAGTAACGGTAAATGTACCACCAGTATTATTTGTGAAAGTTGCTGTACCAGCTGAATAAGTACCACCAGTAACCCTTATGTCTAAAGGTAGATTATAATATGTTGTTGCTGATATAGTATTAGCCGAAAGTCCATTAGTAAATTGGGTCGCACCAGTAACAGTACCACCAGTAAACTGCGTTGCATTACTTGTACTAAAACCAGTAACGGTGAATGTTCCACCAGTATTATTGGTAAAGGTGGCTGTACCAGCTGAATAAGTACCACCAGTAACCCTTATGTCTAAAGGTAAATTTTGATATGTTGTAGCTGATACAGAAGTAATTGATAAATTACCTTGTATTTTTTCCGCATTTATATTTTTAGTTGCCATATATATAATAAATATTAAGGTGTTAACAATAATTTTGTGTAACCATTAGGTATTTCTACGGTATTACTTCCACCGTAAGGATTTGCAGCTGCTACAGCTGTTAAAACACTTGTTGGTCTTGTAAAATTACCAGTATAAACCCCTAGACCCTTTACAACCCTAAAATTAGTTATGTAACCACCAAATTGTTCACTAGTTAAACCGCCTATTTTAGCACCAATTATAAAATTTGATGTTGTATCAGTAATATTACTTGCATCACTAACCCCACCAGCACTAGAAACTAACGTTCCATTCTTATAAAAGTAAAGTTTACTACTTATTCTAACTAAAGCAAAGTGTTGCCAAGCATTTGTTATAGCACCCTTTGTACCTAATGCTGTTCCAGAAGCACCAACCCAAGAATAATAACTACCCTCTAAACTCATACCCAAACTAGGTGAACTACCATACCAATATATCCTTGGGAATGAATTTGAATCGGTTTCATATTGGAACCATTCAATTGTATAATCACCAGTACCCATCGCAAAACCTGTTTGACCAGAAACACTTAAATAGGATGTTGTAGATGCTGTAACTGAATATGAATTACCAGATGATGCACCAGTAAATGGACTTTGAGATACAATACTCGCATTAGATAACGTAGCTGTTGTAACCAAATTTCCAGTTGTACCTGTAGATGGGGTTACAAAATTTAAAATTCTACCATTATACGATAATACACTAGTATTAAATTTTAATATCATTATCCTCTAATTAATCTTATAAATAAGTTATCAGCAACCGCCTCAAAAAGATAATTACCATTATAGTGTTTTTGACCTTGATATGTTCCAGTAATAGAGCTTCCAGTATAGTTACCATCAATATCCCAATTACTAGTATTTTCTAACAAATTAGCTATTGTACCACCAGATGTTAAGTATGCCGAAATTATACTTGTAGTAGCGGTTACAGTACCACCAGTATTAACCTCAACCATTCTACTAGTTGTACCAGTTAAATTAATTAAATTTGTTAATGTTAAAGAACCACCAGTTATTGTTGTAGCCGATATAGTATTAGCCGAAAGTCCATTAGTAAATTGGGTTGAACCTGTAACAGTACCACCAGTAAACTGAGTAGCATTACTCGTACTGAACCCAGTTACAGTAAAAGTACCCCCAGTATTGTTAGTGAAAGTAGCTGTACCAGTAGAATAGGTACCACCAGTTACTCTTATATCTAAAGGCAAATTTTGATAAGTGGTTGCTGATATTGAATTTGTTGTAAGACCATTGGTAAATTGGGTTGAACCAGTAACAGTACCACCAGTAAACTGAGTAGCATTACTAGTACTAAAACCAGTAACGGTAAATGTACCACCAGTATTATTAGTAAAAGTAGTTGTACCAGCAGAATAAGTACCACCAGTAACCCTTATATCTAGTGGTAGATTATAATATGTTGTTGCGGATATACTACCAATAACGTTTAGTGAAGAACCATTCCATGTTAAATTATTACTTGAACTTATACCTGTCGCACCTGACCAATACGCTAATTGATTTAATGTACCACTACCATTCACTTTAGTATTAAATGTGTTGTAATCTGTGTTACTTAAAAGACCAGCTGTGACACTATTTGTTGCGGCTAATGGTATATTAAATGTATGTGTATCAGCTGATGAAATAATATTAAATGATGTACCACTTGTACTTACCGTGAAGTACTGCGTTCCTAAAGTTAATCCATTAAGGGAACCAATACCAACTGGAAAAGTAGTATTTACAGAACTTAAGGTATTATCTTGTGTATATAGTGTTACATTTTTATTACTTTGAATATTACTAGCATTAAATACAACAGCAATCCTATCAGTAATATTTAAAGATGTACCAGAAACTGATGCGGCAAAGTAATGTAAATCTATGATACTACCAGTATCAATATTTTCAGGTTGACTTTGACCAACAAGTATTAAATTAACACCATCATATTTATATATTTTTGCGGTAATTGCTGGTATGGAATTACTATTTGTTGAGAAAAATGCTTGAAATGTCCATATACCTGCTGGTATAGATGTTTGGTCTGGACTTAAGACATCAGTTAAGAAATAAGCAAAATCACCAGTAGTTGTAGCACTAAAATTAACACCAGTACTTGATGATGGAATCTTACTCATTTGTAAAAAAGTATTCCCACTTATTGTCGTCTCAACCGTACCACCATTAAAATAATAAATTGAACCACCACCACCACCAGCAGATGATGGAAAATCCGCAAGAACACCATCACCTCTAACATATTGATTGGCATTACCAGCAATGTATGTTACTGGATTAGTATTATTCCCATAAACAATACCGCTACCACTTAAAGGTTGTTGAGGTGTGTAACTTAATGCTGTTGTAATTTGATTACTCGTAAAATTAACTAAATTTGATGCATCACCATAAAGTGTACCACCAGAGATTGTATTACCACTTAACCCATTAGTAAACTGAGTTGCACCAGTTACAGTACCACCAGTAAATTGTGTGGCATTACTCGTACTAAATCCACTTACAGTAAACGTACCCCCAGTATTATTTGTGAATGTTGCAGTACCACTAGAGTAAGTACCACCAGTAACCGTTATATCTAAGGGTAAATTTTGATAAGTGGTTGCTGATATTGAATTTGTTGTAAGGCCATTAGTAAACTGAGTTGCACCAGTAACTGTACCACCAGTAAACTGCGTAGCATTATTTGTACTAAACCCAGAAACAGTAAATGTACCACCAGTATTATTTGTGAATATAGCTGTACCGTTTGAATAAGTACCACCAGTTACATAAGTGTCCGTAATCCCAATTGTTGATATAATAAAATTAGGGTATGTACCACTAATATTTATTTGTGTACCACTTGTTAAAGTAACAATTTGGTCTGGAAGTGTATTAGTTAATGTAAAGTTAGGATAAGAACCATCTATTGATATACCAGTTTGAGCTGATAAAGTAACAATTTGGTCTGGAAGTGTATTAGTAATCGTAAAATTTGGATATGTTCCACCAGTTAATATACCAGTACCACCAGATATTGTTATTGGTGTTCCAGTATAAAAACCACCAATAGTAAATGTATTACCACTATTATTAATAAATGTTGCTATACCATTGGAATAAGTACCACCAGTTACATAGGTATCGGTAAAACCAGTTACATTAACAATAGTACCATCACCATTAACTAGTGTAAGTGTTTGTGTTTCATAACTAAACGTACCACCAGTTAAAGCAATTGCAATTGATGGTTCTATAATAAATGTTTCGTTTATACTTTGACTCATATTGTGTTACCTATTAATTGAAATTGTCCAGATAACATTAAATTTTTTGATACAGTAATCAATACTAAATCACCAGAATTTAATGTAATTGGTTTACTTAATGTTAAACCATTAAGAACGGTTACACCATTAACTTGCATATTTATATTTTTTAAGTTTTCAATATTAATTAACTGATTAAAAATTAATGAATATTGTGCTGTAAATGTAAATTGTAATGGTGACCTTGGTTTAAATACGACTAAATAATTAACAACATTACCCTTTCTATTAGGCTCAAATGTTATCATATTATTCATCTTATTTGAATCAATCTCTAATGATAAGAATGTTCTATTAACTGTTGGAATTATTTCAAATTCTTCTTCAGATAATAAATAACCCATAAGCCTCATCTCAAATAATTGAATATAAAATCTTTTATTTTCAAAATCATCAATATTGCTTTCATCACTTATTGATTCAAGAATTATTGGCATTGGATGACCCTTAACATTAATATATGCTTGTTGAGATTGAAAAGTCCTATGTATTTTTGAATTTAATTGGTTTAAGTCTTTCATTCTTTCAGTAAATAACCTTACCTCATATGTAATATCTACTGAAGTTGGTTGTGGAATCTTATATAAATCAACACCCTTTCTAATTCCATCCCAAGTTGGAACTTTTAAATATGTATAGGTTCTATTTCCAGGTATGTTCCACATACCAGCTTGATTTTGACCAACTTGTATATCTGGTCTTCTAACTATACTAATAAATGGTATCTCAATATCCTTAAACGTATCGGTTGATTGCCAAGTCTTTGTATATTCTGACCATCTTTGTATTGTAAAGAAATAAACTGGAACTTTATTACCGTCAAAACTCATAGTTAATTGATTCTTAACAAAATCAATAAATGTTGCATCCATATCTTCTTCATTCACACCTCTAGGCAAAAAAGTACCATTATCTTCAATTCCATGAATAATTTCTTGCCTCCTATCATATCCAATTTTAGGTGGGTTAATATTGATATTTGTTCTAAAGTTTTTAGGTACTGACATAATTATATAGCTGTAAATTCTGAAGAGCTAACTGGCGCACATAAAATAGTTCTGAACGCACCCTTATAACCCATTATTGTATGTTTATTATCGTAAAATTTCTTACCATCATTTGAAACACTATAATACCTTATATTTGTTTCATTCTCCGCATAACCTATGTAATCACCGTAAGCTATCTCAACTTCTAATTCATCTAATTGTGCTTGATAAATACCAAAGGTTAATTGACCATCTTGTAAGTATCTACCAGTACCATTTGAATTATAAGTTTTATTTTCTGGTTCGGCCAAGATAGGTACAACCTTTAACTCAATTGGTGCAAAGTACCTTATACCATCTTTAGATGCTTCACCATAAACAGCATCATATTCACTATTTTCACGGTCAACTCTATAAAGTATCACAGTAAAGTTTCCATCACCCTCAATGGCTTCACGACCTAATTTTTCTTCCAATTTAAAATCTTCTTCAGAGAACCATTTATTAATTCTCGTAATTGGGACTATCTTATCGTTTGGCATAATCTTTTTTTATAAATATTTACATTAATCTAAATATTCGATAAGTATTGATTTTATTTAAAAAATTAGTATATTATACAATAACAACTATTTATTATAAATTTAAATTAATTGATAAATCTTGATGACATAAAGGGCCGTTCAGCAATAACCTTTCTTGAAAATTATTCAGGTATAAATCCGTATTTAAAAAAATTACGAAATGAATATCTAAATAATAAAAAAATTGTACTTACTGAAACACAAACAAAATACATAATTGATAATCACGATAAAGAACCAATCCTTATTAATAAAGTGATAAGAATATCACCTTATTTAGGTGAAGAACTACAAAAACAAAATGAATTATCTTTTATTCCAGAAAAAATACTTATTGAATATATTTTAGCTGATAGTGAAAAAACTTATCACGTTTATGGTAAACTAAAACAAAACCAACAACAATCTAAAATGTATTGGCTACCAAAGACACAAGTCTTAGATGACCCTTATTATGAAGAAATTAATATTGAAGTTGATTTTACTAAGTATAATAATGTATTGGCTAAAGATGGTAAACAACTCTATAAACACCAAGAAGAAGGTATAAAATTTTTATTAAGTCGTAACGGATGTATCCTCGCAGATGATATGGGACTTGGTAAGGTTTTAGCTAACGACACACCTGTTTTAACACCTTATGGTTGGGTTAAAAACGGTGATTTAAAAGTTGGTGATTACGTTATAGGTTCAAATGGTAAACCAACTAAAATATTAGGTGTTTATCCGCAACCTAAAAAACAATTTTTTAATATAACGTTAACCGATGGAACTATGATTGAGTCTTGCGATGAACACTTATGGGCTGTTCAAACTACTAACCATAAAAAAAGAAACAAAGGTTTTATTGTTAAAGAATTAAAAGCTATTATGTCCGATTTAACTTATGGAACCAATGGTAATGTTAAATGGTATTTACCAATAGTTAAACCTGTTGAATTTTGTAAGTCTAGTTTAAATTTAGACCCTTATATTATGGGGTGTTTATTAGGTGACGGTGGGTTTAGTTCACATAATATTAGATTTACATCAAATGATATTGAAATTATAAGCGAAATAAATAAACGATTACCACTTGGGCATAAATTAAAAATGTTCAGTGATATGCAATATCATTTATGTGGTGTTAATAATACTAATTTAGTAATTAGGGAATTAAATGAATATTCTCTTATGGGTTTAACATCCGAATTTAAATTTATACCAAAACCATATCTATATAGTGATATTGATGATAGAATTAATTTACTTCAAGGATTATTAGATACAGATGGTTATTGTAGTAAACTTGGAACGGTACAATATTATACTGTTTCTAAAGAACTTGCAAACAATGTTAGAGAATTGGTTCAATCATTAGGTGGTGTTGTAAAAATGACTTCAAAAGTTGGAAAATATAAACTACCAGATGGAACAATAAAAGATTGTAAATTATGTTTTATTTTAACAATTAATTTACCAATTGAAATAATACCATTTAAATTAAATCGAAAAATTAAATACTTAAATAAAAATAAAAAATATCATCCAACTAGAGGTATTAAATCTGTAGAATTTTCTAGGGTTACAACTGGTCAATGTATTATGGTTGAGGCAAAAGACCATTTATATGTAATGGATAGCTATGTTGTTACACATAATACAACTCAATCAATTATTGCCGCATTAGAAAGTGGTGCTAAGAATATACTTGTTGTATGTCCATCATCTGTTAAAATAAATTGGAAACGTGAAATAGAGGTATTTTGTAAGGATGTAACAATAGTTAACGGTAGAAAATGGGATAGAGCCAAATTTACAATCATAAATTTTGATATACTTAAGAATTTTCACACAATTGGTGATGGTAAAAAGAAAAAAGACACTGACCCAGTTCTTGAACTTAATAGACACATAGTTAATTCTCGTTTTGACCTTGCAATTGTAGATGAAGCACATAATCTTAAAAACAATAAGAGCATTCGTGGTGAAATTATGGTTGACCTATCTGTAAACCACGGTATTGAAAAGGTTTGGCTTTTAACTGGTACTCCAATAGCTAACAGACCAATGGATTTCTTTAATTTGCTTAAGATTATCAAAGCACCAATAGCTGATAATTGGCATTATTTTGCTAGTAGATATTGTGATGCTAAAAAATTCTTTAGAACACTTAAGAATGGTAGTAGAAAACAAATCTGGTTAACTGATGGTGCATCAAACCTTGAAGAATTATCTATTAAAACAAGAAATCTTATTATTAGAAGACTTAAAACAGATGTTTTGGATATGCCAGATAAAGTGATAACACCAGTTTATCATGAATTATCGGATAAGGGTTGGAAAGAGTATGATATGCTTTGGGATGAGTACCTTCAAAAATTAGAAAAAGAAAATAAAAAGGCATCAACACAAAGAGACCTTGTTGAATTGATTCTTTTGCGTAAGTTTATTGCTATGGAAGCTATTCCAGAAACAATAGAGATGACTGAGAATGCTCTTGAAATTGGTAAAAAAGTAATTATATTTACAAGCTTTACAGATGAGCTTAATGAGCTCGCTGAACACTTTGGTAAACTATGTGTAACACATAATGGTGTTATGAGTGACAGAGATAAGCAAAATTCTGTCGATTCATTTCAAAATAATCCAAATGTTAAAGTCTTTATTGGTAATATAAAATCAGCTGGTGTTGGGATAACACTTACTGAAGCTACAGTTGTTATTTTTAATTCATTTGATTGGGTTACTGGTAATAATGAACAAGCTGAAGATAGATGTATATTTGGCGGACAATTAGTCATGACTAATAATGGTTATAAATTAATTGAAGATATTAATATTGGGGATATGGTTTACACGCACATGGGTAATTTTAAAAAGGTTGTTAATAAGCACACCCATTTAGAAAGGAATAAATTAAGATATGATATAAACGCATTTGGTTACAATAAAGAATTATCAGTAACAGAAGACCATAAACTATTTATTTATGATTCAGAATTAGAAATTTTTAGTTGGGTTGAAGCTAAAAATTTAGATATTAAAAAACATTTTTTAACTTTAAAGTCTAATAATTTACCAGAATCAAGGAAAGAATATCTAATTATTAATAATAATGTTAATAAAACATTTATAAATAGTCACAATACTGAACAAATAAATGGACGATTAATTGAGCTACCAGAAAAAATAGAATTAACTAATGAATTATTATATTCTTTTGGATTTTATATTGCAGAAGGTTGGTCGGTAATAGAAAATAAAACAAAATCTTCATCGGTAAATGTTTGTCAAAAAATAACAAATAAAAAAATGTATGACTCTGCCGAGTATATTATTGATATAATTAAAAAACATTTTAATATTGACAAACATTCTTCATATATTGATAAGAATAACGTAAAAACTTGTACTATTTATTCAAAAAATTTAGCGATTATATTTAGTGAGTTATTTGGTTGTGGTGTTAAAAATAAAAAAATGCCTGATTGGATTAATGAGTTAAATTTTGAACAATTATCATCATTAATTAACGGTTTTAATCATGGTGATGGGTATTTTAGAAAAAATACACAGCAAAATATTACAGCTTCAAGTCAGCTAGGTTCCGAATTGGTAAGATGTTCAGCCAACTTAGGTAATAATGTCAGTTTTTCTATTAGACCAATAAATGATATGGTATATTATCAAACTGAAAATTCTATTGACAATAAAAATGGGTTAAATAGAATTAAAAAAATCGGTGAATACATTACATATCCAATAGTTGGTATACACATTAGTAAGCCAAAAAGAGGTCAAGAAAGAGTTTATGATTTATCTGTTGAAGACGATAATTCTTTTGTTGTTGGAAACTATAATGTACACAACTGCTACAGAATTGGCCAAAAGAATGACGTAAATGTTTACTATCAATTGTTCGATAAAACAATATCAACAAGAATGTGGAATGTTTTAAAAAATAAAAAAGACATCATCTCAACTATCATGGGTGATGCAAAGCTTTCAGATGATGAAATACTTGAAATTATGATAGATAAAATGCTTTTAGAAAATGACGAGAGTATATAGTGTGGAAAATTGCCCATATTGTAAGGAATTAAAAGAAATGCTTACAAATGAAGGTATTGAATTTATTGATGTAGATGTTAATCTACCAGAAAATGAAGAAGAGTTTAATAAACTTTACGAAATCACCAAATGTGATGATGTACCAATGGTACGTGTGAAAAATCAAGTACTTATACCAAATGTTTCTTTTAGAAGTATCAATGAACTGTTTGAATTAACTAAACAATTTTTAGGTTAATTCGACATTTTACGATATTTATAAGAAAATAAACATTATGGCTGTTAGTACCGAAGAAAGAGATAGACTTTTTAAGCAATTTAGACATTCAATGGGTGCCCCAATTCGTCAAATTGAATTGGAAGATGAAACTCTTTGTACTCTTTTGGAAATATCCATCGAAGATTACTCACAATACGTTCAAGAATGGCTAATCGAGCACCAATGGCAATCTCTTTTAGGTCAAAATATAGATACAACTGATATGGCATTCGCTTTAAGTGTAAGGTCATTCGATTTAACAACCCAATATACTTATGCTTACTCTAAGCAAGTCGGTCTTCAAACTAATGGTCCGTGGGAACTTAAGAAAGACTTCATAAACCTTGAAGAAGGTAGACAAGTTTATCAAATTCCAGCTGGTAGAGAAGTAAATGAAGTTCTTTGGTTAACACCAGGTGCAGTAAGTCAAGCTCTTTTAGCTAACTATGGTGGTATCGATTATGGTTTTGGTGGTGGATTTGCACAAATGGGTGGTGGTTATGGTACCGCTGGTACTGGTACAGGTGGTGGTCGTAGTGGTTATTACATTGCACCAGCATTTGATATTCTTTTAACAGCCGCTGATATGAATCTAAAGAATAGAATTGTAAGAAGTGACTTAGTTTATAAAATTACAGCTGGTCCAGATGGTACAAAATTATTACATCTTTTAAGTACACCAGGTTCTAAACTATCCTTCGGTGCTGGTATCGGTAATGTTGGTAGCTCAATGTCTGTTGCTGGTTGTCAAGTTTGGTATCATTATTATGAAACTGATTCAAAAAATGTTGATGAATGTAGACAAGCTAATAAAGACATCATTAGAATGCCAAATGAGGTACCATTAGCAAAATTAGACTTCGCTGACTTTAACGAACCAACCAAAGTCCTTATTAGACAATTATTTATAGCGGAATCAAAAAGAGCCTTAGGTAGAACAAGAGGTAAATTCGGTGGTGTAGTAGGACCCCCAGAAGCTGAAAGAACAATGGATTACGAAACACTTATATCCGAAGGTAACGATGAAAAAAAGGCAGTACTTGAAAGACTCGATGCAAGACTTCTTAGATTAAGTTCAACATCACAATTACAGCGACAAGCAGATGAGTCCACTAATTTAAACACTACACTTAAATTTCGTCCAATGGGATTCTGGGTTTATTAACAATATAAAATGGGTTCTGTGTTATTTATAAACACAGAACCCATTTTTTTTAAAACATATTCCATTCATCCTCTTCCTCAACCTCTTCAACTTTTTGAATAGGTGGTTCAGATATACTTTCTGGTACCTCAACATTAAATTCAAACTGTTGGAGTTCTGGACTAAAATCATCAATTGGTTCTATTTCAATTTCTTCATCATCGTCATCATCTTCTTTTTTAACTTGTTTCTTAGTTTCAACAACTACTGGTATAATTATTTCATTTTTTGATATTTTATCAGCTACCCTTCTAATTGGTTCGCTAATATCAAATGCTTCAAGCTCTTCCTCAAAATGAACTTTAATTGAAGTAACCTCTAATTCGTTACGATAATTTATCCAATCTTGGTATCTATCATCCTTAGTATTATTTGTTGATTTATACCATTCGTGTCTTTCTTTAATTTCCTTTTCGTATTTAAAGATATCCCTAAAATTACCAACAACTTCATCCCATTTTTTAGATATTATATCACCATTTTCAAAGTTTAAGTCTCTATTTGTGAGTATCTCAACTGGTATATTTTCACCATTCTTAATATCTAATAATTCATGATATTCAAGATGTTTAAATATATCTTGTAACAGTTGTTTTTCGTGAGCAATACCTTCTTCTCTTTCAATACGTTTTCTTTCAATATAATTTCTTTGTATAATATCAAATTCGTCTTCGGTCATATTATTTGGAATCTTATTCACCTTAATCCAGAATTTAATTTCCTTATCTTCCATTGTCATCAATTCTTCATAGGAATCTTGGTCTTCTGGTTTATTTGGCATTCCAGATACAAGTTCACATTGCAACTTAGTGAATATATTTTTTTCTTCCAACTTCTCAAGTTTAGTTTTTTTATCTTTTTTGATATTTAAAAGAATTTTACCCCTAATATCGATATGAAAACAAACCAAAAGCGGCTTTACCTTTTTATTAAAAGCTTCAAGATACTTAGCAACATTATAATCATCTCTAATAAGAGTTGATTCCATTTCTACAATTTGATTTTGAAGCTTTTCTATCTTATCATCATCTGTTTCCGTAGCTATAATCTTTTTAATGGTTTCAATCTCCTTAAGAACCTCTAAATTGCTTTCAACAATCATCGGGTCAATCAGTTTACAATTCAATTGCAACTCAGTTGCACCATTATCTTTTTTAACGCTTTTAAGGTCACCTTGAGACTTTGAATTACCAGTGTTAACATAGTAAAGGGTATCACCTAAATTAACGTCTAAATCGGCCCTAATAGCCAACTCCATATGTGCTTGTTTAGGCATTGGATTACCAGCCTTATTTTTCTTAAATGCTTTTTTCTTATAATCTGAAATACTTGATTTAACTTTAGATTTAGATGCTATTTTTACAACTGGAATATTTCCATTATAAATCAAATCAACGTATTCATAATAAAAGTCTATAAATTCTGAACCCTTACCATCTAATAATAACCTAATAGCCTTACTTAAGAAATCTTCAATATAAACTGGCATCTTTTTAGATTTGATGGAGTTACCCACAAATTTAATTTTACCATTAATATCGTTAGCGTAGTTTTTACGTGAGAAATTGATTGTTGAAGTACAAATATCATCAATATCCAAACCCATCCTACCAATCATATAAGTTTCGTTAAACTCAGCCAAAACAGCTTCTAAGCCAGATAATTCCTTACCAGCATCTTCAGTTGTTTTCCAATGTGAACCCTTAGCTAAATACTTAATATTATCGATATTATCAGGAAAAGAAAAGTTGAAACCATCAGTATTATGTGCTATTATACCGTTTATACCACAAATAAAAGTACCATCTTCTGTTGATATATCATAAACAAATTTATTTTTATCTTTATTTAAAATAATTTCGTTTTTCCAAACCTCATTAGTTTTCTTTTTTGTTAATTCTGTAAATGGAGAATTATTTCTATTATTGTTTTTTAGTGAAAATGAAATAAAATTTTGCTTATCAGACCTTGTTTTAATCTTATATTCAATATTTAATTCTTTAAGTAACAAACTAATACCAGCCATAGCTACTTGTGACTTCATACCAATATCAGAGCAATCCTCTATTGTATCACCATAACCATCCGAAGCAAAAACACCCTCAATAAATGCTTTTTTAATATCTTCAGTTGCATTTAATATCATATATGGTATTTTCTTTTCTCTATATGATGTATAAAAGTTTTCGCAAAAATTATTAGCAAAATCAACATTATGTACAACCAAATTATAAACACCGCTTGATTTAACATGATTCTTAATCACGGCATCAATGGAATATTCATCTTTAAGTATAGTCTGTAATTTTTCTAATAACCCAATTCTCGAATTAGATATTTTCCAATCACTTCTTTTACCTTTATTTATATGTACTTCACCAGTTTTTTTAGAAACATATTTTTGTTTTCTAGTTGAACAATTGGCAGAACCATCCCCTAAGAAAAAACCACACAAATATGCTTTACTAATATTAAACGTTGTATCAACATTATTTCTCGGAATTTCATATGTGTCAATTTCATCGAATCTTTTAAGTTCAGATGGTTTAACCTCTTTACCATTTTTAAATAACGAATGGTCTTCAGTAACATTTATTAGTCTATCTTTAGTTGTTATCCTATGAATTTTTTTATTTGTTTCATGTCTGTATACGTATTTTATATCTTTCCAACCATTACGTGTCAAAACTTCAAATGGTTTTTCTTCAAAATCCCTAAATTTATCAATATCTAAAAATTCTGAATTTTCATTAAATAAATCACATATAGGTAATACATCAATATAATTTTTATTTGATTTATATCTAATATAAACAGGTGTATCGTATGTTACAGAATCACCAACAAGTGCTTTAAACCCATACTTTTCACTAAAGTGTCTAACCATAAGTCTTAAGTACTGACGGCCACGACAAGTTGTTTCTTCAGCACAATCAGAGGCACCCCAATTAAAAATATAAGGAGCACCATATGCACCAAACCAAGAGTTTGCAAGTATTTTAAGTGGTAGCTGTTTTTTATCATAAAGACTAGCTAAAGCCTTATGATTTTTTTGTTCTACTTTTAATTCATCTAGTTTTTCTTGTGTATAATTATCTTTATTTGATTCAATTTCATCAGCTAATTTTTTAGCTACTTTCTTTTCCTTACCAGTTAAGAATTTAAATGTATCACGAGTATCAACAACATAAGTCAACAAGCCTTCCATCACACCACTAATATCCAAATCTGGAAAAATTAAATGTGTTAACTCAGTTTTAGGATACAACGCAGCATAGTCAAGTTTAACAACATTTCTAGCATAACCTAATTCTAAAAGTCTTGATAAACCACCAGTAAATTCACGCTTAGGTTCTGTTTCTGGAATAGCTAAGCCATTCTCATAAGACCAAGCGGCCATGATAAGCTTCCACTGACTAGCAGTACCCATCGTAGAACTACGACTATATGTTGTTGGTAATAATTTAGCAATCAAAAAAGCTGCTTGATTAAATATTGTATCAATTTGTTCAGTTTCCCATAAGTCATCTAATAAGTATCTTTGAATAAGATAATCACCCTTAACTATAACATAGTTTTCTTTTAGTTCCATCCTATCGGATATCTTATACCAATCACCATTATTATCATTAAAAGCATACTCATTTACTGTATCGGACCAAATTGTGTGGATTTTATCACCTGGGATGTAAACACGATTCTTTTTATTAATTTCAGAATATTGTGTAATGTACTTTAAACCCCAACCCTTAATATCAGAATTAATCGCTTGTGCTCGCCTAACAGAATGTGCAATATCAATAATATTATAACCATACATATATGTTTGGTTATATGATTCCATCTCATTACCCAATTTAAGCATTGCTGGTTTTCTCTTTAAACTAGAATTTGCATCTAAACATATTGAAATTTTAGATACATCTAAAGAAAGCCTTTGGCATCTATCAACAATAAAAGTCCAGTCAAATGATTCTGAGTTGTAACCAGTTATAATATCTGGTTTTAACCTATCAATTATCCTAAAAAATTCTTTAATATTTTCACGTTCACATTCACGTTTTTCTTGTAAGGTATTACCTTTAGTTTCAAGCACTTGCTCAAAACCTCTATTGTCTCGCATACCAATTTGAAATATACCATCAACATTACCAGATAACCCTTCAGTCTCCAAGTCAAATTGGAACCTATGTAAATCATTATAATCATCCATACCCTTAAACATACGGATACCACTTTGAATCATAAATTGTTCAACTGGTGTAAAAGAGAAAAATAATTTAGAGAATTCTTTGTCAAAGATGTCGACACCACCATCTTTAAAGTAACGAATTAAATCGTTATAGGATTTATTACAAGTTGCTAGATATCTATACCCATTTTCTAATCTCTTAGGGATATTCCCATTTGCATCACCCACCATTAATCTTTGGCTTTTAATACCATAATCTTGAGCTTTTTGCATGGCTTTTACTTTACTACCACCATAGAGTATTTTGGCAACATCTTCTTTAAACCATAAAAATGGCTTAAAAGGATAGCGTTCTATTTTTTTTCCAGTATCTGGGTCGTTAACAATTAAATTAACGAATGGCTCACCGTAATTGGCTTCAATACCAACAACATACTTTTTAGGGTTGTTACCATTAAGAAACGATTCAATAATCGTAGCATCTACTTTACTCATTTATATATAATTTTATGCAAATATACATTGATAAAATTAAAATACCAAATGATTTAACTAAAAAAGATTTTTAAACTTTACTTAAAGTTTAACAAATATACGTTTTATTTTTTAAAAAAACAAATTATTACTTTTTTATTCCACCATCCAATACGTTTATATATAACTCTTCTTTGATAGGAACTATCAATGTTCCAGTACCGTCAAGAAATTGAATTGTAAATTGACCAACATAACGACCAGCTTTACTTGTTTCCTGTTCTGAAAATTGATAAGTTATGTAATATTCTTCACCCATACAACTTTCAGGAGTAACTAATGATAAAGTGGCTGGTTTAAAACCAATACGCTTAACACCTGTCACAATATCACTCATGCTAAAGTATATATTAGCATTTTGTATTTTTTCAAAAAACTTCTCAAAATCGTTTCGACCATCTTGAATTAGCTCAAGCTTGAGAATAGGAAGTGTTGAGTTTTTATTTATAAAAAAGTCCATATATTTTTAATTTATAATCCAATAATCAAATGTACTATTATCACCAGTTTGAACGGCTGTTGTACCAGCTGATAAACTAACAATTTGCATAGAATTGGTTGTTGTACCACTTCTTGTTGGTATACCAATATTACCAGAAGGTGCGGTAACGGTTAAGAACACTTTAGAATTTGATGTTATACATGTATTAGTTAAAGTCACAACACCAGAAGTAAATTTAGCAGTACCCACAGAAGCACTACTTCCAGTAACACCAGAAAGAATACTTAATTTACCATTAATAGTTGTTTGACCATTAGCGTTAACATTAAATTTAGTACCACCATTTAAATAATATGGTGTATTATAAGTATTATATGTTGTATATGTATAAGCACTAGTTGTACCAGTAAAGTTTGTACCTAAATAAAATGTACCAGCGGCAGATGATATCACAGTATATACCGAACCACTTATTGTAATTTGTGTATTAGGTGCAAACGCCCATTTACTAACATCCCCATAATATGTAACACCAGAAGAAGCACCACTATATAATAGAATAGTTATTTGGTTAGATGTCAAAGTTCCAGAAAATGCTGGACTTATACTTAATTGTGAATCACTGGTAATAGCTGTTACAGTATAAACATTAGTTCCAGCAGTAAACGTATCACCTATATTAAATTGGGTTAAAAAGTTAGTTACATTCCCATAAACAGTTGTTGAACCACTATATAAATTTATGTTTCCATTTCCAGTCAATGATTGGGATACATTAAATTTATTTGAAAGATAATGGTTAAATGAACCGTCAGTCTGTATGTTGAATCTCTCAACACCATTAAGTGTTGAACCATTATAATTTGATTGAGTAGCCGAACCAACACTAAATGAAAGCTTATCAATCGTTGGGTTGTTATTATTTAAAACATTGTTCATTTGTAAAAAACCAACGCTTGGTGTAGCACCATATGTTGAGTTCCAACTTAAACCCTTAACTATAAGTCTATTACTAGGTGTCGAACCAGATGACGAAGGACCAGCAACACTAAATGATGGATTTAATGTTAATACCACATCACTTAAATAATTGTTTCCATCACCAACAAATAATGCACCACCAGATGTAATTGTTCTACCAGCACTTGGTTGTATGGCTATTTGAGCCGATGCATTAAATGCTGGAACAGTACCATTTGTATAACCAGTGTAGTTTTTATCAGTATATGAGACAGTTGTTGGAACACTTGATGCACCTATTGATGATGATACATTAATGTATTGGTTTTCATTTTTTGTACCACCAGTAGACCTATAAAGATTATATGATGAAGCCCCTGAGATAAGATTCCAAGTTAAATAAATACTACCATTTGTGGTACCAATTGGTAATGTTGCTGATACCTCATTACTACCATTTGTCGAATTACCATAGTTATCTACAGTTGTGACAATATAATAATAAGTACCAGCTGTTAATGTACCCGATGTACCAGTTGTTGCACTTAAGCTTGGAGCTGAGTATTGACCAAGAAAAATACCATTATTACTTCTAATTGTACCATTAACCTCTAAATTATATGTACTTTGAGGTGTTTGGTTATTAATATTTAATGCTTTATTTGTAGCATCATACCACATTCCATTAGTTGTACCACCTGAAATGTTAGTACCAAACCCAACATTACCATTACTATTAACACTAAATATTTGACCCACGTTTAACGTAGTTGCGGTAAGTCCACTAGTAAATACGGTATTACCAGTAACAGTTCCACCAGATAGAGGTAAGTATGGTGTTGCTGGTAGATTCTGATATGTTGTAGCGGATATTGTATTTGCTGTAAGTCCACTAGTAAATTTCGTTGCACCAGTAACAGTTCCACCAGATAAATTCAAGTATGGTGTTGCTGGTAGATTCTGATATGTTGTAGCGGATATTGTTGTTGCGGTAAGACCACTTAAAAATACAGTATTACCACTTACAGTTCCACCAGATAGTGTCAAGTAATTTCCAATTACGGTTGTATCAATTAATTTAACCCAACTACTTAAACTAGTTTGATTTTGGCCATTAAAATAATATACACCATTATTAGCTGTTGATGCTGTATCACCATAAACTGAAACGGTCATACCACTATAATATGAACCAAATGTCACACCAGTTAAATCTGATAAATTTTGAACCCATTGTCTAGTATCTAATGGTGTTGATTTTTGTACTTCGTATGAAGAAGCTAGTATTGTATCTCCAGTTATTCTCATTTTTTATTTTTTTATGTAAAGTAAATATACGTTTGATTTCCACCATTAGTTGCACCTCTATTACTACCATTATATACATATTGATAATAACCTAACCCATTATATGTTATTGTGGTCCTTGGCCAAGAATTAGTTTCATTATTTCCAACATTATTTGTGTATTTAATAATATTTAATGTTTTTGTTATACCAGTTGGTATTATTATTTTTTGTTTATATCCTAACCAAGCACCGCCATTTGGATTAACTTCAGACGCAAAACTTATTGCAAATGCACCATTTGTAGATTGGGTACCATTAGGTTGAGTTGATGGTGGGTTCACCATTGATAATAATGGTAATTGTGTAAAAGCACTAATAGCACTAATATTACCATTATAAACTGTAGCATATAATGGATAAACCCCTTCAACATTACTTGATGCTTTTGGTGTTTTACCAGCTGGAACAAGACTACCAACATTATTACCACGACTATCTTTATATGATGGACCAACGTCATAAGTTGTTGTGACACCAAATGACGTTAATTGACCTATTGTTGGTGTAAGGATATAATTATAATTGGATGAACCTATGGTAACTGGTGATGTTGAGTTAGGTACATAAAAGGTATATACATTAGCATTACCACCAGCAGCTCCTTGAAGTGTTCCATTTAAATAAACTGAACCAGCATTATAACTATCAGTTAAATATATATTAAATGTTGTTGCACCAGAAACTAAAAATAAATAAGTGTTATTACTTAATAAATATAAATATTGACCACCAGCCGATGGTGTTACAGTAACACCTAAAGATGATGACGGATTTGTTTGTACATTAGGATTTATTGTTGGGAATAAAATATTATCTAAAATATTAATTATTGTTTGTCCAGTTAAGCTGTTAACTAATGTTCCACCACTAATCCCACCAACACTATAACCAACCGTTGTACCTGAAGGAATTTTTGTATTATATAGAATATTTTCACTTAACCCAGTAACTTGTTCATTAACACCATCTGTTCTGTTTAAATATAATGTATCATTTGAAAATGTTCCACCACTAACATATAAATCTGTATACCCAACGGTAAAACCACTAACTTGAAATGAACCATTTTTATTATTTGTAAAAGTTACTATCCCAGTAGTTGTATTATACGTACCACCAGTAACGGTTATATCTGTTGCTAAAATAGATAAATTTGTGTTAAATATTTCACCAGCGTTATCACCTAATGTAAGTATATAATTTGAATTATCAAATGTTACACCAGTAATATGAGTATCAGTATAACCAGTAACAAATCCAGTTACTTGAAATGAACCACCCTTATTATTCGTAAAGGTTGCTGTTCCAGTACCACTATCAAATGTACCACCAGTAATAGTCATATCGGTTGCTAAAATAGCTAAACTTTGTGTAAAAGTTACACCATCATTCCTATAAATTGATAAATTATAATTGGAATTATCGAAAACCATTCCATTAATACCAGATTTACTATCAGCAACAATTGAGCTTAAATTAATATCTAAAACGTTACCATTTAATTGATTAAGCATTAGAACATTATTGGTAAGACTCATAGAGCTAACCTGACCACCCTTTAACGTAATTAAATTTCCATCAAGTTCTTGTGCAGATAAAACACTACCCTTAGTGGTATCACCATATGGACTTATCGATGTCCTTAATATTAAACTGTCTGACATATTTTTAAATTAAATACTTTTTATATAAATATACTCTTAATCCTAATTTAATTTATAAATATTGAATGTCAACATAACTTAAATCACAATTAAAAAATTTAAAATCAGATATTCCACCAATAAAACTTCCAGCAAAATTAGTTTCAATATCTAAACCCAAATCACTTGCATCAATCCCATCAAAGGTCATCGTTTCAATAAGACCCTGTGAACCACCGCCAAGACTAATATTAAATGGAACACCAATTTGTTTTTCCATGTGGTCATTTAAGTGTTTACCAACATATTCTGGAAAATTCTTTACAACAAATTTAAGTTTACCATTAATATAAAACATAAGATTACCAGTCTTATTTTTTTTACTATAAATTTGATTAAGATTATAATAATCTGGCATTGTAAATCTAATAACAATATCAGTCCACGTTTGATATGGTATCAAACCAGCATCTGAATAGGCTTCTTGTACTGTTACACCAGTTATATATGTACCACCCGTTAATTGTCCGTTAACATAAGTACCACCAGAACATTGTCCAGTAACTGTTAATAACCTATAACCAATACTACCATCATCTTTAATTCTAAAACCAACAGCATTATCAACCACATCTAATTTATAGTCTATGTTATCAAACTCAATAGATTTTGTAAATCCACTAAATGACCAAGCAGTTTGATTACCAAACCCACTAGGCCCTGTTGAACATGGATAAAAATTTGAATTATTTGGACCAGCTTGTCCATAAATTAAAAATGGATTTTGTGTGTTGGTTACAACAGTTTTAGGGGTAACAATAACAACTGGTTTACCATCATATGACCAAGCAGTTTGATTACCTAAACCACTAGGCCCTGTTGAACATGGATAAAAATTTGAATTATTTGGACCAGCCTGACCATAAATCAAAAATTGATTTGTAATATATTCTTTATTTGTTTGGTCTGGATATAAGGATATTGTATCACCAGTATTAACAGTTCCTTGAATGAATATTTGATTTTCCTTTGGTATTGTACACCATGGACTTAAAATATCTGTACAACCAGATGTAACCGTACAACCACTAGTACAACCAGTATCAGCACCAGTAAATAAATCCCAGAATTTATTTTCAGCTCTAGTACCCATATAAAAGAAAAACCCTTTATTATTTGGATACTTATCATTTAAAGTATTACCATCATAAATGGTTGTATCATCTTTATAAAGTGTAAATTTAGCTGTAAATCCATTATCGTATTTATCTGGTAAAACTCTGTAATTAGTACCATGAATTTTATAATAACCTTGATAGAAACCACCAGATAATTTAGCGTATTGACCCGTTGTACCAGTTAAAATATCGATTGGATAAATATATTCACCAGTCATACCAGAAACCATATTTAGGTGTAAACGACTATCACCAGAAGGTATATAAAGTGTTGAACCTGTTAATGCTGCTAATAATGCTTGATTGGTTGGGTCTGTTGGGTCTTTTGTAAAAGTTACTAAGCCATTATCAATACCAGTTAAACCTATTGTTGTGAGTGTATAACCAGTATTTGTTGCACCAGTCCATGCAGCGAGACTAGAAATTGTTGTTGGTGCACCAGATGTGAATATATTTGGGTTATTAAAATCAAAATCAATAATTAAACAACTATTATAATCACTTGGACCAATCGTTGTATAATCATCAGCCAAATAAAAATCCCAATAATCACTATTGGATAATTTTAAATCAAGCCTTCTAAAATCATAGTTTTTAATATTACCCATATCTTTTTATTATAAATATCAAATAATTATTCAATTATAATAAAACCTTTATCATTAGCTAATGCATGTATAATAATCGTATCATCATGCCCCCAATTTGCTAAAACATCTGGTGGAACACTATAATTACCACTATATATATTGTTTCCATTGTCATCAGACAACCACCAATATAAATCACAAGATTGTGATTGTAAGTCATAATTTATCACATAACATGATAATTTCACACCAGTTTGTGAAATAATTTGTACTGGTTCAATATTTGCTGTTAGTGCCATTTTTTTATTTATAAATATCATGGTTTAACTTAAACCAAATCTTCCCTTTAATGCGTTATAATTTTGTTGTGTTTCTTGTGCTGTTAATGCTCTATTATATAATAAACATGATGAAATATTACCACTATAATATTGTGTACCATCTCCCTTATCAGCACCTAATCTAGCATCAATACCACTATTTGTTAACGTACTATTTGTAATACTACCTGTTGTAGATAATACTCCATTGAGATATATTGTAATTGCATTACAATTGTTTGTAACACATATATTTGTCCAATTTCCACTTCTTATTGAAGTGCTAGTTTTTACTTGTGTTAAATTACCTGCGTCATTACGCTGTACAAAACCTATTGTGTAACCATCAAAAGAACTACCATTATCAATCTTAAATATGTCATTACCACTTGAATCTCTCTCACAATACATTGCCCCACCACTAGAAACTTTTACCCAAATACTTACAGTTGAACTACTTAAATTACTAATTAATTGCTTACCAAAAGAAACATATTGATTTGACCCATTAAAAGTAAAATAACCAGATGTAAAAGTTGGTGAATTAAATAAAGTACCACTATTACCATTTCCACTCAAATCAGTCCAAGTTGAACCAGTTTGTGGATATGATATTACATTTCCTGAGTCTAAAAGTAACACTAAACCATTTATTACTATTGATGGGTTAAATATTGATGAAGCCATATTCTAATTAATTTAATCCGTATCTTGATTTTAAAGAGTTATAATTCTGTTCAATTTCTTGTAGTGTTAATGCTCTATTATATAGTAAGTAATTAGATGAATTACCACTTATAAAATAACTAGTATTAGCCCTAGAAAAAAAATACATAGTATAATTACCATAATTTGAATTATTGGCATTATTAAGTGAACCTTGAACTGTATCTAAAATTCCATCAACATAAATAAAATTGTGATTACTAGTATTTAAAGCTCTATTTGATACAAGACACACATTATGCCACTTATTATCATTATATGTATTAACTGTTTGAACTTGATTATATGATGAACCAACACCAAGAACATCAGCAAATGAAATTTTACCAGTAGCTACTTCATTTATGTCAAAAAGAAATGAATTTGCATTTGTATTTATATTTGTACCAAATTCACTTAAAACATATAAAGAAGTTCCAGAAACTTTAAACCATAAAGAAATACTAATTGCGTTTGTTGATGATAAGTTTATTGTACTGACACTATTAGCTGATTGGTTTGTACCATTAAATGTAAAATATCCACTATTATTACTACTAAATGTTGGTGAATTAAGAAGAGTGGTATTATTAGCATTTCCACTTAAATCAGACCATGTTGAACCCGATTGTGAATATGACTTAATATTTCCAGCATCCAAACATAATATTAATCCATTTGTAACTATTGGTAATCCCATATATATTAGTTTAATCCAAATCTTCCCTTTAATGCATTATAATTTTGTAATACTTCTTGTGCTGTTAATGCTCTATTATAAATTAGTGCTTGACTAAATATTCCTTTAAAATAATACGGAAAAGATACTGAGGTACCTTTAGCAATATATACACTTGAACTTATATTACTTAAACTACTAGTAGATGCTGCGCCAGCATTAGCTTGCAATACCCCATTATAATACATATTAAATACATAAGGTGAACCATAAGTAGCTGTTGCGGTTATAAAATACCATTTAGAGCTAGAAATTGCTGGGCCGTTATAATAACCCGTATTAGCTGCAATAAAAACTCGATTACTAGTATCCAACCCAAGTCCATAACCAATGTTACCAACCCCAATATTACCACCATCTATAATTACAGAATAATTGTTAGGTAAAGTAGGTAAGTATATCCAAGCAGCTATTGTAAAAGAAGAGTTATTAGTTATTGGTTGACTTACTGAAGTACAATATTGGCTCGTTCCATTAAAGGTGAAGTTACCAATATTACCAACTGATGTAAATGTTGGTGAATTAAATAATGTAGCGTTATTCGCATTTCCACTCAAATCAGACCATATTGAACCACCTTGTGGGTATGATACAAGATTTCCAGCATCTAAATATAAGGCTAACCCATTTGTTATAATTGGTGGTGTTCCAAAAAATGATTGACTTATGTTTACTGACATATTATTTATTTTTAAGGTCTTGTATTTCTTTCTCTAACAATTCTATCTTTTCTAATAGATACTTCAATACTGTACCATGATAAGGTGTAACTTGGTCATAATTCATTGTTAATTGAACTTTATCTGGGCTCATAAATCCATCATCATCAATTGTTTCCGTTAAGTTTTCATTAGGTATTTGACTTATTAAATGACCAAATCCAACTTTTGCAACTTGTTGAGCTGAATAACCAGCCTTAAGGCCTTTATCGATACTATCTTTCCAAGTAAATTTAATTGGTTTAATATCCTTAACTAAATTAATAGCATCTTGTATATTTATCTCACCTTGTATATCTTTTAATCTTTCATCTGACGTTGCATCAAACTCTGGACATTGGATACGACCAACAGCTGATAGACCATACGGAACTGAACCAGAACCACCTGGAATTTGCCCAGCACCACCTTGTGATAAATATCCATAATTTGTTACCGTTTGATTCTTAGAACCATTTATAGTTACAAATCCAGTTAATGTTGTTGTACCACTACCAATTATCACACCTGTACCAGAAGCAGCATTATTTAAAGGTGCTTGATTTAATAACATTAATTGTCCACCATTGGTATTAATCCACATGGATTGACCTGAACCCCTTGAATGTATGTGGATGTTACCATCATCATAAATTTGTGAATTATTTAGATTAAATGATAAGTAATTTGATGTACCATCTGTATTAGAACTAGTTGAAGTATTACCACCACCAACATATAATATACCGTTATCTGAAAGAGTTAATGTTGATGCAGTGTAAGCATTATTAAGTATTTCAAAACCACCATTATTATTAATTCTAAATGTTTTAGATGGTGTTGTCGCTCCTGCTGAGGTATTTGTTACTTTAATAAAATCGGTATAACCAGTTCCACCAATAGTACCTGACCCAGCAAAAGTAATCATACCATTAGTATTACCAGCATTTACAGTCGCTGTACCATAAGTTCCAACACTTGAAAAAGATGTTGTTGCGGAAAATGCATTTGCACTAACAGTACCACCACTTGATATAGTCATTAATGATGTTGTTGCAACACCATCATTATAAAATGTTATAGTATCTCCTGTACTAACGGATATTCTACCATTACCAGTAACATAATCCATCACAATACTACGAGTAAACGAACTAGTATAAGCACTTGTAGAATAAAAACCAGCTGTTGTTTTTGTTGAACCAGTTGTATTTAATGCTCCATTTATATTAATATTCGTTCCAGTTTTTTGAAAAACCTTTGTTGGATAATTATACAGATTAAAATCCCAAGTTGATGTTGCTTCAGCTATTGGTAAACCAGATATATCATTCACTAAGAATGTTGAACCAGTTGTTGCATCAGTTATAACTAATTGAGAACCAACACCACTTGCACCAATATCTGCAATTATATTTATTGGTGTTAATCCAGTTGCACCAGAAAATGTTGGTAATAATCTAAATGCTGTATTAGTTTGACCAGTAGATGTATAATTTAATTGTGGTGTTATTGTAGTATGATACATTTGTGTACCAGCCGATACTGGTTGTGTTATTGTACTACTAATTGCAGCGGTCCCATTTATTACTGTGTTACCATTTAACCAACTAGTTCCATTAGACTGTAATATATAACCATTATCAACATTAGTTCCTACTAAAAGTTTGGTAGTTGCATTAATAGTAGTTGCAGTTAATGAACCAGAAAAAACACCATTACCAGAAGTATCAACCGTAAATTTAGCGGTATGTGTACCACCACCACTGGCAGCACTATTTATACCAGCATCTATCAAATAGTTACCACCACTACCAGTAGTTTGTAAATAAGGTGATATCCATATACCCTTAGAACCACCAGTACTACTTTGATTTACTGTTGGTATAATAGCTAATGAACTTTGAATACCACTAGAAACAGTTAGTGATGGTGTTAAACCTAATATTGAACCAGCAATTGCTGAGGTAAACCCAATATTTAAAGCACCAATTACTTGTGTTGAACCTATTGAAAGCTTAGTTTGAGTATTTTGAATAAAATTTATAGTTCTACTTGTTCCAGTACCAGCTTGTTCTGCACTTATATAAAAAGTATTTCCAGACCAATACATTCTAGTTCTTTCATAGTTAGTTGTTTGGTCTGAGGTATTATAATAAGCAGTACCTGTTGATGTTGAAGGAAATGTTAAGGTATGCGTTGGGTTTACACTACCTAAACTAATAAGACCAGTAGAATCTACAATTAATCTAGTTGCATTATTAGAAAAAAGAGTAAATTGATTAGCAGTTCTTGTACCTATTCCAGAAATAGTTCCATTTGTAAAATACTCAGAAACTATACTACTCGAACCCTCTAATCTAACAGTAGTATCATTTACAAAGTCACTAATAACAAATGCTTTACGTGTTGTAGTTGAAGCTAAAGGATTATTAGTACCTAAACCTAAATTACCATTATAAGTTAAACCAGTTGTCCCACTTAATGAATTTGTATTATTAAAAAACGCAACTGTATTATTAACACCAGTACCAGTTATTACACTAGTTATACCACTAATATAACCATTCGGATTTGTAGCACCATTATATGGTGTATAAGTTAAACCACTAATAATTTGAGAATTAGTTAATGTTAACCCACTACCATTACCATAAAATGTACCACCAGATATTGTTGTTGCTGATAAAATACCGTTTACAGTTAAACCAGTTAATGTATTAAATAAAACGCTATAAGTTCCACCAGTATTATTTGTAAACGTAAATGTATTATTTAAGTAAGTCGCACCAGTTGTACGTATATCTAAAGGTAAGCCATAGTATGTTGTTGCGGATACACTAGAACCACTGAAACCACCATCAGCCTTAATAAATGATGTAACTTGGCCAGAAGCATTCATTCCTTCCAATAAGTGTGTGGTATTATCGGGATTACCTGTTCCATTTTGTATTGTTAAACCATCAAGTGTTGAGTTAATAACTATTTCAGGACTTGATGAATTATTATATGCTTGTTGAAGTGTTGTTGTTGAAATACCAGCTGTTCCACCTAATAATTCACCAAACTTAGAAACATAAGAAAATAAAGCATATGAAGTATTTGTTAAATCAGTTGTTTCCCTAACAACTGTTAATATTCCAATTAAAATACCATTTGTCGCATTATTAGAATAAACCTGGAATGATTCATTACTATAACCAGCAATTGCACTAGCAAATGTTGTATAATATTGTTGCCCATATTGAATTCTTACAAGTCCAGTTGGGAATAAATAGATTCTTTGGTTAGTTGCATAAATTGTGTTACCATGAGACGATGGTATATTTGTTACAACACCATTATAATCATAATGTAATGGGTCGATATAAATTGTATTACCTGTATATGGTGCAGTGTTACCTGTTACCGCACCTAATTGTGTTCTATATTGAAATGTAGTCGGTGTTGTGGTAGATAAAGTAACACTATTTGGATTTAATTGATTTGTAGTCCAACCGATACCATTACCCCATAATGTACCATAGCTTGTTTGAATACTTAACGTACCAGCACTATATGCTGAAGGTACAATACCTTGATTAATTAATACCAAAGGTGTCCATAAATCACGTAATGCTGCCATTGGTGATACGTCAAAATCAACAGTTTGATTTATAGATATAATTGAAGACCTATTAGTGTGAATAATTTTACCTAAAAACAAATTTTGTCTTCTTTGTTGTGGTGTTGGATATGTTGGTTGAAATGTAATGGTTGATGCTGTAGTTATTAACACATATGTGTTATCGGCAATGGTTAAATATGGCGTTGTTAAATTAGTACCACCAGAATAACTAATTTCTGTAACATCGGGTAACGTTGCTTTTTCATAAGTATTATTAACCACCCAGCCTAAAGCTGGTGCTATATTAAATGTAGTACTAGATGTCTGTGTAATACCAGTGAATTGATAGATACCAGTAGCCATAGAGTTACCATCAACAATATTTCTTTCAAGTGTTGTAAGTGTTGAATTTGTATCTTCATTATATATTTTAACATATATTTCACCAGTCGTTGAACCTGTTTTAAGTACGTAACCAATTTGGTTTGTCCTAGCAGTATATGGAAATGATAATGTTGAATTTGTATATGTACCAGCTGAAAATGGTGATAAATACAAGGTATCACCAATCTTAAAATTATTAAGAGTTAAACCACTTAATATACCTTCATTTAATACAAAACCAAAATTACCATTTGGTATATCATCAGCGGCAAGACCAACTAAATAACTATTTCCAGTATGAACATTTACCGCTAAAGTGATATTAGGTACACCATTTGTATTACCTAAAACTGAAACTGCACTACCCTTTGGTATTAAAGAACCAGAGACATTAATCACTGACATGTATAATTGTTGTCCAAGATTAATTAAAACATTTGTATCATTTGTTGGATAATATGATGGACCATCAAATTGACTATTATAAAATAATCTTCCACCTTTAGGTGTTACTGTTGTACCTGTATTAAAATCAATATAACCAACAGGTGATAACGCATTTGCGGTTATAGTATTTGCTGATATTGTGTTTGCTGTAAGTCCACTTAAAAATACAGTATTACCACTTACAGTTCCACCAGATAAATTCAAGTATGGTGTTGCTGGTAGATTCTGATATGTTGTAGCGGATATTGTGTTTGCTGTAAGTCCACTTAAAAATACAGTATTACCACTTACAGTTCCACCAGATAAATTCAAGTATGGTGTTGCTGGTAGATTCTGATATGTTGTAGCTGATATTGTATTAGCTGTAAGTCCACTTAAAAATACAGTATTACCACTTACAGTACCACCAGATAAATTCAAGTATGGTGTTGCTGGTAAATTTAAATAAGTGGTTGCAGATATTGTATTTGCTGTAAGTCCACTAGTAAATACGGTATTACCAGTTACAGTACCACCAGATAAATTCAAGTATGGTGTTGCTGGTAGATTCTGATATGTTGTAGCGGATATTGTATTTGCTGTAAGTCCACTAGTAAATATTGTTGAACCAGTAACCGTTCCACCATTAAATGTACCACCAACACCAGTTAAATGACTACCATCACCATAAAATGTACCACCAGAAAAGGTTGGGGCATAAAGTGTACCAGACATGGTACCACCAGATAATGGAACATAAGCACCACCGCCACCAGTACCACCACTTATCGGTATTGTCGAATCATAAAAAAACGCCCAACCAGCTAAACCATCCTTATTTATATATTGTACACCAGTTGTATTATCAATATAGACTGAACCTAATGGTGATATATGTGTTGGAATACCCTTACCACTTTGAAATGGTACAATATTTGTTTTATTTTCATTGATATTATAACCCATAATTTTATATTAAAACCCTGATAGAGTTGCTCTTTTCCATGTGTTTGTTGCAACACAAACATATATAAATCCATTACTTATTTTTATTTGACCAGTTGTACCAGTATCACCAGATGATGATGGTGCGGTATTTAAAGCTGTTAATTGGATATTATCCGCTAAAAGAGTATTTGTTCTTGTAATACCACTAACATCAACCCATATAGTACGCCCAGTATAATCTAAAGTACCAGCACTATAAAAATTAACTGTTTGACTATATGATGTACCACTAAAATTACCACCACCAAGACTTATCATAGCAATTGGTGTAATATCAAAACCAACACCACTGTAAGATAAATTAACTGTATTCCCATCAATAATAGTGGTATTCGTACCAGTAAATACCACACCAGTATTTTGTGTTATTGCACTATTTGAAGGTGTTATTGCCGAAAGTCTAGAATAAGCCAATTGCATACCAGAATTATACCAAGTATAAACAGTTGTACCAGTATTTCCAGAAAAAGTACTAATAGCACCACCGTAAGTTTGTGTTATTGCACTTGTATTTAAATTCGGTCCTGTAACCAATTGATTAAATGGTAATCCAAATACTGTTCCACCAGATAAATAAGTTATTGTTTCTGGGTATTGTGATATTTGTCTATTTGATGAATAGTCTAATTTTGTAATAAATGCCATTATTCTTTATTTATTTAATAAATATTCAGCGTTTTCAATATATTTATTATAAAAGAATTATTTATGCCAATAATTAAAGTAAAGAATATTAAGGAGAAATTTGAATTGGATGAACTTGTTGGTGCCGATGGTGGTATTATCAGTGGTGATAGAAATGCTACCAATGATAGTGAAATTGAAACTGGACCTGTTCAAAAACCATGGAATGACGATTCTGATTATGAAAAAGGCATCTCAACAACCACAGATAGGGCTTCTAGATATAGGCAAAATATACCTTGGTTCGCAGTTTACAGTTACCGTAGCCAATCTGGTCGTGGTCTCCCAGTTAACGAAACTAAAAAGAAAGTTATAACCAAAAAAGAACTTGAAGAAGACTTAGTTAAGAAGTCTAAGAATAGTGAAGTATTTGATAAAGAATATGATAAAAAGACTGAAAAGGTTCTTGATATAATAAATGATGTTGATTTAACTGATAAACAATTAGATAGAATAAAAAAAGCTGTATTAAGTAAATTAAATAAAGATGCCTAATTCACAAATGCAAGGTAAGACGTATTCAGTACCAGAAAACCTTAGAAGTTTTTTAGGTACCGCTATTACTTACGAAAACCTTAAAACAACTAAAACCAGACTTACACAAGCCAAAAAAGATGGTAATATGGATGAGTTTAATAGAAAAGGTGGTGATGCAGCGTTAAAATTTATTGAAGAAACGTTAAAAAAAGATAGAGATAGTATTTATGGTATAAAGAAGATTGGAATGGATACTGGTCGTGAAAATCAATTTATTAAAACTCACGATAAGGATTCATCTAAAAACCCAACAAAAGTCGGTGGTTTACCTAAATTAAATAAAGGTAGTATCCTTCGAAAAATAATGACAAATAAAGAGGTTTATAACGAATCTCTTCAAGAAGATTTAAAAAAAATTCTATATCTTATAGAATACTTAAATAACAATAAAAAAGAAAAACTTTAAATTATGCCAGCACCAGTAAACGGTGGTCAATCACCACTAGAAATTGCAGCAATTTCAGCAAGAAATTGCTTAATTCCACAAAATACATATAACTGCATTACATCAAATGAATATACAGTAACCCACACTAGAGCATTGGCTGACCAAACAACACCAAATTACGGAAAGGGTACTGGTGATGATTTACAAGCAGCTATTATAAATTATAATGGTGGTTCTGATTTGGATATTAACGGTAATCCAAATGTAGCTCAAGGTTCTGGTCGTAAGCCAGCATTTGCCCTAAATTTAGGTACATGGGGCTTTGACCCAAATCATTGCTATAAGCAACCAGATATGACAAAAAATTGTGGTCAAGTAATAGTTTATTATTAATGAAACTTTACAAATTATTTGAAAATATTATATTAGAAGAGACCGCTAGTCTTTTAACTGAAAATGTTTCAGATGAGGCTGTTATTGATGCTATTAATGGAAAGTACTTTGTAAATATAACTTATGAAGATTATCCAGATGCACCACCTAGTAAAAGGTATATTCAAGTATATAACTTTTCAGATACCATAGCTGACAATAAAGCCATAAGAGCTTATCAAGTTGGTGGTGGTTCTAAAACAACACCAGGTCGTAGTGCTTGGAAAATTTTTAGGTTGGATAGAATCCGTAGTTGGCAACCAACCAAAATGAAGTTTTATAGACCAATGGATAAGTTTAATCCAAATGGTGATAGAACTATGAAAACAGTACGTGACATTGCTACATTCGATGATAAGTATAAAACAAGTAAGTATCAAAGAAAAAGTACTGATTTTACTTCAAGAGATGTTTCAAACATATCACCTGAAGAATTTAAAAAACAATATCAAAAAATACAAGCTAATAGAGAAAAATATAAAGTTAATAAACCAAATACTAGTTCTTACATTAAACAAAATCCAGAAGAAACTAAAGATAACGAAGTTTCAGCTGATGCTATATACAAATTAGCACAAGCAACTGGAGTTAGTAATTTTGATGCTAGACAAGCGTTAAATAATTCTGACGGTGATTTAGATGCTGCAACAAATTGGTTAAAAAAACAAGGTTTTAAATTAAATAAAAACTCATCTTATATTGCAAATGATGAAGATGAGAATGATGAAGACGAAGAAAACGAAGAAGAGTTTAATAGTGGTGAGGAACAAGAATATCAAGATAAACTTGATGCTGAACGTAAAGAACTAGAAGATAAACAAGCTTATTTAGCAAAAAAAGAAAAAGAACAACAAGCTAGACAAGAAAAACTTCGTGCTAAGATTGAAAAAGAAAAAGAATTAAAAAAACGTTTACAACAAAAGTTGAAACAAAAAAATAATAACAACTTAAAAACAAACACAAATGACAACACCACCACCAGTAGACCTTAGTAGGTTAGGTAGTATTTTAGGTAAAGCTGCTGCTGTAATGAATAAAGTAGAAAAAGAAAACCCTAAAAAACAAAGCGGTCAAATTCAAGAAAGTTACGAAGATAATTTTGATTATGTTGAAACACCACCAAAAAGGCAATCATCAAGACCAGCTGAAATGTATAGCGAAAGTGATGAACGAGAAATGAGTTTTGACAATTACGTACCTTCTGGACCATCAAACGTTTATAATTATAGTGATGAACAAGTTATGAATTCTAAATTACCAGATAGTATTAAAAAAGTAATGATGGAAAAAAGAGTTCCAAAATTTGCAGCACCACCATCCAAATTTACAGCTGAAGATATTGCTAAAGTTGCTGGTATACCATTAAAGGGTTCTAAACAACAATTAAGTGAAAATATCAAAAGACCAGTTAATCAAGGTGACACAATTACAGTTAGCAAATCTCAATTAAATGAAATGGTTAATAGTATGGTTGAGAAAAAACTTCTTGAGTACTTTACTAAAAGCTATAATAAAATGGTTACACAAGAAACCGTAAAGGCTACAATAACAACCCTTATTAAAGAAGGTAAAATTACACCAAAAGTAACACCAAAGAGAAAATCTATTTAAATTAAAATTATTTATAATAAAAAAAAGGCCCTTATAGGGCCTTTTTTATTGACTAATATTTTATGTTTAGTATATTAATCAAAATAACGTTTTAAAAATAAAAATAATGACAAAAAACAAAAAAATTAAAGTTTTAGTAGTAGCATCAGACAGAACTGGGGTTAGCTTTTTAGACTTATTTTTATTTTCTGTATATTTATAATATATGGAAGAAAAAATAATTGAATTATATTTAAGCGGTATTGGGTCAACTAAAATATGTAAATTAATACCTAACATTACAAAAAATCAAGTTTTAAAAATATTAAAAGACAAAAATTTAACTAGAAATAGATTGCTTGGCGAGTCTTTCTATAAAAATTTTTGGCAAGAGGGTAATATGTGGTGTGGGCATTATACTTGTATTACATGTAATAAAAAAATAAAATTTTCAGTAAACAATAAATCTTTACTAAATAGAAATTTAAAAAATAAACATGAATGTAAAAAATGTTCTTTAAAAAAACAAGTTGGGGGGGGAATCCGTTTTTTAAAAAAACTCATTCAAATACTACAAAAAAAACAATTTCAGATAAAAAAATTGGTGTTAAAACTAGTGACCATATGTCTAAACAAGAATACAAAGACATGTTTAGTATTATGGCTAAAGAACGTTGGAAAAGTGGTAAAATGGAAGAGACTAGAACCAAGTTAAGTATTCTTATGAAAAATAGAATTGCTAACGGAGAGTTAAAATCTTTTAATCGCTCAAAACCAGAGTTTGAAATTATTAAATATCTTGAGAGCATAAATTTAAAAGTCGAACCTAATTTTATTATTGAATCAAAAATTTTTGATATTTATATTCCTGAGCTAAATTTACTTATTGAGTATAATGGTGATTACTGGCATTGTAACCCTAAAAAATATGATTCAATGTATTATAATAAAAAAAAGAGTAAAACAGCTAAAGAAATATGGGAATATGATAAGAATAAGCTTGACTTAGCTAAAAAATATAATTATAATTGTATTGTAATCTGGGAATCGGATTACAAAAAAAATAAAAATATAATAAGAGAATTAATTTCACAAAATGACAACAAACATTATTAATCTGACCCCAGTTAGTCGCAAAGTAAAGGTATTAGTAGTACCTAGTGACAGAACTGGGGTCAGCTGACAAGCTACTTTAGAAGTTCTAAGCCACATATTGCCCTAGAACAAAATTACCCAGATGAGTTCTCAATTGATATTGATTATGAACCACAATTAGATAATGATGAATGGCTTAAACAATATGATATTATACATTATCATAGAACCCTTGGTGAATATAGCGCATTACCAGCACTCCTTGAAAGACTTGACAATTTAGGTATTGTTACAATAATGGACTTAGATGACTATTGGTCCCCAGGACCACATCACCCAGCTTTTTTACTTATAAAAAATCATGGTCTTGATAAGTTAATTCTTAATAACATTAAGATTTCAAGAAATGTTACAACAACAACACCCATATTTGCTGATGAAATTAAAAAATTTAATAAAAACGTATTCGTACTTCCAAATGCTGTAGACCCAACCGAAAAACAATTTACACCAAATGTAGAACCATCTGAGAGACTTAGAATTGGTTGGTTAGGTGGTAGTTGTATGACACCAGATACCGAAATTCTGACCGATGAAGGTTGGAAAAGATTTGACGCTTTAAATCAAACCGAAATGGTTGCAACATTAAATCCAAATACAAATGAATTAGAGTACCACAAACCAACAGGTTACATATGTGAACCATTTGAAGGTGAATTAAATTGTTGTAAAAATGGTTTAGTTGAATACGAAGTTACACCAAACCACAATATGTATGCCTCTGTGGCCAAATCATTAACACATAAAAAACTTGATTTAGAATTAATCCAATCTGAAAAAATACATGGTAAAAATTTCCATGTTAAAAAAGATGCAGTATGGGTTGGTAAAAAAGAAAAATATTTTGTTTTACCAATGCTAAATGAATACGCTGAATTTGAAGAAAACGAAAACTATATTGATAAATTAATATCAAAAAAACGTTATAATGGATTATCCGAAAAATATGGTTATGATAAAAATATCGATATGGATAATTGGTTACAATTTTTTGGTTTTTGGATGGCTGAAGGGTGGACTACTAAAACAAATGGGTTACATCAAGTAGGTATAGCACAAACAAAAGATAATGGGTATTTATCATATATGTATGAATTATTAATTAAAATGGGTTTCAAACCAACGTATACTAAAGACAAAAAACAAGTTAGGGTTTTTGATAAAATGTTATGGGAATACTTATCAAATTTTGGTAATGCATATGATAAATTTGTACCTGAAGAAATATTAAATTTATCACCAAGACAATTAACAATATTTTTAGATTGGTTTATTAAAGGTGACGGCCATATTGAAAATAATAAATATACAAGAACCAGAGCATTTACTTGCTCACCTTCGTTAGCAAATAATTTACAAGAAATTGCTTTAAAAATAGGTATTTCAGCGACAATAACAAATCGAGGTAAACGAACTAGTGAAATTAAAGGAAGAGGAATAAAGTCACAATATGATTCATTGGTGGTTAATTTTACCAAACATCATAGTACTAGTAAGCATAATAAAAATACCCCTCTAATTAAAACAGAAAATCAATATAATAGATATTATAAAGGTAATGTTTATTGTGTTGAAGTTAAAAATCATATTATCTATGTCAGAAGAAACGGCAAAGCAATGTGGATTGGCAATAGTCACCTTAAAGACTTAGAACTTATTAACGATGTGGTTGGAACCATTAATCGTGAAGGTCTTATAGATAAAGTACAATTTGTACTATGTGGATATGACCTTAGAGGTACTATGACAATTATTGATGAGCAAACTAAACAACAAACTCAAAGACCCATCAAGCCAACTGAAAGCGTTTGGTATCAGTATGAAAAAATATTTACCGATAACTATTCAACTGTAAGTCCAGAGTATAAGGATTTCTTATTGAAGTTTAAGAACGAAGAATATCCTAATGTAGCTAACGAACCTTATAGAAGAGTTTGGACTAAGCCAATTAGTACATACGCATCAAATTATAATTTATTTGATGTATCATTGGCACCAATTGAAGATAATATTTTTAATGAGGTTAAGAGTCAATTAAAAGTCATCGAAGCTGGATTCCATAAAAAGGCTATTATAGCTCAGGATTTTGGTCCATATCAAATTGATGTGACTAACGCTATACAATTTGGTGGTAATTGGGATACTAATGCGAATGGTATTTTGATTAAACCAAGTAAACATCAAACCAAAGATTGGGTTAAAGCAATTAAGAAATTAATTCAACAACCAGAATTAGTAACACAACTTAGTGAAAACTTATATAACACAGTTAAGGATACGTATTCTATGGATAAGGTAACTGAAGATAGAAAAAACCTATACCTTAAACTGGTAAATGAAAAAAAGAAATAAAATGAAAAAGAAATTTCAAAAAATTAAAAGACAATTTAACGAATTTATTCAAGATTTAAAATTAAAAGTCTTGATAGTTTATCTTAGTATCAAGAGTAAAAGAGGTACTATGAAAGAATATGAAAGACTTACAAGAATTCGTAAGTCGAATTTACAGTATTCTATAAAAAAGGTTATGATTAATAAGCCTTTACCATCTTATTTTGAACAAGTAAAAATTTTTAAGCCCAATACAGATGAATTAATATTAAAAAATGAATGGAATATAAAAACTGAAAGGGTTAAGGAAATACTTAACTACATGGATGAGTTGCGCAAACCACACGTTGAAGCAACATTACATGGTTATGACGGTAACTCTTCACCAATATTTTATGTGCCAGAAATTGTTGATATTCATAATGAATCGTTAGAGGATATTAAAGGTCCAGAATTAAATATTTTAATAAAACAAGAGAACGATTTTGCTTATAATTCATTAAAAAGACAAAAAGTTAAATTAGATGCTTTACAAATAAAAAAACCATCAACACTTGATGTTAATAGGTTAAAACCTAAATTAGAAAAAGCAAAAGAAGTTATGATTAAGGTTGATAAAAATGAAACACATGAAAGTTTTTTTGGTAGAATGAAAAGTGAAGAAGAAAGAATTAATTCAATTGATGATAATCATGGATAATATTGAAAATCAAAATGAACCTATTCCTGTAACCAAAGAAAATGTTGAGAAGTTAATAACTGAAGATACCTTTAATGGGATATTAAATATTATTGACAAAAAATATGGTAAATTTATACCTAACAGTAGTAATGGGTTATGGGATGATTTAGGTGATTATGAAAATGGTGTATCAGCAATAAAAATTATGAATCGTTAATTTGCTTTATTAAAATATTTTTTGTATATTTGCGTAAATTAAAAAATATGTTAGATAAAGACAAAATTATTAAGAATACTAAAAAGTATTTTGAAACAGCTGAACCTTTCATGACTGAAAGTCTTACAGCTTTTTTAGGTCAAGATTTCATGGCCGCACCAGCGTCAACAAACAAAGACCTTAACAATGCGTTTGAGGGTGGTTTAATTGACCATTTATTAAGAACAACAAAATTTGCTGTTTCTTTTAATGCTGCGTTACCAGAGAAGCTTAGATTACCTAAGGAAGAAATTATAAAGGTTTGTTTTTTGTACCAAATTGGTAAAGCGCATCTTTATACACCTTGCACATCTGAATGGCATATTAAAAACCAAGGCAAGATGTACGAATTTAGAAATGAAGAAGTTTCTATGCGTGTTGGTGAACGTTCAGCTTTTTATGCACTTTCAAATGGTGTTATTCTAACTGACGTGGAATATGCGGCAATTATTAATCATGATAAAGATGACTCTGATAAGCAATCAAAATATCATAATTCTGTATTAGGTGAATTACTTAAATTTGCTAATATAATGGCTATCAAAGAAGAAAAAGAATTATTTTTGTCATAGTTTAATTTATTTTTCTTTTTGTTATATTTATTATTAAATACAAATTATGAGTAATAAAAAACAAGTTGAATATTCTAAGAAATACAACAAAAAGAAAAATAAATTTTATGTTTACGTTTACTTAGACCCTAGAAAAAAATCAAATTATAAATATGGTGAATTTGAATTTGATTTTGAACCTTTTTATGTTGGTAAAGGTTCTGGATTTAGAGATAAATGTCATTTAAACGAATATAATTTAAATTTTATATCTAGTTATAAAAACAATAAAATTAAAAAAATTCTATCTGAAAATTTATCACCTATCATTATTAGAGTTAAAAAAAACTTGCTCGAAAATGATGCGTTTAATTTAGAGGTTGAATTAATTAGATTAATTGGTAGAAATGATTTAGGTTTAGGTCCTTTAACTAATTTAACAAATGGTGGTGATGGTATATCTGGGTATAAATTTAGTGATGATTTTTTAGATACTAAAAAAGTAAAGGTTAAACAATTTTCACTAAATGGTGAGTTTATTAAAGAATGGGAATCTATTGATTTGGTGAAAAAAGAATTCGGTTATGGTTCAATAACTGATGTTTGTAGATTAAAAAGATTTTCTTTAAATAATTTTATTTGGCGATACTCGGATGATATTGAAAACATATCCAATCTTCAAGATTTTATTTCTAAATATCATGAAAGAACTTATAATATTCGTAGCATAAATGGTAAAACAAATAATAAAAAAATTATTGAATATGATATAAATAAAAAAACTACTAAAGAGTGGCACTCATTGTCAGAGGCTAATAAATTTTATGGTGTTTCAACTTCCGCTATAAGTCAATCAATAATTAAAAATAGTGTTTGTCTTAATAAATTTTGGTTTTATCTTGAAAATTATGATGAAAAATTATTGAATATATTACTTGATAAATATAATTTAAAGGTTAAATTAACAACTGAAAATAAAAAAAATCTAATAGATACCACATATAAAGCTAGTAAAGGTAAAAAAGTTATTCAATCTAAAAACGGTATTATTATCAATACGTGGAATTCAATAACTGATATTTATAAACATTTAGGAATTCAAATTGGAAATATAACAAAAGTATGCAATAAAGAAAGAAAATCTGCTGGTGGGTATGAATGGAGTTGGTATAATAATTAAAAAAAAAAATAAAAAAAAAAATGAAAAAAA